TTGAAACTTACCCGATCCCGGCTTTCAGATCTACACCTGGACTGAAGAGAAGGTATGCAGGTCAATACTGGTGGCCTTTCTCGATTCCTGTCGATGGAGCTGGCGAGGTGACAGTCTCCTTCGATATGTTTGGTTCGGAGACCATGCCTCCCACCGGGCCAACCTGCGTGTTCGGATACGCGGCTGGAGCGGGAGTTTATCAACGACAGCTGGCATCGAATGTCAGTATAGCCTACGGGGAAGCTCATTCGTTCAGCATAACGATGGAGCCTACCAAAGCGGGGATCATCTTCTTGATGGTAGGGACACCAGATTTCCACGTCATAGACAATCTGGAAGTCACCGGGGACTGTCTGCCTAGTTTGGTAGCAAACTTTGATTCCCTTCGATATCAGTTTGAACCGTTCCCCGAGCTATCGGACACCAGCCCAACAGGTAGTAGCAGCACGGGCCCAGGTATCGTCTACGGATTCTCGTACTAGGAGGTAATCCATATGTCGTTCAGCGCACTACTTGAACTCGTTGAAGACGGTACCAATACGGTCACAGTTCAGAACTGGGAACCGGAGGATGCCGACTTCCGCAAGTTCCTCAACTTCATCACAGGGTTCTGGAACGTCGCAGAGAGCACCCAGACGAAGCAGTTAGTGAACACACCAGAGGCTGGCGACAGTTACAGTACCATCGTAGACGTTTCAGCTGCGGTGTCTGGAGAGACTGCCCTTCGATTGATATACCGCGATTCTGGAGGGCAGTGTATCGGTACGGAGTACGTCAGGGTCGATGATGCGGGCGATCTGTTCCCTGTCGATGCAGAGACGCTAGCGGGAGTTGAAGCGTTGACAGAGCAGTCTGCCAACTTTACAGAGAATGAAAAGGCAGAGCTCATCGACATCCTCGGGATTACCGGAACGGGAACGCCTGAGAATCCTCGGGCCGGATTCTTCGATGCCATGACAGAGGAAGATACCGACGGGAATCTCATGTTCACGTCGAAGGCGTTGGAGAAGACATACAGAATCCCAGCAGAGTTGGACGTCGTCCAGAGTATTGCTGACGATGCGCAGGTCACCGTTCTCTACCGGATCACGAAGACGTTGGCCTATGTACCAGACGAAGCTGACAACATCGTTGCCACCAACATCTACAGGACACTTGACCCGACCGACGATCCGTCCACATGGGAGCTTCATCGAACGGTTGCTTATACACAGGGCGACGAAGAGGTGGTGTTTGACACGCAGTACACGGGCTTCTTCAAGATGGCCTTCGTGGATGGCGAGGGCGAGGTCGGTCAGATGTCCGAGACGTTCAGTGTGCATACGGCACTGGCTGATGTGGACTTGAAGTTCAAGCTGGAGAAGGATAGCAAAACCTGGATCGTAGGGGACCAGAGATACCTAACCATCGAGGCAATCGACCGCGAGGATACTATCACGACACTTCCAGCGGCTCGGATGTCTGTAATGGCCCCGGATGGAACATACGTCGTCAACGATGTCCTTGCCCTTGTGGATGGAATGTACGTCAAGCACATGCTCGTGACGGACAGCCTTACTCCTGGTACATACAAGTGCCGTTGCAAGGTGTTGACGAACTTCGAGGTGATCCAGAGCACCTGGTTTGAATTTGCACTGAGCGCGGCAGCGTAAGGAGAACGACAATGGCGAACCCCGCAGGAATGATCACGGCAGCGGACATCAAGAAGTACCGTTGTGTGAACTGTGGAGAACAGTTCAACAGTCAGCGTCCGCTGAGGGAGATTCGGTGTCCCGCTTGCAAGCGACGGGAGATTGAGCCGAAAGGAACGAACTGATGGGAACCGTTCATCAATTCAAGGGGAAGAAGAACCCCAAGAAACGCCCTATCCAAACGTGTACTCGAAAGGGGTGCGGGGAGAAGGCGAGATGGAGAGCCGCGTTGGTTCTCCATCCTTTTGTAATCTACATGGATCAGAGGGCTGTCAGGTTTGCCGTACGATCTGTGGTGTGTGACAAGTGCCGAGAAGAGATCGGCAATGACTGGACCAAACACATTGCGGTGGACTTGGAGTTCATCCGCATGAGACAAGTCGCAGGGATGCGCGGATTCTCACCCATGGACCCGAATAGAACAGAGGTGGAGTACACACTACACGGTTCATAGGGATACCCTATTATGGCCGCCGGACAGGAAGATCAAATAGGAACCAAACCTCAGGGAGGAGAGAAAATCGTGAGTGGCGACGTTCTTATTGGCGGGACGCCGTTTGTGAAGTCTGGGGATTGTGCTGACCCCGAGATCCGAGATAATCATGCCAGAGCTTTGGTCACCGCACTGGAGTTGGGATCGAAGTCCACCCAGATGCTTGCCAGGCTAGATGAAAACATGCGGCAACATCAGGATCAAGTATGTCGCAAGTTGGAAGATATACGGATAGATCTCAAGGACGTCACGCAACGGTTGATAAAAGGAGACCAGCAGCTGGCTCTAATGGCTAGAGACGTTGAGGAATCCAAGAAGGATATCAATGGACTAGGAACCAAAGTTCGCGACCATGTGGAAAATCACGCAGACTGTACTACAGTCGAAAACAACTTCAAGAAGCTGGAAAAGCATTTAGATTGGCATGAGCATCAGCGAGAGCTGGCAGAAGAGCGCAGACATCAACTATTCAGGGACATCAGAACGCCCGTGTTCCGATGGGTGTTGGTGGGATCGCTAGGACTGGCGGTGCTCGGGGCCATGATTTCGACGGGGATGATGATTATCAAAGTAGTACCTGTATTGAATATGTTGGAACATATTGCGGAGTATAGTGTTGCCCCAGTAGCCCCGGAGGTAAAAATTGGCAAAGTCCCAAAAAACACCCATCACGGCTTTCAGGGAGGCACTACACAAGACAGCGAATCAAGCCCAAGTAATGGTAGCGATAGCGGAACAACTCCCTAAGCCTATCAGCGTTGTGTCTGGAGCTTTAGTGGATGTGCTAGTGAACACGATGAAACAACTACACTTCGTGACCTCTAACTTGGATGTTGAACTTCAGATCGAGGGTCTGTTGGACAACATCAGGGACAGTCAATATCATGAGGTACTCAATGGCATCGAAGGGAGATTAGCCAACGGAGTGGAATCAGATGACGTGTCGCTACCATTTGATCTCGACAGCATTGGACGCGATAATTCGGGAGGAGCCTGAGATAGACGAAGTGACAGTGGAGAGAGCCGGTAGAGGCTTGAAGTCGATGTTGTGCGTTTGCTTTGAAATATGTGAACGACCTTTCTTCAGATCGAGCGAGAGTGGCTATGACGGAGTTTGCTCTGACGAGACTAAGGAAGAGTAACCACGGAACCTTCGGGGTGTTCGCGGGTCCGGGGTTCTGGTGTTTCTCCTTAGAGTTACCATGGAGGGACAACGAATGCAATTACTCATGTATACCACCAGGCTCATACGACGTGTCGTGTTCCTGGTCTAATGCTTTCAAGCGAAGACTTTACCTGGTGGAAGGTGTGCCTGATCGTAGTGGGGTTCGCATTCATCCAGGTAATTGGGCTGGGGATACTCGATTGGGTTTGCGGACGCATAGCCTTGGCTGTATCTTACTTGGTACGAAGGTTGGAGAATTCAAAGGACAAAAGGCACTAATCTTGAGTGAGCCCAAGGTTAGCTTGCTTCAACGTACCCTACGAGAGCAGCCATTTCGGTTGCACATCATCGACTTCTAAGGAGGAAAGTTATGATCGGTCTAATCACGAGTCTGCTAGGAGGGAGTATCACGGGGATCTTGGGCAACGTTCTGAACGGCGTTTTCGACTTCTTCAAGGAGAAGCGCCGGATGGAGAACGAGATCGCGCTCAAGAGAATGGACATCGAGATGCTCCAAGCCGAGACGGCAGCGGCTATCAAGCGGGAGCAAGTGGTCCAGGAGGGACAGATTCTTCAAGCGGAGATTGTAGCGGCTGGAGAGGCTCGGGTACAGGCGTTCCAGTACGACAAGCGCACCTTTAGCGAAGGGCTAATCGAGTCTTGGGAGCCGACCAATTTCTTCACCAAAGCGATGCGGGGCTTCCTCATCTTCCTTCTCGTTACCGTCGATCTCATGCGTGGGTACACACGTCCGGTGGTTACTTGGTTCTCTTGCGGAGTGACGGCATACTTCAGCTTGTACATCTTCAAACTCTGGGATTCTCGGGGAGGGTTCGAGCTACTGGAGACGAATCAGGTTTACTCTCTCATTGAATACATCGTTTACTTCACGTTCTACATCACGAGCATGGTCCTGTCGTTCTGGTTCTGTGAACGGAACAGAGTTAAACCGCCGGAACGTCCAGCCATTAGAACCGAGGGGTAATGAACAATGGCCGCCGCCAAGAAGACCTCGAAACCCCGCAGGAAACCGAGGGCCAAAAAAGCACAGATCACCGCTCCAGTGACCAAGAGCGGTTCGGAGAAGACGATCACCGTACGCAAGATTTCCAACGGGTACGTTATCAGGGAAGAGACGTACGACAAGAAGGGGACGTTCAACATCAAGGAGACGTTCACCAAGACGGCTCCAGAACTCAAGATCAACGTCTGAACCTGCCCGACATTCTGCGCCCTGAAATTGCTCGTTGCTGTATGTGCGGTTGGTCCGGTGTTGAGTTCTGGCACAGTTACTGTCACACAGAATCCGTTCACTTGCGGTGCATGGAACGCTTCCTGAAGACGATGTTGCGCCGAGGGCCAGATCGTAGGAAGAATCAAAGGGCTTACAGGGGAGTTGATAGAAGGCGGGGGGAGAGAAGAGGGGACGATGCCGTTGATGCGCTGCCAGAGGAATAAGAAACCGGGTTGGAAGTGGGGAAAGAACGGTAAGTGATACACCGGCAAGAGCGCCCGTGCTAAGGCGCTGAGACAAAAGAAAGCCATCCTAAGCACCGGATGGCGCGAAAAGTAGCCTGTGGGGTGGGGAGGTGGCGACCTCTCTACCTTTTGGCGGCTGTGGGGTCCCTCCTTTCCCCCACAGCCGCCTTTTTAGTCAAACGATGTGAGGAGGCTAGACACCTCCCAAATCTTCTCCAACAGGTAAGCTACGGCTAATGAGTAGGCTTCTTTTTCATCGGAGGCTCTCACCGGGATCTGTCCGTAGTCGCTGCTGGTTTCCCAAGTCACACAATATGAACCCTTTTCTACCTCCATCACACCGATTTTGACATTACCTGGACTCATTACAGATCCTTTTCAATAGCAAGCCAATCAGGAATTTCGACCTCGATGATCTCTCCTTTGGCACAGTCTTCGTCGTAGTCGATTTGACTCTTCGGCAGCCAGATCAAATCGTCATCGTCGTCTTCCTCCGTTGTCCTTTTCACTGCAATGGCCTTTTCCGTGTCTCGGATGTACACCAACTCGTATGTGTCGGAATCAATCCTTGCCATTTCCGTTACTCCTTTTCTGGGTTGTTCCTCCTAGCATGGGGACTGCTTCCTCATTGAGTGTTTTCCAAGCATCGATCAGTATGTGTCGGATCTCCTTGAGGGGTGCTTGCTCCCCGCTCAATTCCAGGTGCATTATGGCGTACTTGATATTCGTCATTGCCTTATGCACGTTCCTCAACTTAGTACCGTCACGAGGGCGCAACGATACTTACTCCTTTCTTTTGAGAGACAAGGAACGTTTTGTCAGCAGCATCGGTGAGTTCCTCCGAGTGTGTAATCATAATGATCTGAAGACCCAGTTTGTCGCTCAATCCCTTCAAAAGTTCGGATGCCTTGGGTAGCAGATCGGTGCTCAAGAAACGGAAGGGCTCGTCAAGGATCAACGTGTTTCGGGTTTTCGGGGACTGAAGTCGCCAGAGAGCTATCCGCAAGGCAAACGCCGCAACGTCTACAGCCCCTCCCCCCGAGGCAGTAAGGGGATGAATACGCTCGTCATCCCGGCAAAACCAGATGTCAGCTTCTGTCTTGTTCCGTCGTTCTACGAAGTCGAGTTGGAACGTGTAGGGATCGCTGAATATGCTTTCCAGCGCGAGAGTAACCGTTTCGCTGATGTGGAATTCCAGTTCTTTCTGGGTAAGTTGGGCGACTCGTTGGAGGATTGTTTGAGCTAGTTGCGTGTTGTCCAATCTCTTCTCGGCTTCCTTGAGGGAGACTCGCAGTTGTTTCTGGCGCTTGAGCAACTCGTCTCTGGCTCCCTTCCGTTGTTCTATCGCTTGCCGGAGCCCATACACGGTTTTCATTTGGTTCCCTTTCCGTTCCTAAGCCTTTCGAGGTTCTCACAAGTGTAGCAGAACGAAGCGCGGAGCCTAGCCACAGCCTTGATCCTGTTCTCCTTGCTACCCCGAATCAAGATTCTGACAGCACACCCGCACGATCGAACGATGAGATACTTACGACCTCCAGGAAGATCCGAGTGGTCCACTACTCAGCCAGGCGTTCTTCCAGTGCTTCTAGGCCGTCTTCCAACTCCGAGCGTAGGTCTTCACCCTGCTCAGTTAATTCCTTGAGTACCTTGCGGGCCTGCTTGACTGTCGTGCAATCGAACTCTTCCTTCAATCGGGTCATGAGTTCCTGGAGGCGTCCTTCGTACTGTGCTTTCTTGGTACGGGCTGTTTCCATTTCCTCCTTCAGACTTAGCAATCTTTCGGCTACCGAGGCCATGTCGAGTCCTCTCATTCCACTGTAGACCAAACGATGCTTTGTACCTCTTTTGACACATCGTTCAGTTCCATGTAAGTACGCAAGTTGTGACGGAAGTCAAGTCCAATCTCTACGTCATCAGACATCCGGCTTATGAAAGCCTCTATGCGATCATCCCGTTCCTCCGCTGCCTCAATGTGTTCTCTGGATACAACTCCTTTCTCGTGAGGGAGGACTACTCGTTCCACTGTGTTATCGTCAGCGGACCACAGGAAGACGCACGGTTCATGATTCGCTTGCCTCGCGGTGGTTCGCATTATGGAACCTGGATTCACCAGCAATCGGTATCCGGGTTTGTCAGGGAACCGTTCCTTCATGGCGAATGCCGTCTTGGGATCTTCCTCGGGATCCACCCAAAGTTTCTGTCCGTTCCCGGTGGCGTACACAAATGTCTGGTGGTTGTCGCCCGTTACTACCAGGTCGAAGCCCTTCATCTTCCTGAGCATCGTTGCGGCAGTGTTTCCCACCGCTTCCGCGCCGGGATAGATGGGGTGTGTCGAGTACACAAGATGGTGTACTAGAGCAACGGATTTGATGTCTGGGTCTAGTTCGTACCTCCCGAGGAAGGTGAAATCCGCTCCCCAGGGGTATCCGATGATTTCGGCTCCGCTGTTCCAACACACCGGCAAAACATCCTCATTTCGAAGGACTTCGATACACCCAGCGGCTTCAAGGACTCCGAGGCCCGATTTCTCATAGAGGCTAAGGGAATGTTGTGGAAGGTCGTGTTGACCTGGAATGACGATCCATCCAGAGATTCGATGAATTGCCCAGCGCAACAGGGCTGGAGAAGGTTTCCAATGATCGAATACATCTCCTGCCACATAGACAGGGCACTCTCCGTTGTCGGACTGCAAATCACGAATGGCCGACAGCTTCCTGTCCATCGCCACTCGAAAATCATCCGTACGACAAACCGGTGCAGTTTCTCTGAGGTGGATGTCGGCTGCCAATATCGCGGTGGCATGGTTTGAGCTCCTTGGGGGTTTCGTCCTAGCCATCTCGTCGTTCTCCCTGTCTTCTATTCTGCAACGGCTCTCCGGCCAGGCAACAATCGGGATGATGCACTCGCTCGCAGTTGGGGTAGTGCATATCCCGACATTCCCCTCTTTCATCTCTAGGCCAACGCTTGCAAATCGGACACTCAGGATCGGGCACGCCCCCGGCTCCGTCACATACCAGACACTTCTGGTCCGGGCCGCTCTCCCCCGATCCTTGACAACTTTCGCAGATTATCATTTCGGCCACTCCTGTTCACACACCGGGCAAACATCTGGCTTGATGTGCTCGAACTCTTGAGTCTTTTCCTGAAGCAGGGTTTCCTGCGTGTTCACATAGCCCGTTACTGTTTCTAGCTGAGCTATGAGAGCCTTGAGTTTCCCGGCCTTCAGTTCCACTGCTTCTATGGTCAACTGCTTGTCCATCAGCACGTCTACATCTTTTTCAGAGGTCAACAAGCTGGATACTTCGTCCAGGTTCCGAGACACTTCGCACGTCTGTTGTATCAACTTGCGAAGCTCTGCCAAGCGAACTCCCTGTTCCTGGAGATCCTCGTGTATCTTCTCCAGCTTTTTCAACCTACCGGCATGAACCAGTACCCTCTTGAAGCTGTCGAGGTCTTGAGAGACTCCCTCTATGAGGGTGACTTGCGCCTCTCCCCAAATTCTCTTCTTGTCAATGTCTTGCACACGGGCGTTGAGGATTTCTAGCCTTTCAAGCTCTGCCTCCTGATCCGGCAGATTTTTGTACGCCTCCAATGCCGCGTCATTCTCTTCCATCTGCGAGGTAACGTGTACGATCTCCCCCCGAGCACTACGTATCATCGAGTTCACTGCCGACATACTGGAGTCGATCTCGTCCAAGTGCGCGATCTTGTTCAAAAGGCGAGCTACTTCAGCGGCGTTGGAGGCAAGGAGGAAGGGAGCATCGTGTTGGGACTGGATGTTGAGTTCGCCGAGATTCAACACGTTCTCTACAACTTCGGGAACATCCGTGCCGAATCCTTCCAATACTTCATCGTTCAGTATGTACGCATTGAGATTGGACTTTCTTTCTCTCGATAGCAGAGTCGAGTCATCCAATCCCATCGTTACGGCAGTATCCCCTCCCCAATTAGATCTGAACGACTCCCCCGAGGGGCGATTGGTTGTTACCCAAATAGCCCCTCTGATTATTGCCGACTTGCCGGAATCGGACGGGCCAACAATGACGTTGACTCCCGGCGAGAACACCAGTTCGGTATCCTTGTGGGATTGAAAGTTCTGAAGGTGTAGGTAAGGGATCATGCTCTTCCTGCCAATCTCTCAATCACCCCGTATCGGGCCATGTGCAAGGCATCGGCTTTTCCATTGTCTACCTTATACTGAAGGTCGATGTTTGGATAAAGTCGGCGGGCAAGTGCTAGGGAAAGTTCCTTGGTATCCACCTTCCCCCGACCTTTGTGGGAATCGAATGTAGCCTTCATCCATTTTCCTGGGGTAATCAAAACATACGGGACGTTGCAGAAAGCCAAAGCCATCCTCCACATCCCGTAGCCCTCTCCGAATGTGAACAAACCTTTCTTGGCGTCCCGAGGCATCGCACCGACTTTCTCCAGCACGCACAAGCGAATATCGTGATACTTGATTAGCTTCTGCATCAGATCCCGCATCCCGTACTCGTCCTTGGGGGTACGGGATGCAGCCATGTCCTGGAAGTCGTGTCGCATGATGGCAATGCCCCCGGTCTTGCCGGGGTCGATGCCCATGCAGTACCAGCCGTCGGCCTTTCCCAAGACAGGTCTTTCCTCCGGTAACGCGAGCACGGACCTGACGAGAGGAGATTTCTTGGTACGGGCCATTACATCCTCTCTTTGGTAGGAGGAACGTGGGTAGCGAGAGTGATCCCGCTACGTATTTGGGTTTGAACCTTCTCATACTCCTTAGCCAGCGGAGCATTGGAAGCTATGTGTTGGACAACGAGGTTCTGAGGAAAGATGATCTCTAGCCGGTCGTCCTGCCCTTTGGCGAATCCCTTGCCGGGAACGATGAACAGAGCATCGTCCATGATGAGCCTTGTAGGATCCATCGACTTCACCCTGCCGATGATCTGCTGGGCTCCGGGGGGAATGGTCGCGATGATCAGTTTGCCTTCGAAGTCATTCATATCTACGTTTCCTCCTTAGTTTGAGGGATTCCTCGATCTCGGTCCACTTATTAGCCACTAGCCGCCTGAGCTTGCGTTCCAGGTTTTTGTCCTCGATGTACTCAATCAACTTCGCCCTGGATAGAGGGGAGCTGGAGATGCCGGGGCACCGGATAGACTGTTTGGTCTTCGTCCAGAACTTCTCTTTCACCATCCAGTCGATCATGCTGCCGATGTCGTCAATGCCATAATCATAGTAGATCGAGAATTCCACGTTGCGTCGCTTGCCTGTGGTCTTGTTCTTCGACACCCTGGCTATGACATTCGCCCCGATGATCCTCTCCCTAGATTTGATCGGACCCTTCGACGCCAGCCAGATCACGTGCGTACAGTAGAACTCAAGAGCCTGTCCGCCACTCCGTTTCTTTTTCTGGAATGACATGGGGTCGATGTTGTCTCGGGTCTGGGAGATTATTGCCAGGAGGGATTCTGCCGAGGAGATTTTCTTGGTCAGAGTACGGAACAACTCTGACATCTTCTTGGCCTTCTCCATTTTGTAACTGCCCTTGGGCACCTTCCCTTCCGTGATAGCTTTGGCTTCTGTTTCCACTCGTTCCATCTCGTCCATAGAGGAGATGCTGTCCAACGAGTCGAGAACGTAGATGAAAGGCCGACCTCCCTGTACGGTTTGGTGAACATAGGCTTGCAAGTGTTCTACCGTCTCGGAGTAGATGGGTTCTTCATCTTCGTCATAGGCCGGTGCCTCGATCCGTTCGTCTGTCGCGGACCCGAACAGGTATTGCATATTGAAACTGTTGGCTGCCTCTGCATCATCGTAGATGAGCCGGTAGTCCTCCAGATCCTCCTTGTCCGAGTTGGCGATCTCCGCTAGCAGGGTCAAGGCCAGAATAGTCTTGCCGGTGTGGGAGTCCCCAACGATGTTGATAATCTTTCCCTTTGGAAATCCCCCGTAGGGCTTGTCGCACAGCGCCAAATTGAGTAACGTGGAACCGGTAGAGAAGAACCCTCTGAGATTGGGATCAGCCTTCTCCACCGGTTTGCGAGCTGATTTCTTGATGTCTTCTATCAACTTAGTCCTGCCCATTGAAAAACCTTTCCCATTTGTAGCGGTCGATAAGCCATTCCCTGCCTAGCTTCCTTCCTAGCTTGTGCTGGATAGCCCATCTTCGTATGGTTTGCAGGCTTTTGTAGACTCCCCTTTCTTTCAGGAACTTCTGAATATCCAATATGGTTATGTACTTGATCTTGTGAATAGCCTCGTCGATGGTGTCGTCATCGTCAAAGGAGACTCTTCTTCTGAAGTACCTACTTCTGGTAGGTCCCGGTGGTTGCTTCGTTGGATGCTTCATGCTTTTGGTTCTTTGTTTAGCCACCGGAAACCTCCCAAAATGAGGAGGAGGGTTGCCCCTCCTCCCCGAGTTCTACATTGGATGACTATTCTTCGTGGGCTTCGCTACACTCGTCCCACAGGTCACAGTCGTCGCACTCGTCCAGGGTGTCGCAGTCCTCGCCGAACGTGCCACCATGCGGACATTTGTTCTTGGACTTCTTGCCCTTCTTGCGTTTCTTGGGAGGAGGTGTTTCGTCCTCATCCTCATCGTCATCTTCTTCGGGCTCGGGTGCTTTCTTCTTGGGTTTGCGTTTCTTGGGAGGAGGCGCTTCGTCCTCGTCTTCATCCTCCTCTTCATCTTCATCTTCGTCCTCATCCTCCTCTTCTTCAGGAGGCGGGGCCTTCTTCTTGGGCTTGGACTTCTTCTTGGGAGGAGGCGTTTCTTCATCCTCATCCTCATCCTCATCGTCGTCTTCCTCGCCCTCGTCTTCATCTTCATCTTCTTCGGGCTCGGGTTTGCGACGTTTGGACTTGGGTTTCCGACGGCGCGGGGTTTCTTCCTCATCCTCCTCGCCCTCGTCTTCATCCTCGTCCTCTTCATCCTTGCCGTTTTCCCCGGTATCCTGCTCCAGGTAGATCGCATTCAGCTTGTCGTAGGAATGACGGATCGGCAAGGAGTCGAGGTCGATCTCAGCCGCTTTCTCCAGCAACTCTTCGTCCAGAGGCTCTCCCCTGGGTACGAACTCGATCTTGCTGGCGGTGTAAAACTTGTTGCCCGCCCAAGTATCCTCTTTGAACCGGACCTTGAGGCTGGCACCGTTTTCGGAGGGATCACCGGGAAACGGATCGCTCTCGTCAGAGTCCTCGATCTCTTCGTCAAACGACTTCCCGAAGAGATGACAGGATATGTCCCAGAGCTTGAGTTCGCCGGACTTGGGATCCTCGACCAGGTACAGTTCCCGGTCGGAGGCTTTCATCGCCTTCGTCAGATCGTGATCCCACCCGTACTCCTTCTTCAGCACTCCGTACTGTTCGCAATACGGACACCGTTTGCCCCACGTCTTGAGACAGACGTAGGCTTGCTCCTCAGCGCCGATGTTGCGGTGGACGGAGAACTTGGTGCGGAACCACTCTTCGCCCGGTTCGCACCCCTCTGGATGCGTCTCGGTTTTGACCACGTACGGGACCAGGTTGAAGGTGATTGTACCGGACTTCTCGATCTTGAACAGTTCCAATCCTTTGGGAAGATTGAGGGTGGTTAAACCACCCTTCTTGTCCTTGCGTTCCTTGACGCGCTCTTTGGCCTTCTTGCGCATCGCGGCCCAACGGCTAGTTCCCTTTCGCTTCTTTGCCATTGCTTCTCCTTTCATGCTCTTCTTTGGAGCGGTAGTATGCTGCCGTCGCCAGACGGACAGCTAGGTAAACGCCAAGTAATCCCAGAAGGGACACCACAACGATTTTCCATGTCATTTCGTTCTCCTGCGTGTCCTTGCCTCCCTCATCTTAGTGCGAGCCTTTGAAGCTACCCGTTTTCCCTTCGCCTCAGCGATGAAATCGGGAGTGAGTTCCCGTGGGGTGGACGGGCCTGCAAAGTACGAGGCTCCGTGAAGTCGCACTAGGTTTTCCAGCGCCACCTTTCGTTGCTCGAATGCCTTGACGGCAGCACTGAGTATCGCGCTCTCGTGCTTGACATCATTGTAATCCGACAGAGCTTGTTGGTACCGGGGATCTTGCATAACCATACCGAGGATGGCTGCTTCTGTTGGTTTCTTGTCTCCTTTCTTGGTCTTCTGACGGATGTCAGAATCCACTTCGGCTTTCGTTACTTCCAACAGTTCCTTTGCTTTGTCAACCTCCCGTGCTGCCTCAGCCGACGCTTCCGCATACCGCATGAAGACGGACGCCTGCTCCAGCCATTCGATGTCCAACGCATTGGGATCAATCCTCAAGTCTTTCTCGTAATTCAGTTCCGACATGGCAGTCCTCCTTCATGATACGCGGCGCAAGTGACACGGGATTATACACAGGATTGTGGGATGGTACGGAGGAAAAAGTGCTACCCGTTGACAGCCCTGTATGATGCGAGTACCAAACCCGCGTACCCGGTGTTGAAAAGAGGTTCCTCGAATGCTTCCATGACCATGTACGCTCGGGAGTTGTTCGACTTGACAAGAATCGAGGCGAAGTATCCCAACACCATCCTGCGTGCCCCCTCCGGGTCCTGTTCCTTGAGTCCTTGGAGAATAGTACCGATCTCTTTCCAATCCTTCCCGGCGATCAGAGCCCGGCACAAGTCTATGACTTGGTTCTCCTCGGATGCTGCTGACTCGATCATCTTCTCCATCTTTTCCGGGTCTAGGTCGATGACCTTGTCGAGCATTACGAGAGCGGCCCGTGGAGAGCCGAGAGCATCGGTGGCTAGGCGATTCAACGCCCCTTTCGGGATCTTCTTACCCTCGGCCTCGCACACGCGCTTGATAAGTCTCTTCAGCGTTATGTCGGATTGCTCTGCTACCTGGAACGGCATACACCGAGAACGGATAGTTGGGAGTAGCTTGACGGGTTCCGTTGTACACAGCATGAAGTATGCGTGCCTCGGGGCATCCTCCAGAATCTTGAGTAAAGCGTTCTGAGCTTCCCGAGTCAGCATGTGCGCTTCGTCCATGATCCAGACTCGAACGTCCCCGTCCATAGGGCGGAGCCTTGCCTGGCGACGGATCTCCCTGACGGTGTCGATCCCTCGGTAATCGCCGATGTCAACCTCTCTCAGGTCTTTGTCCCCGCAGTTGAGTTCCGCTGCGAGGATGCGAGCCAGGGTAGTCTTCCCGCATCCAGACGGACCCGAGAAGAGGAACGAGTGAGGAATCTCCTCCATGTCCCGTTCTGTGAGGGATCTGAGTGAATCGACGGTGCCCTTGTTTCCAATGACATCATCGAGTTCTTGGGGACGGTACTTCAGAGCAAGAGACATCAGTCCTCTCCTTTCACCATTTCAGGTTTGTTCACATCCAACAGTTGCGGTTGGAGGGGGTGGTCAAACGTTAGAACCTGATGCCACACTTTCCCGGTAAGCAGCACCTTGAAACGTTCTTTCCACGACAGTCCCCAACAGAATGCAATGCGGCCTTGAGGATCGTTTGGGAACTTGTGCGCCGGGAGAGGTCTGTACTCTGGTTGGTTCTCGGCATACACGACAGTCTGTTCAGGAAACTCCATCAGGTCCATCAGTCCTCCTCCTCTCCTATAATGAGACCTATCGTTAGTCTGAGCGGGAACACGTTATCGCAACTTGGACAATGGAAGATTATCAAATCCCGTGTTTCGCTGTCTAGGTTCCATTCTACGTGGAATGTGTTGCACCCGCACTCACAGACCACGTGCGTGTAGTTCAACCCTCCCCCCGGATCGAGTCTGATTATATCTCCCACTATTCCATCCCCTTTGCATGTTTGGCGTAGACGGTGCTGAACACTTCTGGTAGGTAATCAAACAACTCATACAGCAACGGCAGCATGAGCTCTCTGATCTGTGGATGCGCCGACGGGGCACACCGGAGGTTGAGGACGTGTCGCCACTCCCGTAGATTCGCCGTCATGACGATGTCTGTCTTGAGAGAGTTGGGAAGAACCGTTCGCGCCTGTTGCGGAGACCAAGCCGGGTCACCGTCATCTCCCTGCGTTCTCATGTCTTTGTATGCCTCTTCTATGTACCTCATGGTCGCAATCCAAGCTAGTTCGTTACGGAGCACTCCCTTGAGACCGGGAGTATTGTACCATTCAGCCGGATGCTTGAACCACACGGGACGGATGAAGACCATGTCTTCCCCACCGTAATCACAGTATCGGGTGGACTCTTGGGAGTAGGCAGCAAGACGATGCCGAACCAGTTCGTGTGTGACGCCTCGGTCTGTAATGAAACGGACAGTGATGCTCCCGTGCTCGATCACTGACTCGTGCCCCCGCTTGACGATGTTGTAGACAAACTTGGCCGGATCTCCCTCGGGGTCAGATTGGTAACACGTTCGCCCGGCTTCCTCTACCAACTCTCGCATTGCTTGCCAGGGATCGACAAGCTCGTTGGGCTCCGGCCAAATGATTCTGTGGGATTGTTCCGTGACGATCATGATTCCCTCCTTATGTCGGTTTCAGTGCGACGTTCTTCATGCCAGTGACCAAAGAAGTACACGGCACCACAGGTATTGCACTTTTCAGGCGACCAAGATCCGCCGGTCCAGGTGTCTTTGCTATGACAGATGCCACATTCCTGCGTATTATCAGTTTCGACGCTACGTGGTCTTATTGGTTTGCGAAGCGTGCATGTTATCATCTTGTGCCTCCCAATGTCTGTTCGGATGATCCCCTACCCGGAACTCTTTCATACATAGATTGGCAGCATCTACAAGGTGTTCCATGTTGCCTGTCTTTTGGTACTCGCTGAGCCGGTCGATTGCCGATTGTACATTATCAAAGCCGTTGAATCCTACCGCTTCGTGTTCTGCGAAGGTGCCGTATCGGAAGGCTCCCATGATAAGACGGTTGCGCATTAACTGTTCAAATTCATAGCACCATTCTGTCTGGACTAATTCTTCGTAGGGCGGCATTCGTCTCGGAGGATCACCTAGCCCGAGTCTCTGGAGAATGTGTTGCCTGATGGCGTCGTGCGTCATTGTTTGCTTTCCTTCCTCCATCTATTCATTACTTTATCTTCACATTCTTTGGAACAGAAACACGGCTCCGTTGGTAATCCTCTACAGTTACAGTCGAGCCCAGAACAGCAATACTCTGGTACGTAATCAGGGACTTCCTTCCCACAACCTTCGCATTTCCATTTACTCATCACGCTTCCTCACGGTCGTCGTTCTGTTGTCTTCGCTATGAGGTCTTGTGTCACCTCGTTGTGATTCCATGCCGCCCAAGCTATAGGGATCCACCAACGCAGATTGTCACAGCATCCGGTGAATTTGGTTCCGTAGAGTTCGTCCATAGAGAACCATCTCAGTTGTTCCCCGGCATCATTGGTGAACGGTACGAGAGCCACTGTAGATCTGGACGACATGACTCCAGAAAACATGGTACACACATTCTCGGAACCGTCAGACTTGGCAATGTGTATCGAACCGATATGGCGCATGGCGTAGTGTGTGCCAGCATGTACTCTCACTTCTTCTGTGACTTCCCTGAGTATGCAGGCTGTAGGTGTTTCACCCTTTTCTGTCTTTCCTCCGATGCCGTTCCAAAATCCCTTCACTCCCTCCGGTCCGCTGGTTTTTTCGACAAGTAACACGTCTTCAAAGTCTGGCGAGAACAGAAAGGCCACTGTCCATTTCATGTCTATTTCCCCGTGCTTCCGAACCCATTGGTTCCTCTGTCCGTTTCGGGAAGATATGGAGCGGCGCGGATCTCGGTTGGCATAAAGCATGGGAAGATGCCCAACTGCGCGATCCGTTCCGTTGCTTCGAACTTGAACGGAATCCCTTCCTTGTTGAAGTTGTGGAGGAGCACATGAACTTCCCCTCGGTAGTCGGAGTCGATGACACCGGCTCCAACCTCGATACCGCTCTTGACAGCAAGGCCGGATCGAGCCTTGATAATGCCTACGTACCCCGGAGGAATCTCCACAGCCAAACCTGTGCGGACCACCGATCGTTCCAGCGGCCAGACAGATCCTGGTTCTAGTGCATGAAGATCCAATCCCGCCGCTCCCTCTGAGTGGTAGGTGGGGACCTTGGCCCTACTGTCAAGCATCTTCACATACAGGGTGGACTTTTTTCTCATCGGACTTCTCCAATTTCTCTATCTGTTGAATGTACATGACCCCTTTGTGTTTGACTACCGTTATCGCGACTGATATGTCTCCCGGAGATGAGGCTGGATCCGTGTGGACTTCCCACTTTCCCCGGAGTTTTACCCACCACCGCTTGTGAATAGGCAGATTATGCAGCCAGTTTGAAAGATTCTTTTTCATGCCAGCTTCCATCTACGGGTGCGAGGTCGGCTTCGACTTCAAGCGGAGTAACGATCCAGTCCCAATGTTTTCGGAGTCGGACAGTAGTTATATCGACAATCAGCTTGGACAGCAAGGGAATTTCTTCTTCCACTACGTCCAAGACAATCGAGTCGTGGATCTGTCCGATGATGACAGACTTCATGTTCCTTTCTTTCATCTCTCTGTGTAGCTCTGTCAGGCTCCACAGGAGACAATGGAACGCGGCACCTTGAACCGGGTAGTTAATGACTTGGTTCTTCTGCATGAATCCCGAGCATCGAAACCCGGTGAAGGTGTCAAAGAACCCTCGCAGCTCATACGCTTTGTACCAATCTTCCTTCCACTGCGTGTAGACCGGGAACCGTACATTCCAGAAACCGTTCTCAACTCCTTTGACGTGCTTCTCGAACGCTCCATAGTCTATAACGCCCTTCGATGCTAGATGTTCCCTGAGAGGCACACCATCTGCCGTTTCGAGGTTGGAGACGGCTATCTCGTTCCATAGTGCCCTCGCACACGAAGCGTAGTAGTCTCCATAGAATTCAGGGAACACGAACTTGTTCTTGGCTGCGTGTCGGACAGGTTTCATGACCTGTCGCAGCTTCAGGAAGAACAACTCCATGGCCGTGTCCCGGTGCATGTCAGACTTGGGATCGTTGATGTATTCCAGCATCGTTGGATCGAGATGGTAGCAAGCGGCAATCCTGACCTCGATACCGGAGTAGTCAACTTCCAATATGCGGCGACCGGGACGGGGAATGAACGCGGATCTGACTAGCTTTCCGATGGCGGGATCTCGTACGGGGATGTTCTGGAAGTTGGGATCTGAGGAAGATCCCCGGTAGGTTTGCACTGTGTGAAGATGGAAGAAAGGTCTGAGCAATCCGTCTTCGTTGGTCTCTCGTATGATCCCTTTGATGTACGTGTCTCGGGCCTTCTTCCACTTCTTGTAGTCCAGAACATATTGGAGCTCGGGGATCTCTGGAATAAAGGCATCCAGAGCTTCTGCGTTGACCTGTCCTTTTCCGGTGTCCGTTGTGGACGGAGGATTCAGTCCTAGTTCATCGTAGAGGATGGTTGCTAGCTGTGAATCGGCGCCCAGCTTTGTGTTGCGCCGGTGAACTTTTCTCCAGAGAGCCCCGAACTCCGAGTCATCCAGCTTCTGTAGGGAATGGTCCATGCGTTTGCCAAGACGCTTGAATTGCCTGCGGCAGTAGTCCAAGTCCACACGCATACCGGTTTGTTCGATATCAGCCAGAGCTAGCGTAGCTTTGTGAAGGAACCGGTAGCCTTCACTTGTTATCGGTTGGATTTCGAACGCAGCTTCACCCATCGTTTCCTCCGTGGGCTCCATCTGAAAGGTTTGTCCACGTAGCGTTTACCGTGGTATCTGTAAATGAAGAACTTCTCGTTGCCCTTTAACCAATCAGAAGGCCACTCCTCCGATGGGGTACTTTTCCTTTGGGCTTGGGAAAGCGTGTACGTCTTGGAGAGGTACGTTGCGGCTCCACGTCGGAACCCGATGTGGTAGTAGTATGGCGGGGAGGTACCACCACCTTTCCTTTCTCCTGGCCTAATAGTCCGACCCATCCATCCCTCCTTTGACTCCAGCGATACACGGCAACCCGTTGGAAGTGCTCGCCCCCGCTCTCGATCCGTTCTATGGTGCAGCGGTGGGTTTTGCTGAACTCGTCCGGTGGCCTGTACGCTAGACACTCTCTGAGTTTCTCACTGTGAACGCACGCACCTTGACCCCCGTTTACATGGTATGTCGCGCTGAACGACACCCTGGTTCCTTTCTTCTTGGTGCGAGACATAGCTTTCCACTCCTCTCTTTTGTAGCTCCATCGGTGTGTCTTGACGTGCGTACCGTCATCGTTTCCATGCAGTTCTACTATGAACATCGGGCGACCTAGAACACGCAAGGACTCGTCTGGAGTCTGGAGGATCGACTGGAGCTTGCTCGCCGGTCCAGAAAACAACGCCTCCGCGCCCTCGAAACGATACACACCAGCATACTCTGGTTTATCTAAGCATCTTTGAAATGCAGCGTCAAGGTCCTCCTCTTGCCTGTCGGAGGGATGCTTGGAGATCGGTGTTCGTGATGGGAACGCTTCCTTGATGCGTTCCATCAGTCCCCCGGTCTTCCTCCTGTAGATGCGCTCTTTGGCTTTTACGAGTCCCAAGGCCATGTTCCCAACTCTTCCATCTGTAGCATCGCCAGCTTGTGTTCTAGCAACGCATCCATTCCGTTGTAGATCAATAGCTCATTGAGGGGAGCTTGGCGAATCCTGTTGAATCCGTTCGCTCCGTCTTTCTTGGGAGCTTCCAGATAGGGTTGGATGTGGGAGGCGTAATCTCTGATCCCGAACCGGACATAGGCTTGAAACTTTAGTCCGGTGATATCCGGTCTGTTGTCCAAGACGTGTGCCGCGAGCATCGAATCCCAAGCCCAGTTCTCCACCGAGCAACCCAAGCGCACTTTTGTCCATACGTCCTCGAACTTCATATTGTGCGCGGCCTTCCTTGTCTTCGGGTTCGAGAGTAGCTTTGCCAACGACGCCATCGCCCCTGTCACGAGAGGAAAGGCAAAGGTCCGCTTCCCGTCCGAGACTGCGCATGAAAAGATGGCATGTCCCTTGTTGTATGGCTTAAGACCGGTCGTCTCATAATCGAACGAGAAGAAGTCTGGCCGGAATCCTCTCAGCGCCTTTCGGATCTTCGACGGTTCCCTGATGACCTCGATCTGTGACCTTTCGTTGATGTTCGGGGGAGGCAGTTCATTCAACAGGGAGATGGCAGCGGCGAGGTCTTGTTCAAATATCGTCTTGACTACGACTTCTGGGTGTTTGTTCTTGGGAGAGATACTGCGTTGAACGTAACTAGGATGGAAGGTGGGCGCTATCCAACAGTTGAGATCCCTGTCGGGAATCTTCCATCCCCTCCATTTGGAGATCGGGCCGGGGGACTCCGTCAAATGGTACAGGAACAGGGAACGGATCGCTGTTCCTCCCATGGGCATGATGAGCTTAGGTTTGAACCTCTCAATCTCTGCCCATACCTTGGGATGACAATACATGATCTCCTTATCGGTAGGCTTGCGGTTATCTGGCGGTCTGCAACAGATCGCGTTGATTTTCCTACAGTCCCGATTCAGGTCTATCCCGCAGTCCTTGAGAGCCCTTCGGAGGTAGCGACCGGCCTTGCCAACGAACTGCTGACCTAGCTTGTCCTCTTCTTCTCCCTGAGCTTCCCCTAGAATCAAGATTCCTTTCTCGCCATCTCCCGTTGCGTCCATCTTCGGGATGTTGCATTCCTTCCAAAGACCGCATCCCCCGCATCCTGGGGCCCGTCTTTGGGGTTTTGTTGCTCGAACCTCGTCAGCGGCGAATAGTCCCATCTAGTCCTCCTGACGCTCCGCAGCTTTCGTCATAACGTGAGTGAAGTTCTCCCCCTCGAACTTGAGAAGGTCGTCGCCCACGATCACATCCTGCAACCGTACCATGATCTGGGCGAGGAAGTCGGGGGACACGTCGAACTCCAAAGTGCTGCTGAGTTCGGACTTCGACTTGACCTTCTCCTCCAGCCATCCCGTGTCCCCTTCCCCTCGAACCTGGATGAACTTCGAGGCTACTCGGATGGTGACCCGTTCGTCGTAAGCGAAGTCTGTGGCCTTGGAGAAAATCTTCGCCCTCTCGATGACGTCGATCAGTTCCTTCGGTAGAGTGATCCTCTCGCCCTCTACTTGCAGAACCTTGGACATATCAGGGTACGTTTCGTCCATCGTTCGGCACGAGAAGATGGTATCCTCGTCTGTCTTGAAGTGCGCCCAACCGAACGTGACAGCGTAGGATGTGGGCTTGTACTTGGTGATCTCCCTCGCCGCTCCGATGGGTAGCAGGATCGGTTGGTCGAACTCTCCGTCATCCGCAAAGGCATACTCGGTGACGCGGAGGTCGTCGCTGGATTGCGCAACTCCCCCGGTCAGGAAGATGCACATCAGCACAGGCTTCGTCATGTCCGTACCGCAAGAGAACAGGCAGAACTTGACACCCTCCACGAAGTCGCCGGGCAGTTCCTTCCAATCCTTCTTCTTGGGCAGGTCGATCTCAGTGAGAGGCAGTTTGATCTCTGCTTCCAACCGGATTCCTGCTTTCATGCGTTTCCCTTTGATCTGGAACTCCGATGCCGTCGCGGAGATGTCCAGTTCCTCGTCCTTCGACTTGGACAGCGTTGAGAACAGTTCCTCAGCTTGCACGGCGCCAGATGCTACGACTTCAGTGGGATGCGAGATACTGATCTCGTCATTGTAGGTGTACACTCTGCCGTTCTGGAACGCGAAGCATACGGACTGCTCCACTACTTCCTTGGTAGCGAGTCCCGGCTTTACCATCCTCAGGACTTCCAGCAACTTCTTTCGTTTGACGATCATGTGCTCTCCTTTGCCATTTGACGGAATCCCTCGGAGGCGATCACCACGTCCTCGGGAGTAAGGGCAGTCAGTACGCCGCGACTCCACCGGAACTTCACCTGGCCTTCCATCACCTGTATGATCTCGACCATCTTGAACTCGATCCGGTTGACGGCTTTCTGATCTTCGGCTAGCTTCTTCTGCTTGGACTTCTTGTCCAACTTAGGGTTGCTCGTGATGACGCACTCTTCTCCGTCATCGTTGATGTAGAACGCCTTGAATCCCGAACTCTTGACCTTCAGGTGCCCTTCTCCTAGCACCGGCTCGTTGAGAATGATCTGTATGTCTGGTCGGGCTTCCTTCAACTGTTCTATGTCCAAGTTGATGCTAGCTTGAAGATGCCCGACGAATTTCCACTGCTCCATCATCCATACGTTCTTCCCCTTCATCGCGAGGGATTTGGGAGGGGGTGGAGGAGGCTTGCGCCGCTTCGCGATGATGTCTTCCAATCGAGGAGCCATGTGAACGTTTCGTTTTTCCTCCATGACCACGGTTGCCGTCGGTTTGTGTATCACGAGACAGTGATTGTTGGAGAGGTGCGAGGTCACTGCTACGTAGTCAGGACCCAGGGCTTCGTTTACCAATTCGTGGATACGCATTGCCGGAACCGGCTTGGATTTCTTCTTCTTCAGTTCCACCACAGGAACGTCTGTCAGTCTTCCTTTCTCTCTTTCGGCCATTTGGTCCTCCTGCTGGGCTGCGCTGCCTCTTTCTTGAACTCGAACTTCAGTACCTCTTTGGGTGCCCTGTCATAGAATGTGTGGAGCGTTCCAAATTCGTACTGGTCGAGTCGCGGATCTGAAGCGCATTTGTCAGCAATGCTTCCGGCGAGATAGATGATCATACCAGTCTCAGGCTCCTCCTCACCGGCGGTTTCGAGCGAAAGAAAGGCCACGGCCACGTCGGCAGTGTCCTAGCAAACTCCAGGTAAAAACGAGCATTGAGAGAACCACGAATGTAATGATCATTGAACACTCCTTTCTCCACGACTTCCTCGTGTTTTGTATTGGTTAGTTTATCGTAGGAGGTATGAGAAACGCCCTTTTGGAATCCTGTGTCCGCGAGGTATTGGTCCACGAGTTTGTGGTACTGAACCTTGGCGAGATGCTCCCCTCCGATATGGCCGCTTGGATTTCTCTTTCGATGCGCAACTTGAATAAAGTGAGGACTCTCTGAATAATTCCAGCTCTCTCCTCGGCGCTGAGGGACGAGCAAGGTTCCTCTAACCGTATGGAGAAGCCAACTTGTTGAATCGACACTGTACCAAGGGTAACGTTGCATGATTGGGAAGGAGGTGATTGCAAAGCCGTGTACTCTAGCTTTGGGGAGATGGTCTCTCCCGCCGCAAATGATGTGAAACGCGCCATCGGCCCATTCTGTGTACTGGTTTCTATGAACCTCTTGGCCAAGTCCTCCAAGTGCAATGTATTCGTAGCCACGATTGATATACCTCCGTAGGTACTTGAGTGGAGTGCCGTAGTGAATGACAGGTATCGGTCGGACCCCGTACCTCCTTTCCAAGTAGCGTTGAGCCTTGTGTGACAGCTTCGGATCGAATATCACATCAACGTTCGCATAGACTGTGACCTCGGGATGCTGTTGGATAAATTCTCCGTACGCATCCAAGTAGAGGTAGAACTCCCGAGTGGTATAGAAATCATACCCATGTTTGTGCTGTTGCTCAATGACGAAGCGGGAATACAGTCCATGGGCGCCGGAGTCCAAGAAGAGTAGCTTTCCTGGAACTCCCATCCGTTTCTTGCTCACGAGAAATCCTCCACCAGAACAGTCTTGCCGTTGGGTAGCTTCGATTCCCGCATCTTGAGGATGACAAGAAGGCCCTCCAGTCCTGCATCATTGCCTATGTCTACTTCATATAGGGAGTGTGGAATCATGTCTCTCCCTGTGAAGTAGGCTTGGGCAATTCTCCTGGAGGAAGCAGCCACGATCCCGAGGCAGTGCCCGTCGAAGTCAAGCGCCTTGTAGACTTTCTTCATGTCAGGTCTTCCATTCCGTCCAGGAGAACATCATCAAATCCGTTCGCCCAGACGATGGCTCCGTTTTCCCCGTCCTCGAACACCGACACCCTGTTGGCACAGAACTTGTTGATGATGCAGTTCGCCATCATCTCACAAGACAAAGCTCCCAAGTCCTTCCTGTCCCAGGTATTCTGAAGCCAGTCGTCTAAGAGTTCCTTCTGGCGGATGAACTCGATGTCCCGATTGTTGTGCGTGACGTGGAACCACGCTTCGACGTGGAACTCGTGTCGGTGTGGATGTTTGAGGTACTCTTTCCCCTCGATGTCGCAATCCGGCCAATGATGGATTGCCGCGAACCTCGTTCTCACTACCACGTAAGCCGTTCGTGTCCTATTCATGAGTATCTATCCTTGTTGAGTACGATGAACTTTGCAATCGTTTGGAGGTCTACCGGGCGATACCCCCAACAGTCTACTCCCACATCCATCGAGAGCCCGTAGGGACGGTTGACAAAGGACCCGTGAACGTGTCCGTACAAATGCCAACTGCCGTACCCTTTACTCGGCCAAGCCCGATGGGGGTAGTGAGAGAGGAAAATGTGTGCCTTCAGGTCCTCCTCTTTGATCTTAACCATCGAGGTATCTTTCACCCAGACTACTCTTCCACCGGCTCTGAACAAGGACCTCTTCCACCTGTGATCGTGGTTACCTAGAATCAGATGGAGCCGCCCGTTGAGCTCCCGAAGATACCGCACGGGATGCTTCCAAGCGAAGTCTCCCAAAATGTACACGTTGTCTTCGGGCTTGACTAGCCGGTTGTGATTCTCCAGCAGAGCGGCGTCCATTTCCTCGACGGTGCTGAACGGTCTGTTCGCATACTCAAGGATGTTCGCGTGCCCGAAGTGGTGGTCTGCCGAGAACCAGTATTTCATAGGAATCCTACGCCAGGTTCTCCCGTAAAGAGAGGGTCATAATCGGGAACGAGTCTGTCATCGTCATGTCGCATGACTTGCAGCATCCGCTCCCAGGAGCGGTCAAATGGTTCGTAGACCCATCTGAATGTGTCTACGGTGAAGTCCTCGGGCCGCGCATCCCTCTTGTCGATCCATTGAATGATCCGGTTCGCCGCTCCGTAGACATCCCCCTTTGGATACATCAACGTCGAAAACTTGAGAACCTCGGGAAACGACAACCAGTAGGGGTAGACCGGGATACACCCCATCGTAGTTGCTTCCAACAACGTCCATGATACAAAGTCCTGGTGGGCGCAGTTGAATTGTACCGATGACTCCAACAAGTTCTCGTAGTATTGCTCCTTGGTCTGTCCTACCCTGACGTCGATGACATCCTTGCCGTACACTTTGAGCGCAGTATCCAGCAAGTACAAAAGCCTCGGATTGTTTGACCGCATCTGGGAAGCGGAAGTGGTAATGACGAACTTGATATCGTCCCGTCCTCGGCTTGATACGATCTCTCCGATCACGTTCAGGAAGAAACCGGGGTCTTTCTCCTTGTCCCAGCGAGACGACCAGATCACCTGTTTCTTCCTCTTGGTAGGACGAACCGCCCTAGTATCCACGTGAGTCATGACTTCCTTGGAATTGTAGGGCAGTCCTGTCAAATGGACTGTATCCTCGTCGCCAATTCCCGCGTAGACACACAGGTCACGGAGGCACGTTGACGTGACGAAGATGCCGGACAGGCACTTGGCGTTACCTAGCTCGAAGTGCCGCATCCAATGTCGCATCGGGTACGTGAAATCGTGGATATCGACACTCTGCGCGTGGAGCATCGCGTACATGCGCGGGTGGACGTGCATAAGATCGAAAGCGTACTGCAACGCCTCGATCCCAGGGTGCCAAAAGTCATCGAAGTAAAACACGTCGTTGGAACTGATCTCTCCGTCGTTCAGGAGTCGCAGTGCTTCTTGGACCTGGGATAGCGCCCAGTAGCCACGCCCGCAGGCGTCAAGTACAGAACCAACCGTGATCTCCTTGTTGAGAGAAGATCCCTCAATGCGTCGGTAATCGACTCCATGTTCTCTCCAGTTGCGTTCGAGCCACCCGTCCTCGGCTTTGCTGAGTTGGACGGTGTATCGCTCTGGATAGGGCTCAAGGGGAAAATACCAAAGTCGTCGCATGTCATTCGTCCTCCTCCAGTTGCATCTTGAAGATGCGCAGTTGAAGTGCCTCAATTTCACTCCGGTAGCGTTCCGCTTCCTCCGAGACGTTCTTGAATGCCCTCGTCAGTTTATCCGTAGTGGCTGTGAAATCTGTCGTTACCTTTTTGAGTCTCTCCGCAATGGTCGCCTCCTTTTCTCTCCAATAGGAGACACAGGTGACGGGGTAGCCTTGACACAGATACCGGATCTTCATGCTGAATTCGGAGCGGACTTGTGACGCGTTCGGTTTGCCACACAGTTCGCACGGTTCGTTGGTAACCTCTCTCAGCAGATCGTACACTTCGGGTGGAACTTCCTGTTTGGCCATCAGAACAACTCCTCAGGATCGCACCCGCCGTTGAGAGGATCGTTGTCCAACAACGGCAAAAGCATCCCCAAGTTGCGCAAGGCGTCGATAGCAAACTTGAACTGGGACCGACAGTTCGCCAACTGTTGGCTTAGTTCCTCCCGTTCCTTCTCGACCACCTGAATCTCCCGTCCCCTGTCCACCATCGGTAGTACCTGGTCGACGAGTTCCTCTAGTGATTCTTTTTGCCCAAGCCGGTCGTCATGCGGAAACCGGCGGGCTTCCCAATCGGGAATCGGGCCATGAACCGCGAGGCGTAACCGTTCCCACTGTGCTCTGAGATCCCGTTCATCCTCCTTGATTTTCTTGTCGAGGTCAAGAATCCGACCCCTCAACCTCGTGATCTCTTCCTGTAGTTCCTTCTTGGTCTGCTCTTTGCTCATGTCACAATTCCTCGTCCCCGTCGTACATGGGATCACTCAGAAAGTTATGGTACCTCTTGCCGGTAGCAATGTCGTACCAGTCCATGTCCTGTTGTGCCACTATCTTGAACCCGTCGATGTAGACTCCTTGCATTGGCTTGGCGTCGGTGTAGGACGTATGAACGATGTACGCACTGCGTTTCAGGAAGTCCGGGGCGTGCTCGATCTCCATCACGTCGATTATCTCGATCACGATGCGGTAGTTCATGCGTATGAGAGTGACCGCAACGTCGCAGTGTGCGGGGTTGAGGCCTGTCTCATATCCGGCACCAAAATACACACGCCGAATATCAGGATTCTCTCTCAAATGGCTCCTGATTTCTCGCGGGTTAATGGCAGGTGAACCGGAGGGAACGAACAGGGTGACGGTGCCCCGTTCTGGACCTTCTACTTCATGTCCGATGAACAGACTGTGCTTCTTCTCTACCAAGGGATTATTCCGTATCCCTTGGAAGAACCCGGACAGGGTTTTCCAGCACTCGTCACAGTCCTCCGTTGACATAGGATCGAGCCCGGAATTCAATCGGTTAGGGTTGATGTGCTGATCTACGTAGTCATACCACTCTTCCTTGGAACAGAAAGGATCTTTGCTCATCTCGGCCTCCTGTTGATCTCCTCTCGTGACCTTCGGAAGATGTTGTTCAAGGTAGAACGGAACTCTTCGCTTTGCTCAGGCGTCAATGGAGACAGTCCCCTCCTTTCTCGTTCCGGGTTGACGCAGTTCGCTATGTACCTGTCCCAGCTCTCCTTGGGATACATTTCCTCGCTCATCGTATCGCCTGCATCAACTCCGCTCGGGCAGCGGGATCTGTCTTGAATGATCCCCGAAGATGGTTAGACACCATGATGGAGTGTTGCTTACTGACTCCTCTCATCCTCATGCAAAAATGCTCTGCCTCAATTATACACGCGGCAGCGATTGGCGTTAGGTGCTGCATGAGAGTGTCTACCACTTGGTTCCCTAGTCTCTCCTGGACCTGTAGCCTGCGGGCGAATATCTCCAAGAGCCTAGCGAGCTTGGATACCCCTATGATTTTCCCCTCAACAGGGATGTAGGCAATGTGAGCCTTCCCGACGAAGGGGAGCATATGATGCTCGCACATCGAGTACAGCTCAACGTTCTTGAGAAGGACCATCTCGTCATGTCCCTCCCCGTCAAACGTCTTGAACACATCTGCGGGGTTCTTGTTGTAGCCAGAGAACAGTTCATCCCATGACCGTACGACACGGGAAGGCGTTTCTATCAACCCATCTCTGTTCGGGTCTTCGCCTATGTGGATCAAAAGTTCACGCACGCACGTCTTCTTGTGGTCTATTTCCATGACCCGTATCCTTCTCAAAGTGGCACCCCCAGTCCGCGAGGGAGCTGGGGGTGCCGGGTTGGACGGGAGTCGGGGGATGCTCCCGTCCTACTTGATGGAGAGGTGGCCCTTCTTGTCCTTGACCACGATGTCTTTCTTCTCTTCGAGGTGCTTGATGTGCGCCTTGACTCGCGCCTTGCTCTGCGAGGTCACGCGCCCGAACTCCTTGCCGACTTTCTCGGCGATTTCATCGAGCGTTCCGCCCTTGACGAGGAGGTCGTCGATGAACGCGGCCTGCGATCCGACAAAGTGACCGAACTTGTTCTTCGTGCCGGACTTGATGAGGTTGCTCTCGCCGGTGCCCTTGGCCTTGCCCTTCTTGGCGGGTTTCTCTTTGCCCTTCGCTTTGCCCTTGCCCTTCTTGGCCGGGGGAGCTTCCTCTTCCTCATCCTCGTCATCGTCCTCCGACTCATCTTCGTCGGAGTCCTCATCCTCGTCTTCCTCTTCCTCTTCCTTGGCGGGCTTCGCTTTGGGCTTCGCCTTTTCCTTGCCCTTCGCTTTGCCCTTCTTGGCGGGAGGCGCTTCCTCCTCCTCCTCCTCCTCATCCTCGTCCTCGGTGCCCTCGTCCTCATCTTCGCCTTCGTCCTCGTCCTCGTCCTCGTCATCGGACTCGGCACCGGGTCGCTCGTACCCGAGGTCTTCCAGGGTAGCCCAGGTCGCTTCCTTGAAATCGTCGCCTTCCTCGATCTCTTCCGCGTTCGCGAGGATCGCGTCCACGAGTTTCTGCCCTTTCAGGCTCGTGTCGATGGGGGGCTCCAGGCCCATGGAGTCGTTCATGTCCTTCGCCGCTTTCACGAGTGCGCTTCTTGTTGCCATGATATTTCCTCCTCTGTGGGGTGGAGAGACAGGCTCTCCGGGGTTTTGGGGCTGCGTCGCCCTGCGTCGTCGGGTAATTATACATGGTTACCCGGCATCCGTTGACTGGAAAAAATGCACTTCCACAAAAAAAGTTTTCCGCCCAGTCTCTTTAGCGATCCGAGTCTTCCACGAGTCCGATGATCTTATGGAGTTGGAGGTTCAATACTCCGTCCGTAGTAAACTCGGACATGAGGCCCGCCAATTCGGCGGGGTCCATCACTCCGTACATGGGTGAGAATGCAAAGGTAGCACAACACCGATCACTCTGCAACTGATTTTTTATTGCCAGCGCAGAAAAGAAATCGTTGCGGTCACGGATGACGAACTTTACAAAGTCGGCAGGACTCAGATTCATGAAGACTGCCGAGTCCATATGACGTTCCATTCCAGACGAGTTCAGCTTCCAATCCACCACGAAGTTCGCGTATTGTGTCAGAACATCCGAGATTGGGATGGAGCCGTTCGTCTCAATCGTTGTTCGATACCCGTGATGGTACAAGACCGCTACCAACTCCTCCAAAGACTTCGTTTGCAGTAGAGGTTCACCGCCGGTGATTGTTACCTTGAAGGAGTCAAAGTGTAGCACTCGACGGAGAATGGCTGCGGTGTCCATGAGACCGCCTTTTCCATACGAGTACGTTGTGTCACAGTACGAGCACCTGAGATTACATCCCGCGAGACGGATGAAGGTAGTCACCCTCCCTTGGTGACAAGCGTTGACTTCACCATCTATGGAGCGGAAGATGCTGGTTACCCGGAATGTCGCCAGGTGGCCCAACTGTCGCAAGTCTCTGTCAGACGGACACTTTTCACATAGTTCTGTTCCGGCAGGTTCGCCATCACTTCGAAGGCAATCCACTCCACAAGTCTTTCCGCAGTCGGTCTGCTCCATTTCAGTACCTCATTAAGCATTTGGTGATCAAGACGTTCAACGATGGGACCGACGATCTTCTTCAGATCGCCGAAGTCGATGACCATGTCCGGGTAGTCGGTGTTGGCATAGGCTTCCTTCAATCCTACCTCAACCTCCAACCGGGCGTTATGGCCGTGGACGTTCTTGCACTTCCCAGGATGCCCTTCCAGGTAGTGCCCATAGCAGAAATCAAACGCTTTGGTTACGGTGATCTCGCACGACTTGGCTACTGCCATTGCTTACCTCCTTTCAGAAACTCGCTAGGTTGGCGCGACAGATAAACGGTGCTTGGAGCACCGTCACGGTAGCCTCGGAATCAAAGTCGTCGTCCCGAGCCAGCAGGACTCCAATTCTCATTATCCCTTCACGCTTCTCTTTGGGTGTCTGGTTCAACGTGAGCATGGCCGTGACGTGTCCATACTTCCGTTTGTCCTCGCTGAAGTTCTTCAGCCCTAGCGTCGTCGTATCATACGACTCGGCGTCAGCCTGTGTGGCGGTAATCACGCACGCCTTCCGACGCTGAGACAACCGACGTAGTGCCTTCCACTTGTTGTTTTCTTGGTGTCTGAACTCGTTCGGTGACCCTTGCTCTGGGATGAGGATGTCCGCGTAGTCAACTAGAATGACATCTGGTACGAACCCCTCTTTCTCCCAAATATCCAACTGCTGATCTATCCACGTTACGCTTACCGTGTCGTTGGGTTGGCATTCGAGACGTATCTCTCCAGCCTTCATCTTCTGTCGTTTGAACTTCTTGCTGATGTTGATCGCTTCTGTTATGGATAGTTGCTTGACTGTTCTTCTCTCGTAATGGACGACTGGCTCCCATGTCTCGGGTTTGGTGAATGGAAGTCGTCTTGTTGTCTTGCAAGCCGTACATGGCTTGTATCCAACTTTCTCCGCTTGCTGGCATATCTCATTCGGCGTTGGATTACGACGTTTCTTCTTCTTCTTGGAGTCGCCATCACCGTTCTCCTCGTCATCGAAGAAGTCCAACCCTAATGCTACTCTGTTCTCCCTGTGTTTCAAACCACATTCGTCGCCTCGGTTGTAGAAACAATCCAACACAGGGAAAAGTTTGTCACCGCAATACCTGGCTCGGAAGTTCCTTCTCGCCACATAGATCTGAATGCGGCGGATCATTTGGTTCTTGGACATGTCTCCCACGCCGAAGAAAGCCACCCGACACTTCTGAGTTACTGCTTTCATAGCGAACTCTATCAGCCATGTCGTCTTGCCTCTCTTCTCAGGTCCAAGTATCCCGATGAACGATTCACGGTACAGTTGCGGGTCGATAAGAGCGCCCAATGCCCCTCGCATACGGAACAGAGGTTCTTGGGTGTCCTCGAAAGCCTCTGTGATTGCTAGTTCATCCCCTATAGGGTCCACAAAGGTACGCGACCCGAGCCCTGCGGGGCTGAACGAGGCGATCATGTGCTCTGCATCGTCCAGTGCCCCGTGTGAGATAGCAGCGGCGATGTCTTCACTGATGTGTTTCAAGGATTGCTTGCGGAGTCTCTTGACTGTTCTGTCTATGAGGTAATCTGAGTTGAACTTAGATTGGTCGTGCTCGCTTGAGATGTCTGCTAGCAGTTCTCGTATCAGATCCGCTCGTTGCGGATCCAACGAGTCCCGCTCATGGGAAGCGAAGATGTCTTGGATGTCTTCACCGGGTGCCTTTTCAAACTGTTCATAGTAGTCTAGGCACCATTGAGCTACCGTTCTGACCGCCGGAACCTCTATCAGCTCATCGTCATACAGAGGCGCGATGGCTCTCAAGAAGTGGTCCGACACTATCATTCCAGCAACAATTCTACGTTCTATGTCATTATCAACCTTACGTTTCTTCCATTTAGCCACAGAAGAACCCTCCTGCCCCCGACGCGAGCCTACCAACTTCAGTTGGTTCGGTCGCCCGTCACGAAGCTAAAGTTGAATCGTTTCGATTCGTGTTGAAGGAATTGGCGGAAGATGGGAGATGATACGCTAGCCATCTTGATCGAACGGGATTGGATCCAGCGTTGCTTCTCCAGCCACTCAATGTAGGAATCGCATACAGAATATACATCAGGGTACTCTTGGATGAACAACTTCCTGTGTTGTGGTAACTCTATATCGTCCTTGAGTCTCTCGTACCAGAGTACAATCTGATCTACTTGACTGGAGAGAGCGAATGCTTTCCCGTTGATCCTAGATTCCGGCCCGAGGAAGTCTTGGAAGAGTCCTACTGTGGCTTTATCTTTGGTAGGAAGTTGATCTGGAGTTACAGGTTTGAGATACTTACTACGGGTTTCTTCAGTATCGAATGGAGTATCACCATTTGACGGGAATGGAGATTTCTCTCCTTGACTTATAGCCCAACAAAGTCTAGTCATTGCTAGTTGAGGTGTTTCTCTAACCAATTGACCTGCTAGCCTATCCTTTTGACTGGGTGTAAGTGGACGTCCCAATTCACTACGATACTTCAGAAAGTCTCTCCATGCTTCTTGAAACTTTGTATCGTTCTGAAATATGGCAGGAAACAGATGTCTGTTGGCAGGTGGTTTTGTTCTCTTACTACGCTTCGCGTGCGCGTTTTCACTACTATGAGTATTACTGTGTCTGTTTTTTATGGATAAGGTTTCTTGTAAAGGATATGCACCTTGAAAAACCTGTTTAGGATTTTCCGGTTTAGGTGATTTGGTTCTCTTTGACTTGATGGGTTTGTCCACCGTGTCCGGAAAATCCGGTTTAGGTGAGTTTTTCCTTGATGTAGCCTTTTTCGTTTTTGGTTGTATCCCCTCGGGGATTTGATCTTCTGAAGCAGGATGTGCAAAGCACCAGAACTCGATACCTTTGAGCGTTCCATCCTTGTGTCGTACTCGTTTCCTGAACACATACCGAAGGACTTCCAACTCTTCAAGTCCCGCTGTTACAGCATCGAGACCATCTTTCGACCTGGCAACTATATCCTGCATTCTCCATTCCCAACCGTCCGGTCTGGTTAGGAAGTATGTCAGAATGCCTTTGGCTTTCCAGGTTAGGTTGGGATCTTTTTCGATTGCGTAGGTATTGATTGCGCGGAGGTACGGATGGGATGGATCGCCTAGACGATTGATGTTCATTGTCATTGTTTACGACTCCTGAAGTGTTTCCCCTTTGTTCGCATGTACCGCGAACATCAGATGAAAAAGGGTGGGAAAAGGCGACTGGGAGTCAACAGTCGCCTTGGGTCGCCCGTTGAACCCTCCAACTTGGCCGAGTTGGATCCCGACAGGGCAAAAGGATACCACTATGCACCTAGATTATACGATGGCCCCGTCGGTGGCCACAAGCTATCGTATTCCCTGCGACACCATTAGCTTTTCAGCTTCCTCGTCGGGCATCTCTGCCGGATCTTTCCACTCATTCAGTTCGATGATCTCTGTCGAACCGGGCTTTTGAGATAAGATTCTAGCCAGCTTCTCCGCTTCGATACCTGCTTGAGGATCTATACTGGGATTGTCGAACATGACGATACGCCTCGGGTAGCGGAGCATCATCTTCACTTGCTGAATCGTAGTGCTCACTCCAAACGTTGCAACGGCACCTGGACCTAGTCTCCAAACATCAAACAGTCCCTCTACGATTATGATCGTATCAAAGGGAACCTCGTCAATGCCGTACAGGATGTGCTTATGATGGATGGTCTCCTTCTCCATCTCACAGGCTTTGTACTTCAACGGCGCCTTGTCAGTTATGTCTCTCCCTTGAAACGAGACAAGAACACCTCCAAGATAGACGGGAGCAATGATTCTGTGCTTGTATGAACCGATTGGTCCTGTCCCTTGCAGCTTCCATTTCTTTGTCAATGCTACGGGTCCGAACCCTCGACCTTTCAAGTAGAGCTTATGGCGCCTCGAAAGGGGACCGGAACCGGAGGGGAGACTAGCCTCTATTCCAGCCTGTGCGTGTTGGTAAGGGGTTAAATTTCGACTTTTCGGGCGTCCCGAATATCTTTTAAGGGTAACGCCCGGAGATTGCTGGGAATCGGCTGACAACATCTCGATTACTTCATACGGATGATGCCACCCGCATCTCCAACAATGCCAGAAGTTCTCTTCGAGATTGAAACCTAAATGCCAGCCGGGGTTTCCCGAACAGAATGGGCATACTGTTTGGATCCACCCCGACTGGCAGTGTTTGTGACCCTCCGTCAGGAAGGGAATTCCATTGTCTACCAGGAAGTCCTGGACGGAGAAGACACGGGGAGCGCGTTTCATTCTTTATCCCAGTCAGGATTCGATGCGAGGTGAATGCTGACAGCTTTGCCGTCTCTGCATGGCTTGCAGTCCTCGCACTTGATTCTCTTGTGACGATGAGCGCACGCTTCAGCATACATGAAACAAGCTCTATCGTGACAGTAGAAAATCTTGGATATGTCGTACTGGGAACAACTCAAATCCAAAGGAGTGATTGTCTGCCCGGTGGAGGCGCACCGTCTCTGGGCAGAGAGAGGGTTCTTGAAGTCGTAAGAAATGGACATTCCCTTTCTCCAACCGATGCACGTTCGGCAGGAGGGAGTGAACTTGGGCCGCTTGGTTCTAGTAGAGGCTTTCTTCAATGGCTGTTTGGTCCTCCGTTTCTTGGCAGGAGGAGGAGGAGGCTTGGTCCTCCTCCTCTTTGGAGCGGGTTCTGTCGATGCCGCGTGTTTGGTTCTTGGCATGTCTATGCCTCCTTGGCTGCTCTGACGCCTTCTGCAAAGGCGTCCAACCAATCCCACAGGGTTGCCTTGGTACCGAAAGGAGATTTGGTGCATCCCATAATGTGGATCTTGTACCCGATGCACGGGTAATGATCGATCTCGACATTGGCATGCACCATTTCTCCTACCATGTGCGCTTTCTTCCTGAGCATATCCATCGAGACTTTATTCATCCCCCTCCTCCATTAAGACTTCCCCCGTGGCTGGGTGCTCGATTCGCACGTCCAAAGCCTCTTTGTAGGGAACGATCCCGACGAAGTCCACAGGATCGCAGTCCATCGGCTCTCCGTCAGAGAGCCGGAACATCCTGATCTCGCGTTCGTTGTCGATTGCCGTGAACAGCATGAAGTCCTGGGACTCGACGACGTACATCAGCTTCCAGAGTTTGTTGCTTCTGTCAGCGAGGATTGGATACAGGTCATACTGCGCTTGCTTGTGCGCCTCCTTGTACCCTTCACGATTGTCTCGATACCACCGCAACGTCTTGTTCATATTCCCTCCCTTTCCTTGAACATAGACAGGAGCATCGACAGCATGGCTCCCTGTCCAGGTGCCTTCCCGTCCAGTACCCTGGAGAAGACATCACGTTTCGCATCCAATAGGTAAGCGATGTCCTCTTCAATCGTACCGGCAGCCAACAAGTAGTACGCAGAGATGGAGTCAGACTCCTGACCGATTCTGTTTACCCGGTCCTCTGCTTGATCGTGATCCCCCGGAGTCCACCATAACTCGGTGAACACGGTAGAGTCAGCAGCGGTGAGGTCTATGCCTTCCTTTGCTGCCTTGGTGCCGACGAACAACTTGATTTCTGGGTCTTTCTGAAACCGATCTACTATATTCTGCCGATTGGACGGAGCCGTCCCACCGTCGATCTTGACCGCGATCTCTCCGTAGCGATCCATGAAGTAGCTGACAGCTTCCTTGTGATGACAGAACAGAACCAACTTCTTGTCGGTATCCAAGTAGTTGTCTATCCAGTCTGCCAATCCGTTCACCTTCCCCGCGAAGGCGAGACGTTTGAGTGTGTTGATCTTGACTAACGCCTCTGCCCTCTTGGCTCTCTCGTACTTCTTGAGGTCTATCGACTTGAGGAACCCGAGGAAGTCTTGCTCAGCTTTGCGGTATGTCACGGCGTTCTCAATGTCCAATGGAACTACGATCCTCCTCTTGGGAGGAAGGTCCTTCAGGACATCTCGCTTCATACGTCGGATCATAACCGACTCGGTCAGGATCTTGTGTAGCTCAGCAGTGTTCGAGGCACCCCGCATGTTCCAACCGTAGCCGTCGTGATGTCCCTCACAGTATCGTTCACAGAACCGCATGTAGTTGGGGAACAGACCGGGCTCGATTAGGTTCACTGCATTGTAGATCTCAACCGGCCTGTTCAAGAAGGGCGTTCCCGATAGAGCTATGAAGTGCGGGACTCCTCTTGATAGGTGCTTGATATTCCTCGTCCGCTGAGCTTTGTTCGTCTTGATGTAATGAGCTTCGTCGAGGATGATCGTCATCAGCTTCGCTGCCTTGAGGGTATCCATCCACCCTCCCAAGACATCGTAGTTGATGATGTTGATGTCGCTGCTTGGGCGTTTATTCCCAGGCTTCTTGCCGCTCAGAACGCGAACACGCGGACGATCCATCCACTTCCTTGCTTCCCGTGCCCATTTGAGCTTTACTGAGGATGGGCAGACGATCAATACAGGTCTTGCTTCGGGATGCAACTGGAGCCATGCTAGGGCTTGCATCGTCTTCCCAAGGCCCATATCATCCCCTACCAGGGCACGACCCTTGCGACTCTCGATCCATGCAACCCCGTCTTTCTGGAACGGCATCAATTCTCCGCCCAGTCCTGGGATGTCCTCCACTAAGTCATAGATGTCATCGTCAGGGGGTTGCGTGAGACGTCTCTCCCAATCGAGAACCTCTTCATCGAACCTGAAATCTGCGTCCCGTAGGATCTCCATGGACTCAAGAGACAACGTAGCTGTCCAGAATCCCCTGCCCGGTCCTGTAGGATTCCAGCGGCGACCCGACAATCTCTTGACGTTCGCTACTGTGACAGGATCGAATGGGAAGGTGACGTGAAGCTTGCCGTCCTTCAGTTCACAGAATTTCTCTTGGGGAGCGTCGAGCACGGGTTGGGAGAACTTCTTGGTTATCTTCTCCGGTATGTCGATGGCCTCGTCCGATGGTTCCCGTGCTCTGATCATAGAGATGGGCATCCATCCCTCGAATCGGATGTCTTCAATCTGCCTCTTCAACCACTCGATGTTCTCTTCCGTGAGGGGGACGTTCCAGTAGTGCTTGCCGCACTCTGGCCCGATCCCGAGAACCCTACTGACAGGGTGGGTGAGGGTTCGTCCGCAGTGCCAGCAGACGATGTGACGTTCGGTGGTTCCCCGTCCATAGACGTACAACGCCTTGGGAGTAGACTTGAGCACCGTGCCGACAAAGGTTGCCGGCCAGTTCTTCTTCCTGGCTATGTACGGGGAGATGGTAAAGCGTTCGGCTTTCATGCCAATGTTTTCCTCCTTCTTCCTGGCAGCCCCAGGACGGTGAGGGTTTCCCTCTATTATACACCTCAGAGGGTTTGATCGGAAGGCCGATGCTGCCTCCGACACCAGGTCGGAGGCAGGACTGCCCATCGATCAAGTGCTACAGTGTACCTCGGGCACCACAGTCGAGGCAACGCCACTTGAACTCTTGGTCTCCGTTCCTGTACACCACGTTCTCATGTGCCCACTTGCCTTTGGCTTCAGGAGGTTTCGGATTGTTTTTGGAGCAGACGTTCCAGCCTGCATCCCCGGCTCGATCCCAGAACTTGGGTGCAATGTTCCCCGCTTGCTTCGTTCTCATAGCCATATCTCCTGTGGCAGATCCTTGACAGCCAGGCGCAATTCATGCAACGCGCGACGACGGCAGTAGTCAGGACTCGTGAATGCTTCCCCTCCCATGGCGGGCATCCTGACGTAAATGCCGGTCCCGCCGTGAACGATGTGCGCAAGTGTGCCCTTGCGATTGACGAGCATCTTCCACTCGTTCGTCTTGATGAGTGGCAGTTTCTCGTTGAGCAACGAAGCTCGCAGGTCACAGCCCTCCCTGACAGTGAAGTTATCCTTCCAATCTCCGGTGTTCCTTCCTCCGAGTGGAATCATTATTCCACCTCCCTTATGTCCCAGAACTCGCATTTGATGTGATGTCCTAGTTGGATGGTCGCGCCGCACGCAAGGCAGGTTCCCTCTTCATCGGCGCACAGGTTCGGGGCGTCCAACTCGTACACGGTCTTCCAAGTGCCGTCTCCCATGCGCTTGTCAACGCGGAGCCCCTTACTCATGTCTCCAGTCCTGACTACCGACACTCTGTAAGGCCCGTGATCGAGTTTCAAGTTGCTGTCGTGGCCTTGTGTTAGGGTCGGGAGCATCGTGATTGCATCGATCAAATGCCACGGCCCAAGGTCTTGTATCTCTGTCATGGCAGCAACTCCTCGGGCACCGTGTCTGGCCTCACGATAGCGATCCACCTCGAACCGATGATCTGGTCGTACGTTGCCGAGATGAGGACTTGTGTTTCATCGTCTCTGAAGATCGCCTTGAAGTGGATATCGGACAGGTGAAACATCATCAGCTTAATACGGTTGAGGACTTCCTCCGTGGGCTGGACGTACCCGTAGCAGTAACCACGGCCCCCGGAGATCGAGATCATGGGACCGATCCGCACCACACGCCCCTCCGAGTTCTTCCACAAATGAGCTGGAAGCGTTTCCTCTTTCCCCGAGCGGATCCACTTGGTGAAGACTTCCTTGAAGTCGGTGTACTGAGGAAACAGGAGGGGACGATCACCGAAGAGTTCGATGTCGCCGTTTTCCAACCCGATGCCGTAGGTCAAGGCTACTCTATCCCACTCGTCATCGTCGCCGCTGGGTACGATGAACCACTTGATCCTGTGACCTTCTGGCATGTTGTCTGCTGGAGTGACACACAACTGATGTCCCTTGGGAATGAGTTTTGGTTCTCCTCCTTCCCAAGGCAGGCGTGTGTCGATGTCCCGAGTGGCCCTTCCGTAGAATCTATCCATGCTTCTCCTCCTCTGAGGACACCTCTTGGCGGCGTTTCAACTGCTCGAAAGTTACTCCGCGAAGGGGTCCGTAGTCATGTCGCAATGGATTGTCTGGTTCGAGGAATCCGGTCTGGAGAACTGTTCGGCTCTGGCGGAGTCTCGCCACGTACTTGCTTCTGGCGTACCTGGAGACACGTTCCGCTTTCTTCGAGAGCCAGTACCAGAATGTTTCTCTCATTCCAAACCCTCCTCCAACTTCGACGTTCTCGGGTTTCTCCCCAGCCAAGCCGTAGCCGCCACGACCCAGGCTCCGCTGAAGTTCTTCTGGATGTACTCCCAGACATCGTGTTTGGAAATGTCCGGGTTGGCAGAGTGTGTCCAGTGGATGCGGTCACCGGCGAGGTCGCGAATGAAAGCGGCGTCGTTGATGAGCTCGTCGGCGTACCATCCAGACAGGTCCGTCACTCCGTCACGGCGGGCCTTGCGAAGTTTCTTGGTAGCTTCCTCGGAGAATGCGTGTCCATCCTCAAGGAACTCCTCAGCCTCCGTGGAGGCTGTCTCAAAGGCAGCGTCTTCCAATGCTCCTTTGATGGCGTGTGCAACGTCTTCCGCTGACTTATACTTCTCACCGTACATGGACCTACTCCTTTCTCCCTGCTTCAGCAGGGCTGTGGGGTTGAACATCCTATGCTGCCCCCCTCCTGAGAGGGGGACAGGAAGAAGGCTCAACCAGAACTACTTGTCTTTCCAGAGCACCCGAGCTTCGACCGGCACCACCCTCATTTCTGTAGGGAACAGGCGGATCTGACCCGTCGCGAGAAGCACTCCCTTGGAAGTGTTGACTCCCAACATCTGACGCTTCTTGATGGTAACGTATACCTGGCACGTTTCCATCTTCATGTACACGTCATTTCTGTCGGGTTCCCGAAAGCACTGTCCATACTCGATGGAGTCGATGCACTCCGTCTCGATCAGTACATTTTCGCACTCGACTTTCATTCTTTTGGTCTCCTCCCCCGAGGTGTTTATCCCATCTTCACAATGAGCGTCTCGGATTCGTTCGGTGTTGAGTTTGTTGACCGAGTCCATGTTGCAGAAATGAATCCCGCGAGGTCGGAACCCGGTGATCGTGTGACCGGATGCTGGCATGAGCATGTACACCTCAGGATCTACGGTGATCTTGCTCTCGCTGAGAGTCCTCCGGTAGTAGTCCTCCCAACTTGCCATAGAGGAGGGGCTCTGGCGTATGGCTCGTTCCATCTCCGTCGTTTCTCTGTGAAGATGATGTGCCAAGAGGTCTACCCAGTTGGGCTTGTCGATCCTGGACAGCATCTTGGCTGTGTTGGAGATGCGGCAGAAGCCATACCCCGTGAGCCTTTCGGCATCGAGGTTGGGGAATTTAGAGCTCATCGAACTCGCTCGCTGCCACTTCGTTGGTCTTGACGGTGTACTCAACCGACCGTTCGCAGTGGACGCACTTGACGTCGATGCTCGCCTCCAACCAGAAGAGGCGCTTGGCGTACCTGCCGCCGCCCTTCTCCATGACCTCGAACTCGGGTTCGTCCACTTCCTCGAACTCTTGGTCTTCCTCGTCGCAGTCAGGGCACTCGAAGTCCTCGCTGATGGAGAAGAACGCTTCCTTCTTCTCTTCAGCACAGCACTCCGACAACCTAGCCAGCCGGATCTCCGCTTCCAGGTGGCCCCCCTCTGTCTCGAAGTCCCAACTCTGAACTTCGGGTTCGCCCTCTTCCAGTGAGCAGAATGTGTTGCAGTTGTCACATCTCGTTGCGGCCATGTGTACCTCCTCTCAGGTTTGTGGCAAGACACCCTTGCCGTGGTAGGAATAGTAATCATCGGTGCCGTCGCCGATGATCACGTGGTCCAGCAACCGCAGTCCCAGCAGGAAGCACCCCTGTTGGAGGCGTGTCGTTAGCTGGTTGTCCTCGTCGCTGGGATCTGCATGACCGGTGGGATGGTTGTGGATCAGGACAATGCCGTGTGCTTTGAGCACAAGAGCGGGACCAAACACTTCCCTGGGGTGTACCAAAGTTCCGCTCAGTGTCCCTACCGATGTGGTGTAGATGCCGATGGCATGGTTGCGTGCATCGACAGCAATGACAGCGAACTGTTCACATCCGTTGTCTTGGAGATGCTGCCGTGCGATCTGCACCACAACGCTACTGTGATTGATCTTCGGTAAGGACAGGGCTGGCGGTCCCTCTCGTACCATGCTGATCCTGTACGAGGGAATTTCAATGTACTTCGGGGACATCTTTGGAGCCGGTTTTGTCCTCGCCATCAGCGCATCGCCTCCTTGAGTTCGTTCGTTACCTTCCAGCACTTATGCCATCCCCATCCCAGTGCCGTCTGCATGTGGAATCGCAGTCGGGACCGGATGGCGCCAGGTTTCTTCTCTTCCAGAAGCCCGACGACTTCCTCTGGTGCTTGAAGGATGATCCGAACGATCTCTTGAGCCTCCGCTGACAGGCTCGCTATCGTTTCCTTGAACGCTAGCTCTGCGAACGGGCTGGGCCCGTTCTCCCTGTCAGGGATCTCGTCCACCAACTCCTCGTGGAAGTTCCTCACGTGCTCGTTCTGTGCCCAGGTAATCAGCGCGTTCTCCACACACTTGTACACCCAGGTGTTGATCGAGGACTTCTCATCGTCGTAGCTGCCCAACGCTACGGCAAAGGCGACCAGGGCTTCCGACTCCAACTCGTCGTAGGGCAACCCTGTGGTTTGAGCAAAGGACCGAGCCCTGGCTCTAACCAATCCGATTAACTCTGGCGTCACTACAATCCCTTCACTCATGCTACTCCTCTCTCCCAGGTTCTCCTGGGCTGTGGGGTGAGACTTTATCAGAAGGGACGAAGTCACCCTCGTCCCCTCTGGAATGCCTCACATAAGGGTGAACTGCATTGTGCAATTGACACACGTGAAAGAACCGTTGCCGTTGGTAGGCGGGCAGTATCCATCCAACGGTTCGTCTATGTCCTTGGAATACTTTCGAGCTAAGTGATTCTCGTGTTCGCAGTGAGGGCAGTGTGCGTATACCAATAACATCAACTTCTTTGGAGTCGGTTTCATTTGCCTCTTGCGTGTTCTCGCCATTTCCGCCTCCATTCTTTGTTGAATCCTACCCTGATACCCTCCTCGTACACGTCCCAGACATCATAGGGTTTGATCTGCTGTGCATCGTTGAGATCGCTGGCCGTGAACTCGAACGGGGAGAACTGGCGATTGTTCTCCTCGGCTTGCCAGCACCGGTGGAGGAAGACTACCTCCTGGTCGTTCTTGTCTTCCACGATCTTAATGTCAAGATCGTGGTCGTCAATCTCTTCCCCGATCTCAGGGAAGTCCTGGTAACTGGCAATGCTTTCTCCTCTGTCGCGGCCTTCTTCATAGATTTCTTTCTTGTTCATGTTCCCTCCTCATGCACCATCCTGTGCGTTTCCTCCTTGTGGAAGTTGAAGTACGAGAACAACCGGAACCTGTCCCAACCCAGCGTGCGTCGGCAGTGTCTGATAGCACCGCGCACTGTCTTGAGTTGAAAGAGAACCCTGTGACTCGTTCCCAACGGTTCCTTTCCCTCATCGTTTGGAACGTAAGCGTAGAATCTCATCGTCACTCCCCCTTGTAACAATCATCGAGGTTGTGGTTGGCTCTGTCTGTCTCAGGGACAATCGTTACCAACCCCAAGTCCTCGATTTTGGTCGTTCCCGGCTCGAACCAATAGCCGGGACCGTCGTAGTCAGCGTCCAATGGATCGGTGCTGACCTCCATTGCTTGCATGGCATCGACACTAACCAATCTAGTGACGAGTTCTCCATGCCTGTTAGTGCCTCTGAACATTCGGTACTTGTTCATGCGATCCTCCTCTTGACTGTGCTCCTTCAGGAGCAGGTTGAGAAACCGAGGAAGGGGACGAGGTGACTCGTCCCCTCGACTGCGCCTCAACCTACTTGCTGAGCTTCTTGATAAGCGAGAGTCGCTTGGTCTTGCAGCAATTCTCACCCCCATCCTCATATCCACAGGAGAGGCACACATCCATATTGGCCGGGTTGTTCGGACAGTTCTCCATGTGCCTGTGGAACTTGGTTGCGTCCTCCCGACCTCGTTCATCCTTGTCGCACTTGATTGTTTTGGAACAGAACACGCAGAACATCATCAGTCCTCCCACAGTATGCTGAGGTCTTTGCTGATGACCCCAAGCCGAACCTTGTCACCGCCGTGCTCCTTCATCCAGACAATGTAGTCCATGATCGACACACGGGACAGACCTTTCCACTCCGGGTCTGTCTTGTGCTTGAGAAGCAGAGCTTGGAAAGCACCCGTTACGCCGGCCAACAGGAAGTCGTCGGGCTCTGGACACTTGCTCTCTTGACCGTTCTCGATGAGGGGATCGGGCATTGGACAGTTGATTGCGAGTCTCCAATCTTCCTCGAACGCTGCCCTGGCGTCGATTACCGGGCACCCGACCATGTCAGGGTAGCTACCCTTCTCGCCGTTCTGGAGAGCTTTGACAAAGGATTCTGGAGAGTCATACCCGCTGATGCGGTATGTCGTACGTGGTCTGCCGTGCTGAGCTCCGTAAGAATCATCCTTGGAGCACTCTACTCCGTGCCCTCCCAACCCGAAGGACACCAAATGTGCAATGTCAGCCATCTCCTACCTCCTTCTGAATAATGCTCCGCGTGATGCGAAGCAGTTCGTTGATCTCTTCCAGCATGGCATCGTCCATTCGCTCGGGATTTCTGTTGACGAGTTCCTCGATGCGCTTGGTAACATATTCCCAATGCCGTTGTGCCAGGAGTTTCCGGGCCGCGGCCTCCAAGATGTGGACGGGCTTGCCGAAGATACCAGCTTCGTCATAACTCCAGACGTAGTAGCTGGTACCTATCTGCAACTTCCTCAGCTTGTCCGCCCAATCTTCTGGGACCGCGTAGTCGTAATTCTTCAGGGAGGTGTAATTGTTGATGACGTCTAGGCTGGTTACCATGCGCTCCTCCTTGCCTCTTCAGAGGCACTAGGGGTTGTTGGCCGAACGATCTTACCCCCAACCGAAGTTGGGGGCAAGGGCGAGGGTCAACGACCGTAGGCTCCGTTATCCAGCGCGAACTGGGCCGCTTCGCGGGAAGGATAGTAACCAGATTCTCTGGAGATCGGGCCGCACTGTTCGCACCAATACCCGATGTAATAGGCATTGGAACGACAGATTTGGATCTTCAGCTTCGCGCCACACTCAATGCACGTTGTCTCCGTTCCACCTAGTGTTTCACCGGGCAGTGTCAATGTACTACCTCCTCGTTGATGTTGATGTTGATGGTGCCTTTCTTTCCTATCAGACTGATCTCGATCTCTGTGGCTCCGAGATCCGTGAGACGTGTGATGAGCTCGTCCACGCATTGCTCGAAGGGCTGTCCCAGAGTCGGATCGGCACCAGTGCGCCCGTCCTCGAAACACCAGACGAGCCTGTTGGTGTACGATTCTTGGTAGACGTAAACGTACATCAGTCCACCTTGATCCCGTCCCACAGATCCTCCTTGATCTGCTTTTCCACTGCGTCACACAGATAACGCAGTTGGGAGACGGCCTTCTTGATGAGTCCGACGTTGCCAGATCCCCAAGACATCTTGAGATCGGCGGCCATGTTCTCCGCTAGATCCAACAGTCCCGTGATTTGTTCTCGCTTCGTTGGCTGGACCACTCTAGTCCTCCTTGGTTACGTTGGGAACCAGTGCGCACACAAACGCAAGCAATGCCAACAGTCCACCTCCCACGTAGTCGAAAGAGGAAGTGACATGCTTGTACGCACTGATTGCAATGAATGCTGACAGTGCATAGAACACGATCTTGAAGATCATCTCGACACGATCCAGGTGTGCTGTATGCGCTGGCGCACCGTGCCGTTTGCTGTGCTGAAGACTACCAGGTAGTCCCCAGCCGTTCTGACCGCATACGCGATCTTCTGCATGATTCTCCAGGCTTTGTCCTTCATGATACACCTCCTCTTGGTTGTGCCCCTTCTGGGGCAGGGTGGAGAGAGATGGTCTCAATGCTGCCCTGGTTTTTCCCGGTTTAGGCGAACCGGCACCAGGGCAGGATGAAACTACCTCATCTCGTACCTCCTTTGGTTGCTTGTCGTTCTCAATGAACGCAGCCGAACTGCTTGAGCTCTACTTCTTCTTGCGGTTGACGTTGAGGGAGACGATCACGTCGGCGTGACCGGGAACCGCCGCGAAGCCCGAGGTGGTCGCGATCATGTGCGTCTTCCCAGACTTGGTGGGACCGTTGTCCTGGGACAGGTCGAACTCCAGGGTGAGCTTGTTGCCGTCCACGGTAGCGACGACGTTGGTTCCCAGCTCGGTGGTGTCTTTTGCGCGTGCCATGGTAGATCCTTTCTGGGCATCAGCCCTTGTTTTGGGGCAACGTTGCCCCGGTTGGTGGAACTAGCCTTTGAAGCCGAACTCTTTCTTGAGAGCCGCAAGGACGGCGGGTTTCATGACGGTCTTCCACTCCTGGTAAATCTTGTACCCGGAGCGTTCAGCGAACACGTCCTCCGCGCTGATGTTTGCACGAAGAAAGCTCTCCAGGTCCTTGTGAGGCTCGGCCAATTCGATGATCTCTTTGATCTCCAGGCACTCGTAAAGCGAAGTGCAAGGACCAAAGCAATCCTTGACCTTCAGCGCCGTCTGTTCCGTCATGTCCATCAGTCTTCCTCCGCTTTGGAGCCCCGCTGCTTGGCTCGTTCTGCCCTGGTCTCCCGTGCTCGGGCGATGAGTTCCATCATCTTCTGGAGGAGTTCCCCGCCATCTTCGGCAGACATCTCCAGCAGAACACAGTTGAGATTGAGTCCGTAGTACAGCTCATGTCCCAACTCGGCGGTCATCTTGCACACGCGACCGACCATGTCATCGAGTCCAGCAGGAATCGGGAGCTCCAACGTCTTCGTTTCCGCCAGAGCGATGTTCCGTTCTGTACCACATGCGCCCGATCCGTACTGGTGAGGGCAGCGCATGATACGAACGTTTACCCAACGCTTGCATTTTGGACACTTCCACAAGTCTACCTTTGTGGGCCTTCCCATCATTATACTGCCCTCCTTTACTTGGCAGAGATACAGACTCTTTCCCCATCCGGCGAGGTCAGAATCATGTACTCTCCCTGTTGGAACGAGCAGGCGCGCTCGTTCTTTGTGGGTGTCGTCGCGCATCCTGCCAACAACAGGACGAACGCCAACGCGCTAATCATCGTTCGCATAGGACTCACCTCCATTCTCCTACGGGTTGCGGGTTGAAGTACCGCAGAGAGGCGCGACCAAAGTCGTGCCCCTCGACGATGTTCAACCGAGCTGGCTTTCCAACACAGACTTGAGGATGTGGGACGTTCCGGTCAATTCCTCCGTGGACAATCCCTCGGACATTACCAACTCCAGCTTGTCGAGTTCCAGGATGCAATCGTCCAGGCTATACCTCCCGCAGTTCAACGCCGCGAGGAAGTTCCTGAAGGTGTTCACAATCTGCGCCGGTGTCATGGATATCTTCTCCACAGGATTCTCCACAGGGCACTGTTCAAACTCGGTGCCGCACAGTGAAGCGTTCGCATTCGGACAGTTTTCACAGAGCATTGGTACCTCCTAGATGCGTGTCAATGTTGGTCTAGGCCAAGCGGTTGGACGCCACTCGTACAGGTCACCGTCCTTGGTTAAGATATGCCAAGTTCCCATGTGAGGACCATTGTACTCGACAACCTCCATGCAGGACTTGTCCAGCATCTTGAACAAAATGTGTGAGTACAAACTGCCCTCCAAGTTCCGCATGTTCTTTGCTGCCATTCCACTCCTCCCTACCGGCTGACGTGGATTCCCCCAGGGGTAACCCAGTCGGCCTTGTTGTAGGCCAGCGCGAAGTCGCTTTGGACGTCTCGGAAGCAGATGAAGTAGTTCCAGCCCTGCTTCGCCAACATCGCTATGGCCCGCTTGCGGTCAGCCGCGTTTGCGTAGCCTCTGGTGTGTTCAATGATGCGCTTCATCTCTACCTCTTCTTTGACGACGTTACGTGAACTGTAACGTCTCCTCGGTGGTCGATGATGTCCTTCATTGCCTCTTTGGAGATTTCGTCCCCTGGCAACCACTCGATGCTGTTCGTGATCTTGGTGACCACGTACACAATCTTGGTCGGCTGGGGAATGTGGCGCTCGTGCGCCTCCACATGGAGAGTGACCGGCTTGTGCCTCACTTTTTCCTCCTGTTGAACCACTCCCCGCACTGGTTACACTTTCTGACAGTGTCGGACAGTGGTTTCACGTTGCGGGACTTGCACTTGGGGCACTGACCCCACCCCGTGTCAACTCCCTTGTTGTAGTGGACTCCTGCACGCTCGAAATTGGTCGAAAACGGCATTTCTTGATCCTCCTCTGCTAGGGTTGACTGCCTGGGCCTGCCCTCGTCCAGAGACAAGGACAGGAACAGAGGTCAACGAGAGTGGTCGAGAGGAACCGGGACCATTGCCGATCCCAGCCAGTACAGGTAGCAGTTCAGCCCGTGTTGGGCAATAATGGCCTCGATCACCTTTTTGGCGCTCTTGGACGACGTCGAACGGTGAATCGTGGCAAGGGCACGAGCCTTGCTGGCATCATCCGGCATGGACAACGCCGTTCTGATTCGGGACGGGATGGTTTCGGCCATTACTTCACTCCTTGAACTGAGAGTTTGCACTTCTCACAGACCAGTTTCCGGGGATCGCTTGGAACGCCCTTTGCGGGATTCCAAACCATCACCTGTCGAGAGTCTCCAAAGGCCCATCCGCATTCAGTTGTACCCTTACCGTTTACGAGGTGAATTTTGTGCTTCATTAGAATCCTCCTCTCAGGGACAGCTGGTTCATGACGGGAGCCAAGTAGTACGCGGCCCCAACAGCGAGTGCTCCGAGCCAACCGATTGCCAGCCATACGACATTCATTTGAACCTCCTTCTGTTGTACCGCTTCAGCGGTAGTTGGCGGGCACCGAACTGGTCGATGCCCTACGGATGACCTAACCAACAGCTTCGTCGTATTCACGCCATGCTGCACAGTGTGAATCACATCCGGGGCAGCTATCGTGGTCGCAATCCATGCAGGGATCGTCAATCTCGACAATCGTACCATCCGCCATAGTCGTCTCTCGCATCACTTTTCCTTTCTCCGTCGGATAACCTTGGCCCCGTTCGCCAAGGCTTTCTCTTTGGCCTTCTCCAAAGCATGGTCGGCAAACGCCTTTCCGAAGGGATTCATCTGGTCGTAGCCGATCAATTGGTCGCGCTCCTCTGCGCGATCCGCTTTGGCGATCAAACCCCGCAACTGCTTGGCGTCGTAGGTATATGGGTGGTACCGCTTCTCTTTCTTGATTCGGGGTTTGATCGGACTCTGCATCACCGGGTCTCTGCCGTTCCTTGGAGACCCCACACCAAATCTCTTCGACATTCTTGAACCTCCTTGCAGCAATTGAACAGAACGGGATACAGCTGAATTTTTCCGGGTAGGAACGGACATTGGAAAAGTCCATCTGAATCCTGTTCTACTCTTGGTCGTATAGGGGAGAAGCGTCGCGCACGTGAGCTGGTCGTCCGATCCTCGCGGGTACGGCTAACGTCACCCCCCACCTAGCCCGTTGACCCCGCCGCTCCGCTCCAGGTGGGTTGCACCTATCTTGGCAGAGCTCCAACCCCGTGCGGCCTAGCTTGAACAGATGGCGTCGGCGCGGTATTGGAGAGGTGGCCTGCGTGGACTTCCGATACTCTTGGTGGCCCGTATCGGGCGCAGGCTCGTTGGGTTAGGAAGTGAGCATATTTCGCCCAAATCCCGCGTGCTGCGACTCCCGTTGTCAAAGACCGATCCTGCGGTTGACCCCCCCTGACAGGGCGCTCCCGTGGCCGGAAGCGGCCTGTCAGGGGAAGGGTCGGCCTGGGCGGCCGATCCTTCCTGGATCCCGACTTGCGCGGTAGGCTAACTGGCGCGGTATTCTCCCGCTTTTTCGGCCGCTTGCATGGTCGCCTGGTTGAAGCTGAGGCTACCGTCGGCCGCTTCGATAACGATGGAACCGAATCTTTTCGCGAGGTGGCGAAGGTGGCACTTCACGCGGCCGATGAGCGCCTTATGGGCTTCTTGTCCGTGGCCGCCACGGCCGCTGTTTTTCCTTTGCGCTTGTGGGTACTCGCCACCGGCTTTGCCGATGTGGAGCTCATCGGCAATACCGCGAATGTCACGGCCGCCAAACAGGATAAGGGAATCAATCCTGGCCGCCTGGGAGTCTACATTGTGACCGAGAAAGTTTTTCTGTGACATGGTGTTCTACCTTTCTGACCGCCTCAGCGGCCGTCGGTTTCCGCGAATCGGGCTGATCCGCGGGGTGGAACTTTTTATTTTTTAGTTATGCGCGAAGTGTGCCGAAGAGATGAAATCGCGCTGAAAAACATTGTTTGTTTCAGTCGGATCATCCCGCAATCAGCCGGAATCGCCCGGAAACAAAGGGAAAAATTATTTTTGCCTATGCTAAGATTTCCAACAAAAATCACGGCACATCAATTGCACAGCAAACGATGTTTTCATGAAATACTGCGCGAACACACACACCTCATGGACGCAGTTTGCTCTTACAAGTGTTACAAACCAGGGACTTTTCCGCGAGAATACAGGCTTTTTTGCACTGTGCGAAATCGCGCACCCCTACTGCGCAGAATCGCGCAGTATTCCAAGCAAAGCATGATTCGCGGTACTAGACTGGACAGCCCATCGCTTATCTATTACATAAGGGAAAACGAGTGTCAGTTGACAAACGCCACCTTTGCAGAAACAAACATGACACTTTCAGGGGATCAAGAAAAGGGAAAACGATACCTGAACGGGATGGGCGGGAATGTATGCAAAGGAAGTGTCAGGTTTCAGAGTAAGGGAATAGGGGAAAAGGTTCCGGCCATCCATACATACCGGCGATCAACAAAGAGCACAATGAAATCCCTACCAACTGAAGAGACAATTGAGACGATGACACGATCAGTTCCACACTACGCTGTCAGGGGATTGATCGGCCTATTGTTGACACGGCCGATGCTGGTAGGGGTGTCCGATACCCGACCAAGGGAGGCAGGGTAAGCCGTTTGGGCCCCCGTAGGTAGTATCATCAGTAGGCCCCTGGTTATGAAAACCTTGGTTTAGTAAAGGAATCAGGGACATGCTAAGGTTGATACATGATTATTGAAAGAGATTAAAGAACAAAGAGTGAGGTGCCGATAAAGCCTGAAAAGGTTTTCATCAATGTAGGGGGCTGGTTAAGTTGACGTTGACTTTTGCACATTTTCGTTGACGAATACTCATGAAGTATTTTTTATCATGAGTATTCCGAATCTCCCCCGGTAAAAAATCTTCAAGGGAACGAAATCACCCGTTACGTCCAAGCGGTTATAGGATTTTTGGTCTCTTCCAAGGAAGGAAGGTGTTTTTGCCTGAAAAAGAGGTGTTGATTCTTCATGGAGAAAGCATCAATGATATTTTGTGTGTGTCAAATGCCGATGACATGTCCATAGTGGTATTGAACGCTATAGTGATGTTGATATTGATACTGGTCATTGATTCGTGGAGGAGGAAATAGGTGGTCTTGAATTGGTTTTGGATAGAAAATATGTGGTTTTGAATTCTATGGAAGAGAAAAAAGTGGTTTACATGCGAGTGACATGAGGTGTACCCTTTGTGATGTGAAGGACAAAAGGTTGTTTTGAACGGAGGACGATATTATGCCAAGAACCAAGAACCCGAACGGGAACAGAAGGGATCAAAAAGCCATACGGACCGAGTACGGGTACAAGTATGACTATGACGATGACAGGCATCCCCACTTGGCATACGTCGCTTGCGCCGAACATGGGCTAACAAACAGAGAGTTGGCCAAGTTGTTCGGGGTGGCGGAGAGTACCATCAAGAGCTGGATCAAGAATCATGAGCTCTTCGGGAGGGCTGTCAGGGACGGGAAAGACGAGTTCGACCTGGAAAAGGCCGAGAATGCCTTGTTCAGAAGAGTCACGGGGTTCGAGGTTGAGGAAACCAAAGTAGTGGACAATGCCAAAAACGGCAGGACGGTGGAGGTAAGGAGGAAAACGATCCTGCCAGACGTGTTGGCTTGCATATTCTGGCTGAGAAACAGGAACTCCGAGCGTTGGAAGGATGTCAGGAACGTCAAACAAGACGGGCATGTCAAGCACGACCACGAGCACAGTTTCAAGGAGTCCAACGAGAGACTGGATCTCGACAAACTATCGGTAGAAGAGTTGGAGAACTTGCATGGCATCCTCGCCAAGGCGGAGAACCAAATTTCCCGCAAAAGGGAGTACGACCCAAAAGACTTCGAAGCCATCACTGCCGGACAGGATATTGGTGGAGAAGGCTCTCGCGGAAAGAGACCTCGGTCACTTCATTAGACAAGCCTGGCATGTGTTAGAGCCAGGAACTCCGTACATTCATGGTTGGCATATTGACGCTATAGGAGAGCATCTTCAGGCTGTTGACGAGGGGGAGATCCGCAGACTTTGCATCAACATTCCCCCTCGTCACATGAAGAGCACCGAGGTAAGTGTCTGTTGGCCTGTATGGAGTTGGATTAAGCGACCTTGGATCCGGTGGTTGTTCTCTTCATATGCGTACAATCTGTCCATTCGAGACTCTGTCAAAGCGCGGCGTCTCATCAATTCTAGGTGGTTTCAAGACAGGTGGAGCGATAAGTTCCAGCTTGTAGGAGATCAGAACGAGAAAACACGGTATGAGAATGACAAGTCAGGATTCAGGATAGCCACTTCTGTAGGGGGACTTGGAACGGGGGAGGGGGGTGACAGAATAGTAGTAGACGACCCGCACAACGTCAGAGAAGCCGAATCAGACACTGTTCGAGGAGGCGTGGCGTTGTGGTGGGACGAGGTTATGAGCACTCGTATCAATAATCCCAACACAGGGGCCTTTGTCATCATCATGCAGAGGGTTCACGACAACGACTTAGCTGGTCACGTGTTGGCAAAAGGGGGGTACACGCATTTGTGCCTTCCGGCGAGGTATGAGCCAAGGATACAGATAGAGCTCCATGTACATCCAAGCACTGAATATCGCTTTCAAGACCCCCGTGTAGAACCGGGGGAGCTATTGTGGCCTGAGCGATTTGACGAGCGGGCTTTATCTGACATCGAAAAAGACCTCGGGGAGTATGCGGTCGCCGGCCAACTTCAACAGCGTCCCGCTCCCAGAGAAGGTGGTATTTTCAAGAAACATTGGTGGAGATTTTGGCAGCGTCCGGGTCAGAATCTTCCCGCAGTGACCTTTCAAAGATCGGACGGCGGTGGTTGGAACTGTCCTGTAGTAACCATTCCCCATGCGTTAGACGAAGAGTCCGTGGATCCCTTGAAATACGATCAATCTTGGGATATGTCCTTCAAGGACACGTCTTCGAGCGATATGGTCGTGGGGCAACTGTGGGCTCAGCCTATGCACCTGTGTGAAAATGGAGATGGGTTGACCTTCGGACCCGCTGATGCGTTCTTAATAGATGAGGTTCGAGGGCGCAAAAACTTTCCTGTCAGCGTGAAAGCTGTCATAGAGTTCAAACGGAAGTACCCAATGACGCGGAGGATTTGGGTAGAGGACAAAGCAAACGGTCCCGCCGTCATTGCTGTTCTCAAGTCCCAGATCCCCGGCCTCATTGCGGTTACTCCGCAGGGCGACAAAGAGGCGCGAGCTTCTGCTTGCACTTTTGCCATTGAATCGGGTAATGTGTATCTCCCTCACCCCCACAATGCTCCTTGGATTTTGGACTGGATCGACGAGTTAGGGGGCTTTCCCAAGAAGACATTCGATGACCGAGTCGATGCTGCAACTCAGGCTCTGCTGAAGTTAGTGGTGAAAGCGGCAGGCATCCGGCTAGGGGGTCAGCAGCACTGGATACGGTCGTTGATGAAGAAACCAAAGGGTCCGATGGGCTTTGTCGCTAAGAAACGCGGTGCTCAGATAGGAGGCATCAGTTATGGCAGATAGCACCAGGCAGATCGACACCACTCATAAGGAATATGAGAAGTATTCCTCTGATTGGCAACTATATCATGATTCCTATCACGGGGAGGGAGGATTCGCCGACGGGACGTATTTGGTGGCGCATCCTTTGGAATTGGATGACAACGGCACCGAGTCGGCGTCGTTCAAGAAGAGGAAGGAGGTTGCCTGGTACCTCAACTTCCCGGCTTTCATCATCGACGCCAAACACGCTCATCTTTTCAAGCGGCCCATCGTTCGTTCAACGAAGAACAAGGAACTTCAAGCCTTCCTAGAGAACTGCGACGGGAAAGGAACCAAGTACGGGGACTTTCTCGACGACATCCAACAGGATGCCCAAGTCTTCGGTCATATGTTCATCTTTATGGACAGACCGATGGCCCCGGAACTCAAGAACAGACCCGTAGTGACGAAGGCTGACGAGATGGCTGCGGGGCTTCGTCCCTATGTGTACGCTTGCACCCCTCAAGAGGTTATTGACTGGGCTGTTGACCGCCGCGGAAACTTTGAGTGGATCAAAGTGCGTGAAGTCCATACCGTGTATGAGGGGTATGCGTTAGGCCAGACTAATCCGATGGCGAAGCGGGAAGAGAAGACCTACATCAGGATTTGGACTCGCGTTGAGACGATTCTGTTCGATGAGCAGGGTGGTCCGGTCCCCGGTTATCGAGATGCTCATAACTTGGGCATTGTTCCTTGCGTGGTCCTGTACAACAAGAAGGGGAAGAAGGGGGAATTGAGCGGTTCCTCGGAGATCAGCAAGATCGCTCCGGTCAACAAGCGGTTGTATAACGCTCTGAGCGAACTGGACGAATGGCTGCGAAATCAAGCCTTCTCCATCCTTACCATTCCTCTTATGCCCGAGGACGAAATACCGAAGGACGAAGACGGAAATCCACAGATTGGCGTTGCAACCAACCGTGCTCTAACCTATAACGGGGCTTCCCCTCGTGCTCCCGGCTTCATTAGTGCCGACGCTTCTCATGGAGAATCGTACGAGAAACGGATCGCGGCGTTGATTGAAGACATCCACCGCCTCGCGCACATGAAGTTCAAGGGAGGAGTGGTACAATCGGGGACTTCCTGGGCATTCGATTGGGAGGAAGTGAACAATTCTCTCATGGGACAAGCGAATCTCTTGCGGGATGCTGATTCCAAGATTGTTCGTATTTGGATGAAATGGCAGGGAGTCAACACCGACAAGCTGGATTACCAAGCAGAGTACCCGGAGACGTATTCCTTCAGCGATGAGGAAACGGAACTGGCGATGCTGCGCGATTTCAGTCTTACCGAGATGCCCTCGGTGGAATTCATGCGGGAGTTCTTCAAGAACCGCATTCGCCGGATTCTGCCTAACCTGACAAAGGAACAGTTGCAGAAGATTGATAGCGAGATTGACTCCTGGGATGGTCCGGCGAAGGACGAAACCCCGGAGAGCAATTTCGACCGTTGGACACAAGGTCAAATTCAATCCGATCGCAACCGGACCATGAAGGGGGATGAAAAGCCTCCTACTGAAAGTTCAGGGAAGGACAATTCAGGTCAATCTATGTAGGAGGATGCCATGGAACCTGCGGCTGAACCTGGAGCTGCCACTTTAGGCGCTCACGAAGAGAGGAAACGGAAACGAGCTCAACTGCGAAGAGTTGCAAAGATCATGGAAGAGAAGCGGAATAGGTACGATCAGATCCTTTTGGGTTATCAAAAGGGGACCGGTTTGGTTTATGTGGAAGTGAAGGGGCATGACGATCCCAAGAGTAGCGTCATGTGGAAAGAGGGTGAGCGCCTGCCCCGCAAGTTCCGCATTCATCTCATAAAACAGATGTTCAGGATCATCTTCGGAAAAGGCAGCATCGGCTAGATGGCCTTCATTGCCAAGCTGGAGCTAGATCCCAGGGAACAGATTGCGAAGTCCATCCGCGAGTCGGATCGGACGATCCGGTCTATTCTGAATGAACTGGCTGCGGCAACTACTACCTTGGTAGTAGGTGAAAAGAACATTGGTAAGATCGAAAAGGCGATAGCAAAGGCTTTCGACACTATCGTGGAAGCGGAATCATCCCTGTTGGAGGCGGGCATCGCCACCGCTATCGAGGAAGTCAACTCTATGTATGTGAGGGAGTTAGTGGCAACGTTCCCCCTGCCAGACCTCCTTTCTGTCAAGATCGAACTCCAGCGCCCGAACGTAGAAGCGGCAGCGTGGTTTCAAGAGATGCGTGCTGTCCAGATTCAAGGGGGAAATGAAGCAGTGTTCTCCCTTAGTCAGAAGATATGGCAATTTGGGCAGGAATCGCGGGAAGCTCTGTTAACCAGACTTCGCAACATCATCCACGACGGGACCGCCGCTCAGACTGCTGCTGAACAGATAGCGGCTCTGACAGAGATCACTCCCATCACAAACATCTACATAGAGGACCTCAAGCGCACCATTGCACGGTTGCACGGAGAACTGTCTACTCAAACTCGGGCTTCCATCCGAAATATAATCAAGGAGTACACTGCCTATGCTCAACGTCAACTTGCCTCGGGGGCCGCCCAGGTCCTCAGAATACCTACGCAGAAGTTGGTGGAGGAGGTGTCCAAAGCAACCACCGTAGAGGCTGTTCAATCTGCAATTGACAGGTGGATGCGAGAGAAAGCCCTATATCATGCCAGAACGCTAGCGCGGACAGAACTTAACCGGGCGTTCAATGAGAACATGAGGAGGCGAGCGGAGAACTCACCGACCACGATTGGTTGGAAGGTTAGCCTGTCGCCTTCCCATCCGCGCCCGGACATTTGTGATGACTTGGTAGGCGATTTCTACTTCAGGGACGGGTTCAAAGGGATGCGATTGCCTCCCTGGCACCCCAACTGTATGTGTATCGCCCAGCCTATAATCGACACCGGCTACTTCAAGAGGATGCAGAAGCAACTTGAAACAGGGCGAGTGACTCTGGATGAGTTCACGGCAGAGGTTCTGGGGGAGAACGTAACTAAAGCAGCACTTCGCCAGGCTTTGTCGGTCAAAACACTCATTCCCCGTCATGTGTTGAAGAACTTGCCGAAGTCGCAACTTGTAAAGTTCCTCACGATGTCGGACGAAGAGATACGAGCCTTTGTGGGACGGTAGGCCACAAAACTCTTTACGCGGGGCTTGTGGTCGGTTATACTAGCTGAGATCAAGTCCGGTGACGTGTCCGCCCACTGATCCGGCAAGGAAGGGCTAGATGCCCTGGTAAAAAGTGAATAGGGGGCTTGATGCTCCCGACTCCAAGAAGGGGTTAGAAACCCCAGGAGGAAAGTGATGAAGAAGAAAATCGTCCGGTTCAAAGGCAAACGGCACAACCTGTACTTCAACGACGAGGGTCCTCAGCATCTCATTCCCCTCGACAAGGACGGGAAGGAAGTTCCCAACGTCAAGATCGAGGAGTTTGAGGAGTCGGACATCGAAGAACTCAAGATGTTCGATGAGGAGTACGTAGGCCAGCTGCGGGACGAGAACAAGAAGACCCGCGAGGCGCTGGAATCCCTTCAGAAGCAGTTTGAGGGGTTGGACCCGGAGCAACTTCAGGAAATGGCGAAGAAGCTCAAGGATGCCGAAGATGCCAAGGAGAAGGAGCGTCAGGAGGCGCTGAAGAAGGAAGGCAAGTGGCAGGAGCTCATGGATCAGCAAAAGGCTGACTTCGAGAAGCAGTTGGATGCTGAGAAGACCCGAGCCGACACCGCTGTCAGAGACTTGGAAAGTTATCGGGTTTCCACGGTGCTTCGAGACCATGTATCTGTGGTGGAGAACATCGTTCCCGGTGCTGTCTCTCAGGTCGTTGACCTTCTCAAGCGTTTCGTCGTCGTCCAGAAAGAGGGTACGTTCAAGATTCTGGACGACGACATGACCTCGACGCGACTGAAGCCGGACAGTGCGGACCCTGCAACGATCACCGATCTCGTCTCCGTCTTCATGGAGAAGAATCCTTGGTTTATCAAGGGTAGTGGAGCCGGGGCCGGGAGTGGCGGGGACGGAGGGGCTGGCGAAGGAGAAGTCAACCCCTGGAAGAAAGACACGTGGAATCTTACTCAGCAAGGGCAGATTACCAAGAACGATCCCAACAAAGCCAAGCGTATGAAGGTTGCGGCGGGAATGCGGGACGCTGCCTGAGCACAACCGATTAGGAGGTAGTCAAGAATGGCCGCTACCAAGATTGCGGACGTCATCGAACCTTCGGTGTTCAATCCGTACGTGATTGAGCGCACCGCTGAGCTGTCCGCTCTGTGGACCTCCGGGGTCGTATCCACGAACCCCGAGATCCAGGCCAGAGTGAACGGCGGCTCTCGACTCATCAACATGCCCTTCTGGACGGACCTGACCGGCGACGATGAAGTGTTGGCGGACGATACGGCACTGACGCCCGGTGCCATCGGAACCGACATGGATGTCGCCTGCAAGCACTTCAGAGGAAAAGCCTGGGGCGTGAACGACCTTGCCAAATCCCTCTCGGGGGATGACCCGATGGGCGCCATTGCGGATCTGGTTGCTGCGTATTGGGCCCGTCGGATGCAGGTGATGCTGATCAACACTCTCGCCGGTGTGTTCGCTGACAACATTGCGAACGATGCCGGTGACATGGTGAAAGACATTCACGAAGCGGATGTTGACACCGACGGTGCCAAGCTGATCGGTGCGGACAGCATCATCGACACTCTCGGTACAATGGGTGACGCGTGGGAGAAGCTGGCTGCGATCATGATGCACTCGGTTCCCTTCCGAACCCTTCAAAAGGCCGACCTGATCACTTACGAAGAGATTGCTGCTGCTGACGTGAGTGGCACTGCTTCCATCGTTGCCCAGTCCGCTGGGTACACCGGGGCATCCACGAAGTCGCTCAAGATCCCGTACTACCTCGGGAAGCGGATCATCGTTGATGACGGGTGTCCCGCTGTTGCTGCCGCCACCTCCGGTATGAAGTACACCTCGTACTTCTTTGGTGCTGGGGCTGTCGGTTGGGCGGACGCTGCGCTTGACGAGGCTACCGAGACTGACCGGGACAAGCTGGCTGGGGAGGACTACCTCATCCATCGTCGGCACTACATTCTCCATCCGCGTGGGATCAAGTGGCTGGATGACACCAAGGCTGGTGTTGGTCCGACGAATGCCGAGTGCGCCCTCGCTGCCAACTGGAACCGTGTGTATGAGCGGAAGAACATCAGGATTGCCGCTCTGATCACCAACGGCTAAAGAGAGTGTTGAAGGGGGAGACTTTCTCCCCCTTCACACTTCAAGGGAGGTCCGCACATGAAGATTTATGTAACACAGGAACTCCAGGCCGATGCAACGTTGATCAAGCGATCCGATGGAATTCCCACAATTCACGCCGCTGCCGAAGACGATGGCGTCGCCGTGAAGATCCACGTTGACGGTGTCGGTGTTCTCGTCTTGACGTGCTTGGTGAACGCGACTGCTGACGGTGTCAATTACGCGGCAACAATGGTTCCGTACACCGGAGTTGGAGGAGATTCCATCACTCCAGTCGGTGATACGGGGGCCGCTCCGGGCGTGACCGGCGCCATCGGTTCAACAACATAACCTGCAAACATCGAGTCAGGGCGGGGAGGGACGGGTTCCCTCCCCCGTTCCTCCATCCGAGGAGGTTGAGTATGAGTGCAACCGGTTTTCAGAGAGTGCGCAGACTCCAGGCCCTTCGCAAGGAAATTGCGGCTTTGGAGGGAAAGAAGGGGGACGAAGTCCAGGTGCGGGCGGATGAACTCAAGCCCGTCGGGGAGTTCAAGTTGAAGGGGATGCTTGAGGAACTCAAGAGCAAGACGGCTCAAGCGGCTCAGTCGCGCAGTGTTCCTCGCTATCCTGCCAAAGCCCCGGAACCGGAAGCCAAGGTTGCGGAAGCCAAGGTTGCGGACGCCCCAGAGGCAAAGCCCGACGAACCAGTGACCGACGAAGAGAGCACCAGAAGGTCCCGGCGCACGAAGTAACCCATGGACATCAGCGGTAAGCTCGGGAGTCTGAACCTAGCAATTCCCCTAGCTCGGTTGTATGACCGATTGGGGGATGTTTGGTTCAAGCTCTTGGTAGATACGGGGAAGGCAGCGGGAGAGCTTGTCGTTGGTGAAGCAAAGATGACGACTCTGTTTCAAGATAGTCAGCACCCGGAACGAGGAAGCGGCGGTCAACTGAGAGCGTCGATAACAACTCAGACCTACTCCTCCAGGCGACAAATCACAACGATAGTTTGGCCGGGTATGGAGTATGGTAGATACGTTCACGACGGGACAGTAGACACTTCCAAAATCGCCCCCAAGAAAGCCCGGCCAATGGGTCCGGGCGATCCTCGTTTTATCTTCCCCGTAAACACGCGAGCCCTGCGGTTCTTCATAGGTGGAGAGGAAGTATTCGCCGCTTGGGCGCGAAAAGGAAGGCGCAAGGCTCGTCCGTTCCTGTACGATGCGTTGGGAAAGAAGCAGAAGGAAATCACAACGATGTTTGCTGATACAGTAAGTCTGTTGATGCAAATAGCAGGAAGGTAGGGGGTCATGGCAAAAGTCTACTCGGAAACAGATGACGTCTTCGACCCTCTCATCCAAGGCATAACACAGGACGAGGACCACGAAGAGGCTGGCCGGGTAATCGAGAGGGAATTGAAGAAGCGGGGGATTGATCCCGCTCTCGTTACCTCGGAGGATGGCATCGAGTACCTGAGGCGTCTGTCAGTTCTGTACGCTTCACTGTATCGGTGTCGGCTGTCGATGTCGGATGAAGGGGATTCTTACCATGTGCGGGTTGTAGATCTCAAGGAGCAATGGCAGGACGCCCTGGACGAAATCACGTATGAGGGACTACTGGGAAAGATTCCCGATTCAACAGGCACGTCGCTGCTGGGATCGGTATCAGTCAAGCGAGGGTAAAATGCCACCTGCGGCAATCGTACATTGGAGCATGAAGGCCGGGAGAAGCGAAGACTTCACCCGGTTCCAGTTTCAACAGTACGACTACACTTGTCGTGCCTTCAACATTCCCTTAGTCCTAGTTGACGAGTTCGATTCGTTCGGGCTTGAAGTATTGAACGGTATCTTCCCTACCTTGGTCCAAGCAGTTTCCCTATTCCCTCGCCACATTCCTGTCTACATGGATAAAGAGGCTGAGCACCGCCTCCAAGATGTAGAGTTGCCTGAACAGAGTGTGTTCATTGTCGGCCCTGATTTCGGAAGTATGGAAGATAAACCGGAACACGCTTTCAGAATCAGAGTTGATTATCCTCGCATGGAGCAGGAACTGTGGTCTTGCAGTGTGTTGGCGATCTGTTTATTTGAGTGGAGTCGCCAATGGCCGTAGCAACTAATCTGACCACCGTCGATTCCTGCGAGGGGATCACTGGATGGAGCGCTCATAACATTTCAGGTGCCGTAGGCACATTGGGTGCCATCCAAGCTAGCGATGAAGAAGCCCCTCCCGTTGAGGGAACTTACTGTCTCTCGTATGATATTGACATAGAAAACGGGGGATATGTTTACGAGGTCAATGCTAGCGGGGAGGATTGGTCTGCCCAGACTGCCTACATTTGGTTGCTGTGCATGACGGCAGCATCTCTCCAGGTGCTGACTCCGGGTAGCGGACAAAGCGGAGTTTACTTCATAGCCATAGATACCAGCGGAAACGCTGGTTACTGGCATGTAGGGGGTTCAGACACATACAGTGGCGGATGGAAGTGTTTCACTTGCTACTTTGGGAACACCCCGGATACCAATAACGGTACCAATCCCACGATGTCTTCTATTCGATATGTTGGGATAGGTACGAACCACCTTTCCAAGTCTAAAGCCACTCATAACGTCTTCTTCGATTTCTTCAGAAAGGGAAATGGAGGAATCACGGTTACTGGAGGATCTTCTGGTACTCCGTTGACGTGGGACGACATTGTATCGGGTGACGCGAGTATCGCGGCGGGCATCATCCGAAAGCAGGGAGGTGTTTACTTCGTCCAAGGTCAGATTGTCTTCGGCGATGGTACCGGATCGACTGACACATATTTCGATGACGAAGGTCAGACCATCGTGTTCGAGGGCAACGAGCACGTGGCCAATGATACCTATGGTTTGCAAGTCGTAGAGAACGGGGCAAGCAACCTAACCAGCTTCGTCATAGGAAACAAGACGGGTGGACAGGGGTTGCAGGGGGGCTCGATCCTCGGGGCTTTGCCGTGGGACTTCGATGCCAGTGACGAGGACATTACCAAACTTCTCATCTATGGAGCGGTCCTTCAGAACTTCAGGACGTTCGATCTGCCGTCCAATGCTACCGACCGCGAAGTCTTAGGATGCAATTTTCTGGACGGTGGCGAGATTACACCCAACACTATCGTTTTCCAATACTGCAATGTCATCAATGCAGACGCTAGGGGACTGAAGCTGGAGAGTACCAGTCACAATATGTCGTATTGCAACTTCATCTCCAATCCTCACAGCATTCACATAGACACGGCAGGCACGTACACCATTAGCGGGTGCAAGTTCTTTGGATCTGACGGTTCGTCTACGTATGATTTGGAGAATAGCAGTACGGGCGCGGTTACAATCAGTGCGACAAATGACTCCGACATAGCTGACTATGAAAATACTGGAGGAGGGTCGGTAACAATTCAGAATCAGAAGTCGCTCACTATCGGGACAACATCCAATCCGTTGGTGGCGAACAGTGAGGTGAGGATCTATCGTACGAGTGACGATGCTGTGTTGGATGGGGTGGAAAATAGTGGAACCACGTTTGCGTACAGTTACAATTACACCGGTGATACTGACGTGTACGTTCACATCATTCACCCGTCCTATGTGTGGGAACGACTAGACTTGACGTTACTAAGCACCAACCAAGCGGTTCCGGTCAAACAACGGCCAGACCGGATGTATTCTAACCCGTGATAGGAGGTACCAAGCATGGCCAAGATTACCGACCCCGATAGCCTAACCAGATGCACCACAGGTCAGTTAGGGACGGACGGGAACTTGGAAATCGACACGACCAACCATACTCTCGGTCTGGCTGCGTACGGGTCGCTTTCCGATTCTGGTTCGTCCGCCACAAACGGAGTCAGCCTTCAAGCGGTGTACTCCAAACTCAAGGAACTGTGGAAGTCGGAATCGGATCTCCCGGTGGAAAAGTTCCCCATCGAGGCGCTTCAACCAGACAAGTACGAAGTCAAGAACGGCTGGACGTGGAAGGATGCTAACACGAGAACACTTCTGCGTGACGGCGGCTGGGCTGTACTAGACACTTCCGAAGTCACTCAGAATGCCGAGGAAATGTTCATGAACGTCATCTCCCTCGGTTCGTTCGATGACAGCGCGAACGACTTGGCGTACTTCCAGCGTACGGATGGAGGTGATCCGGTAGACTTCGACTTCAACGGCGAGGTTAACCAGGGCGTCCAGATCTATCAGGACGACAATGCGGATGGCACGCCAGACAACGACTGGCGCGACTACTTCGTCATGTTCCTGCGCGAGGAACAGAAGACGTATGACCGGTACGACCTGATCACCGAGCAGGGCATCAGCCAGCTGACATACATCACGTACAAGTTGCCGTTGTCCAACGGCACGGACCTCAAAGCGTCGGTGACGGACTTGACCATCGACTCCAACACCGATTACGACCCTGAAGGCGACTACGCGAACATGACCATCGAGTGGTTGTACGGATCGGCTGGTCGGTTCAACATTCGGGGCAATGCTGCGATTGACACTTACGCTGTGGATGACGTGGTCAAAGACGGCGACTCTCCGGCGCGGTGGGCGAAGTGTACGGGTGCTGGCACGATCACGGGCGGTGAAAGCGGTCCTTACGCATCCTTCACCGGTACTGCGACTTGGGCTGCTTACACCGAGGGCGAACACCAAATCGGTACCAGTTACTACGCTTTCACCGTCGAGATCGACTTCGATTCCAAGGTCATGCAGAAGGGTTACGAGTTCGTCCAATGGCGACTCCGCAACCCGGTTGGGCAGGACATTGACGACAACGCCACCGGAACCTACGTTGGTAAGATCGCGCCCGAGCTTCTGTACTACATCGGTGACGTACTTCACACGATGCCGGAAGTTTGGATCGCCAATTACAACTCCGGTGACGTGAACAGCATCGTGTTCCACGATCACACAGACACTGGACGACAGTTCCCGTATACTGCATCCATTACCCTCAACTTCAACCAGAACTTGCAGGATGATAGTGGACCTGCTGAGTACTGGCTGTTCTTCCTCGATCCCGAGGGCGATGGCTCGACCAACATCTGGCCGGGACAGAATGCCATCGTTGTGGACGATGACACGACAGCCAACATCGAGGGCAACATTTCCGGTCCCAGCGTCTCCAAGGGATTCGCAATCGACACCAACACTCAGGGTTCCGAGACGAACTACACCACTGCGAGCGGTCCAGTTCCTGTTGTGGCTGTAGCGGCTGGAACAGACAAAGCGCAGTACGTGTTCCAGACCGGCGTAATCGACCGTACCACAACGAACAGCATCACGCTCAATGCCGCACTGGAGAGAAACTACTCCAACCCGGCATAAGGGCATATCCTTCAGGGTTAGTTGGCCGACTCCTTTCGGGGAGTCGGCCACTTGATGGGAAAGAACGATGGCCGATCCCGTAACCTTCGACGGACCAGGGAACCAGATCAACGTCGATTTTGGTGTGACGGAGATCGACGTTCGCCGGGATCTGTACAGTGCTTGGAAAAGATGGGTGATTACTGGAGAGGGGGCCAAGTACATGCCCCTCATGCGGACGGTTGCTGGTGACGATCTCGGTGGAGGGAAGAAGCTAGGTTCTGCTTACTTCATGTTGGAAGGGTGCAAGATCAAGCCTCACGAAGCTAGCCACACGTTGAATGTTACCGGTAGCTTGTTCGTGGAGAATGCGGCAACGTACGGGGATGACCCGTTTATTCCTACCACGGGAGCTTACACAGTCAGCATCAGGTCTGCAACTTCTGAGGTCTTGTTGGCAGATGTCGAAGAGACCAATCTCATCCCTCATCTAGGAGCCATCTACTACGACGAGAACGCCAACAATACCGGAACTGTAGTAGGGACTGATGGGGTTCCCGGCAATCCTGTTAGTTCTGAGGCAGCGATTCACGGGTTACACGATCAATCAGGTCTAAACCTTGTGCGTATTATGGGGACGCTAACGTTATCCGAGGATCATGCCGAACCGTGGATGTACGAGGGATTGAATCCTTCGTCTATGTTGAACATGGATGGGTACAGTGTTGACGGTGGTCGTATCTCCCGAATGGGTGTTACTGGACAACAGGGCGGGAGCGGACAAGTTCAATGGGATATGGTGGTATGTTCCGGGGTAACCAACGCTTTTGTATTCGGTGACAAGGTATGGCTAAAGGGCGACTTAGAAGTCAGGGCCGGTAGCCATGTCCTAACCAACGTATTCGATTCGGTGCCTGGAGATGACGAACCTGTCCTGTCCTTCGGGAGTTCTTCTGCTACCGAAGTGAACATTCAGAACTACCGTGGCGAGCTAGAGATTGCCAACATGGGGGCCAACCATAAGATCGAGTTCGCCGGTTCCGATGCGGAGATCATTATCCTAGCCAGTTGCACCGGGGGCACGATTGAGGTTTACGGGTCGGTGTTGGTAGTAGATCAATCTGGGGGTGCTGTAACGGTCATAGACGAACGCCAAACAGCCGATGCGACAACCACCGCCGATGCTGTTTGGGCTCATGCGACGGCTACCTCGTTCCTCAGCAAGATTGGCAGTCTGTGGAACAAACTCTGGCCTAAGAAACGCACGTTCGTCAAGGATAGCGACACGCAGTACACTGAAACGATCTACGAACAGGACGGAGTTACCCCGGAGGCTTCATTTACTCATACCAAGTCCGGGGATGACGAGTCGGTGGACCGTGTATGAACAAGAGCGCCTTGACAGACGGGGGGTTCGGGCTATTCGACGGTCAAGCCTTGTCCGTTGGTACGGACGGGGGAATCTGGTTCAGTCAGTGGTCTTACCTAGACGTTCCGGTGGGTTTGAACTTAGACATCCGCTGGGACATATACCAGATCATCGGGAAGGACACGGAACTAGCTTGGAACATATACACCGTGATCGGTGTATCGTCCTCCGTGCTTTGGGATCTCTTCCATTTGGTGGGGGTCAACTCCCGGTGGTATTGGGATCTGGATGGTCTGAGGGCTCGGACTCCTTCGCCGGATGCCCGAGACAGAACGATCATCGTACCCGCTGCGATAAACCGCATCATTGTTGTTCCTGCGGACGTGGAGACGATGATTGCCGTTGGTCGGACGTTTGGAGAGGTACAGAGAGGGCGGTCCACCTCCGCTGTCCCGACCGGACGACGAACTGTCAACGTTCCTACCGAGTCAAATGTGTCAAAGGTAGGAACACCGGCAGGTTCGACTACCGTGAAATCAAAACGCACTTCGGTAGCAGTGGAGGCACAGGACAATGAGCGCTGACAACTGGACGAAGCAACCGAGTGAGGTGCTTGACTTCTACTTCGACTTCTCTGTGTGGTTGACAAGTGTGGGAGAGACTTCGCTTGAGAGTGCGGTTGTCACAGTAGCCCCTACCGGACTGGACCTAGACGATTCTGGGATAGTGAGCTCTACGCGGGTTCAAATGTGGTTCTCCGGGGGATCCAACGGGACGGCTTACAAGGTCACGTGTGTCGGGACTACTCCCGGTGGCAGGACCAAAGAATACGAGAACTGGTTAGTGGTGAGAGATACATAATGGCGATCCTAGCTGGCAACCTAGAGGTCCACCTTTCTGGTGGAGCTGGGAATACCGACCCGGATGCAAGTCTGGGAGGGGTGATTTCGCCGACGGAGATTGTTGACGCCACTCCTCACAATCTGTTCGGGGAGATCGACGGTGATATGGCAGCGGCGGGAGGTACCACCTACCGTTGCATCTACGCCAAGAACGCGCACGGCTCGCTGACGTGGAAAGCGGTGAAGACATGGATATCCTCTCAGACTCCGAGTGCTTCTACGTCAATCGAGATCGGGATAGGAACGTCAGCGGCGGGTGGGACAGAACAGACGATTGCAAACGAGACTACTTCACCTGTGGGGGTATCGTTTGCCAGCCCCTCAGCCAAGGCACAGGGACTTGCACTTGGAGACATTCCTGCGGGATCTCACAAGGCGATATGGGTAAAAAGGGTTGTAACGGCTGGGGCTTCGGCATATACTAATGATGGATCTGTGATCCGTATCGAGGGCGATACGGCTCCGTGAGTAGGTTAGCGTGGCGGACGCGAGCCTGCAAAGGAGTAGGGGATGGCCAGTCTAAAGTTGATTTTGAGCGGCATGGTATCGGCATTAGAGTCAGATACTCTGCTGGATACCTTTGCCAAGACGCTCAAAAAAGACGAGCCTGGGAGCGCCGGGCGACTGGTCGTGCTAAAGGGGAATGAGTTCCTCGCACGCGAGATCCCCCTGGAAAACTATCCCTTTACGATGTTTGTCATTGGGGATGAAATCGGGCAGGACTATGACGCACCCGGAAGGTCCGTCAGACGCCAGTGCGATGTTCATTTCGCGTTCTTTGACAACAACACGTCCAGGGGTACTGACCGGGCTATCGACTTCGAGGAAAACATGGTGAGGGTGCTAGGCCGCTTCCTTTCCATGTCTGTAGTGGGTCCTAACAACCCCGATGGGTTGATACGGGACTTTGACGTAGGCCTCATCCTGGTAGATCGGGATGTCAACCGCCCGAAGGTGTTTCGGACCCTGCCGGTGGAGTTGGAATACACTACGGGCTAGGTGGCAAGGAGACAGTTCATGTGGACAATCAACTGCGGAGGTTGCGGTGAAACTATCCGCTCCAGCAAGGAACCTGGTCTCAAGGCGGACATTGCCTGCAAGTGCGGCCATACCACTTCCTACGATCCCAACGCGGTAGTAGACGAGCCCGAGGTCGCTGAGGAGGAGGAGGTTCCAGAGGAACCGGAAGAATCACCTGCGATCTTCAAACGCAAGCGGAGGAAATAGAACATGCCCATCATCAAGGGAAAAGGCACTTTCATGACCCTGATTTCCGGGGCGTATAAGGGCTCGTTCTTCACCGGCGGGTCCAACGACGTATGGGTCCAGTCGTTGAGTTACGGACCCGCGTGGAAATCGGAAACGCAATCGGCCTTCGGAAGCAATGACCCGGTGTCCGTTGACGACACGTACGACGGCATCAGTTGTAGCTTCGACATCATCGAAACTGCGTCCAAGATGGCCTTGGAGATCCTCACCCGGCAAACGATTGGATCGGGTGTCGGATTTGACCCGTCCCTGTTCAATACCGCGTACCTGGTGGCGAACTTCAAAGACACGAAATGGGTCACGGGTGGTGCGGCTGCGGATGAGTACATCGGTTCCGTACTTCTCAAGGGCTTGAAGGTCGTCGCCGCAGATACGTCGAGTGCGGTTGACGGTGTTCAGACCAAGAAGTTCGATTTCGACGGAACGGGTGTCATCGAATACTCGCTGCCGCTCCTGGTTGACATCTTCACGTCGGCCGGTGGTGGCAATGAAGCGTTCACCCTGAGCGAAACTGCTTCTGCGTATCCCACTGGGGCCTACGCGCAGCTGGTGATGGTGGAGGACGCCGTGCAATCCAAGGCGGCTGGTGACTACACCGAAACGGCGACTGCGGTGACCATTGTCGCTGACATCGGCGCCAGTAAGACCGTCACCGTCATTTACCCGTACGTGCCCACGTAATACCGGGTAGCACATGGCAAGTGGAGCCCCGGTTTGAGGTTTTCCCCTCTCCGGGGCTCCATTTCTTCTCACCCCACAAAGGAGATTTGAGATGGCGGAAGAAGCGAAGACCGAAGAAGTGGTTGAGAAAAGTCCTGCGGCACAGGCTGGAGAGCACGAGGACGAGGTCACCAAAATTGTTGATGGGTGTTTGTACACGGAGTTCAAGGGCAAGCCCATCGTCTTCCATCCTCTGACTCTTCGAGACACGAGCGAGCTTACCCAACTCAAAGGTAAGTTGCTTCGCAAGTTGACAGCGGAGGGGGAACTGATCAACGAGTCCATGATAGAACCGATGGTCGCGAAGCGGGCCAAAGAAATGGGGATTCCAAAGAGGATTCTCGATCCTCGTACTCAACAGCGGTGGTTTCAACGCATGTTCGACCTAGCTCCCAAAGCGATTACCGAGGGCGACAAGGAGGGGATGCTGGAGGGCTTGAGTAGCTTCGCGGACGAATTGACCGATGAGGAGTTTGAGGAACTCGGTTACGTGAATGCGGTCGTGGGACTGAGGAATACGCTAAATCTTTGCACCGTCGAAAACCAGGTAGCGTCGAACATGCTGAGGCATGAGATGGTCCGATCCGCTCGCACTCCCGAGGGGGAATTTTTCTGGGAGACAGTGGACAAGATCCTCGAAGAGGCTGACAACGACCTGGAACAGATCACGATGGAATTCAGAGCGTGGAAGAGTGGCCGAGGGCTGGATTTTTTACTCAGCTCGCCACGTCGGCTACGTGGCAAAGGTACTGGGCCTTCGCCCAAAGCGACCCCTGCAAAATCTTCAGAAGTCAGATCATCGAGTGGACGCAGGACCAAAAGGTCCTCTCGCAAGTCAGCCAAGTCATAGACATCTTGAAGTCGTTTCCTCCGCATCACAGGGGAAACATAGAAGATATCAAGACGTGGGAGGAATTGGTCAAGCGTATCGAGGTCTGTCGTAGGGCTCAGGATGCGGGGGGAAGCAGAGGCGGCAGGTTTGAACCGACCAGAGCCAATTTCGGGGAAACGATAGTCTATTGAGGTGCCTATGGCAACTGGTGGAAGTGGAAAGGGCAAGGCGGCCAAGCTATCGGTTATCATAGAGGCCATTGATAACTTTTCAGAGGAGTTCCGCAAAGCGTCAGAAAATGCGGAACGTTTTTCTGAGGCCCTTGATAAGGCATCTGGTTCGTACAACGCTTTCGTCCAGACCATCACTGCGATCCGGGGAGAGCTGACACGTCTCGGTGAAGAAGTCGATGTAGTCAAGAAAGCCCTCCAGAACCTCCGCAAGTCAGCCCAGTCTACGGCCCAATCTCAGGACAAGATGGGAGAGGCGGCCAAGGACACGGCAAAAGGTCTGAAGGATGTAGGTGAAGCGGCTGACAAGGCCGGGGACAAGTTAGATAGCGCCACCAAGGATACAAATGAGCTGAAGGAGTCGATGGATCAGGCTAAGGATACCCTACAGAAGGTAGGTAGGGCATTCCTGGCGTTGACCGCGGCTTCTCGTGCTTTTGCTCTTACCAAGCAGGTTGCTGGGGTATTCGCTGATCTGTCTGGTTCCTATGCGGATCTGGAATTACAGATCAAACGGATCGAAGCTATTTCCGGGGCCAGTGCCGATGCGATGTTGGGCGTAGCCAAAGCCGCTACCAGTGCCGACATTGCAATGAAAGGCTTTGCTGGTGCGGAAGTAGCGGAGACGATGTTTGAATTCGCTCGTGCCGGTCAAACCATTGAATCCAGCATCATCGCCCTTCCAAGTATCACTTCTTTTGCCGTCGCCGGTACGCTAGATCTCAAGGACGCATTGAACACCGCTCTCGGTGTCATGTTCTCCTTCAAGACCGGTGCCGACGGTCTGTCCAAGTCCTTCGATATTATGACCCGAGCGGTGAACACGTCTCGCTTGGGTGCGGCAGAGTTCTCTGATGCGATTCGTACGGGCGGCGCGGCGGCTCAGATTGCTAACCAAGATTTGGCTAGCTTCTTGGGCGCAATCCGGTCCATGCGCGAGATCGGGATCACTGCATCCATGGCCGGTACTGCGTTCAAGACGGCTATGATGCAATCGATCATCGGACCTGCGAAGGATGCGCAGGATGTCATAGCCAAGTACGGTCTGCGGTTTCGTGATGCGGCGGGCAACGTTCGTCCATTCGCGGACATCATCGAGGAGTTAGAAGTCAAGCTCGGGGGGCTGTCGAGGGTTGCACGTGACGCAGCTTTGGCGGACTTGTTCGGGACACGCGGGATCCAAGCTGCCGTTGCCGGGTTGAGTGTTGGTAGTAAGGCGTTGCGAGCGTGGACACAGGACCTCAGAGACGCAGGGGACGAGACGGATCGGGTAGCGAACGTGATGCTTGAAGCCTTGTTCCAGAAAGTCAAGGCTCTCGGGGCAACGTTCGAGAATTTCAAGGCTGTCTATGGCGAGACGATGGCCCCGTTCGCTTCGGATCTCGTAGCTTGGTTGACTCGACTGTTGCAATCGTTCATCGAGCTGGACGATTCGGTCAAGAAGGGGCTTCTCGTTACGTTGGGAGTGGCGGGATTGGCGGGGGCATTGCTGGCTGTGGCGGGGGCAGCGGCAGGTGTCGTGGCTGCGATCTCGTTGATCACCGGCCTGTCGGCAGGGGTCATCGTAGGGATAGGTGGAATCGCTCTTGCGCTATCCGCAGCCATCGGGGCTCTGGTTGGATTTTCTGCGGCGGCTGAGGATGCTTTCAAGATTGTACCGGAAGGGTTTGACAAGCTGAAGAACGAAGCCGACCAGATTTCGGAGGCTTCTAAGTTCCTGGCAGCGGCTCTGAGAGAAATCCAGGAGTCGATTGGGGAGAATACTCTTCAGTTCGAGAACACTGCCGCAACGATCCGCGATCTGCGCAACTTGGGTACAGAATTCAACAAGCTTCATGGGAATGTGGTAGAGGGATCTGAGAAGCATCAACGATACCTTCAGGTACTGAATGCTATCGGTGGATACCTACCGTCCGTGAAGAAACTGATCGAGGACGAAGCTGTCACGTTCGAGAATGTGAATGCGGCAATTCAGGCTGGGGTGGAAGAGAGGCTTTCCGGTCTTGAGAAGATGCGGGACAGCCAAGAACTTCTGCTGCGCCAGGAACAGGCGAACGTAGAAGAACAGATCAAGGTCAACAAGGGCAGGCTGGACAATATCAAAGCCTCTATGAAAGCTGAAAGGGGAGAGTACAACAAGCAGAAGGCTTTCCTTGATAGGATGGGTACCGAGTTGGGTAGGGGATCTTTCTATCAGGAGATCAGCCGTACCCAAGGAGGTCGAGCCCAAGACATCGTTGCTGATGTGGAGAGGATGATTGAGAGGGCTCGTGAGTACGTAAAGACCCACGAGGAGCGCGAGGCAGCTTGGAAGAAGTCTCAGGAAGCTGCCCAGACGGCTCTCGATGCTGAGGAAACGAAGCTCGTAGAGGTCAAGAAGAAACTTCAAGAGCTTCTCCAGTTCGAGGGAGCTGAAGGGTGGTTTGCGAAGATTATCAGGGATCTCTTCGGTAAGGGAGGTGTTGAGCAACTATCCGAAGAGATGCAGAAGATCACCGACAATGCTTTGACCTATTGGGAGAAGTATCTCAGATCTCAGATTGTCCTAGCTCCGAACGATGCAGCCAAGAAGAAAGCCGAAGACGAACTGAACAAGTTCCGGGCTGACTACTTGGCTTTCTTCGATCCCTCGACGGGATTGTTCAAGTACGATGACGACTTCTACAAGTTCTTCACCGGCATCCAGGAGAAGCTGGTAAAGGTCACTCAGAAGTACGACAACTTCTTCAAGGATCTGGCCGTCGCCGTCAGACTCGAACAGGATGCGGACAAGGCTGAGAAGAAAGCCGAAGAGACTGCCAAGAAGATCGCCAAGCATTACGAAGACTCGGTGATCAAGACGGTACAGGTTCTTCAGCAGCTCATGAAGGCTGGGGAGATCGACCCAGATCAATATGTCGAAGCTCTGCGTGCCTTGGAGGAAAGCTACTCGGCCAGCGGGAAGTCGCAACTCTCTACCATCCTCAAGATCAACGATGCCTCGAATGACGGTGTCAAGGATCAGATGGAACAGAACACGCGGCTGTTCAGGCTGCGCGTTCTCAATGAGGAACAGTACCTCGCTCTCCAGGAGTCCTATATCGCTCTGTGGTCTGGCAATGAGGAGGGTCGAGTTGAGCAAGAAGCGAAGGTTTATGAACAGATAGCGAAGCTACGCCAGGCCGATCTCAATGCCGATGTGAAGGCTGCGGAGGCCAAGCGCCGACGAGGTGAGGGATCGTACGCAGACGTTCTTGACGTGCTTGCTACTTACATTGCGCAGGCGACCGACGGGAATGAAAAGCTCATTGCTCTGAGGGAACAGTGGATCGAGAAGTACCTGTCCACCGAACAGATGGCGCAAGAGGAGTCTGACAACACTCGACGGTTCTTGTATCAGGTAGGAGTCCTTACCACCGAGGAGTACAAAGCTCAGTTGGAGGAAAGGCTCTCCGCATTCAAGGGTAATGAGCAGAAGAGACAAGCCCTTGCCAACGAGTACAAGAAGCTGGTTGAGGACACTCTGTACAAAGAGAACACCAGCCTGTTCCGAGCACGCGCAATCAGCGAAGAGCAATATATCAATACGCAGTTGGCCTTTCTATCTGTTTGGGAGAAGAATGAAGCCAAGCGGATCGAAGCGTCCAGGAAGGTGTACGATGAGGTAAACAAGGTCAGGAAGAGTGACTACGACAACGAGGTCAAGGAAGCTGAGAGAAGGATCTCCCTCGGGCAAGCCACGACAGACGACCTGATTGCAATCAACGATAGATACCTCTCCAAGGTAAGGTACGACACAGATCAATCCAGGAAGTTCTTCACCGAATTGGCCGATGATCGTGTTGCCTTGGAGCAGCGTGTTCGAGACGAGTCTACGGCTACGATGAAGTGGGAAGTCGATATGGGGTATCGTACCATATCGGAGTACAAAGCCCACTTGGAGAAGCGGCTTGCTTCCTTCAGAGACTTTGGAGAGAAACGTCGTAGCTTGATGTTGGAACTGCAACAAGTAACGGAGCAAGCAGACTTTATCAAGCCGTTGGCCGAACAGGATTCCTGGATCTCTCTCGTTCAGACGAAGATCCAAAGCATGACCGGGGCCTATGAAGCCCTTGGTCATAAGATGACCGCCTCCATGAAGACAGACTTGCTGGAGGAGCAAGCCGATTGGTATGAGGTGCTCATCGAGAAGCAGATTCAAAACATCGAGCTTTTGATCAAGAGGGCGCAAGCAGAAAAGGATACTGTCAAGAAGAACACCTTCCTCCAAGAGGCGTTAGAAGCAGAGCAAGGCGTTTACCAGTCTCTCCAAGAGTTCCAAGAGTTCGGTGCTAAGTTCCCCGGTCGGTTCGGATCTGAGATTCGGGCAGTGACCCAGGATGCGATTGATGCACTGGATAGGATCGGGGACAACATTACCGATACCATAAACGGGGTGAACAACACGCTGTTCAATACACTCCGTGACATGGATCAGACTCGGGTTCTCCTCTCGCAGATGGCTCTTGAGCGAGAGAACATCAAGCTGTCCACCGAGGATCTGGCTTTGGTGTTGAGGACCTCCCAGGAGGTTGCAAACAAGCTCGGTGAGTCGGTCCCATCTATTGAAGAGGTTGTCACCGCTGCCCGTTCGCTCGCCGGTAGGATAGACGATGGCGGAGCGGCTTTCGAGCGTTCCAGTAGAGTAGCTCAGGACGCTGCTACGATCCTGATCCAGCCGTACAATGACCTGAGGACGCAGCTGGATTCGATGATCGCTTCCGCTGAGCAGATGACCTCGAACTGGAGAGAGGGCGCGACCAAAGCGGCTCTGGGATTCCAGATTCTCGGTACAAAGATGGACCCGTTGGAAGAGCGGATGGGTCAATGGCTCGCGAGCACCGAGCCTGTCTCGGATGGACTGGACTTCCTAGCTGAGAAGTTGAACATCGGCAAGGACGCCATCGAGGAATTGAACAGGAAGTACGGGGATGCCAAGGACGAGGTAGGGGGAGGGCTTGAGGAACTTCGACAGGCATTGGGAGGGGCTGAAGAGGGAACTGCAAAGGCCAAGACAGCTTCCGAGATCATGGCGGAGGCGGCAGAACAACTTCGGTTGATTGTAGGTCAGCAAAGCTCGGCCAGTGACGCGGCGGGGAATGCCGCAACCGTCTTCAGCAATGCAGCGGGAGAGTTGACTACAGTCATTCCTCAGATTACTTCTGTGTCCGAAACCACTGCCGGTCTTGCCGGGACGATGGAGACAGCTTCTGGCAACTTGACGACTGCGGTAGGTCAGTTACAAACAGCCGCCCAGTCCACCGAAGGGATTTCTCGGGCCGCTCAAGTTGCGGTGTCTCGATTGGTAGAGTTGCTGCCCGACGTAGCCGGATTGGCCGGTGATGTTGTTTCCTCTGCTGGCAGACTAACGTCCGCGTCCAACTCTCTGTCCGGTGTGTTTAATCAGGTAGATTCCTCGGTAGGGGACTCTACCGGGAACTTGGCCGATGCAACTGGAGAACTTACCTCGACCACCGGCGGTCTTCAAGATGTGTTGAACACGGCTCGGGATGCTTCCGGTACTTTGTCAGAGGCTTCGTTGGATCTGTTGACATCTGGAGGAGTGCTCGGGGACCGTCTCGGAGAGCTACAGGGCGCAGTCACCGTTCTAAGGGAAGCCACAACGGGACTGGCTAACATCCCTCCCGAGTTGCAGGTTGCTTTGCAGAACGTTGAAACCTACGTAGGCAACCTGACGGGGGCTTCGAACCAGCTAAATGATGCGGCTGCGAGATTCCCCGAGCTATCTAGGTCGGTAGAAAAGGCTTCGAATCAGTTCGGTACGGTAGTTGGGGAACAGTCGGCTCTGGTAGATCCGTTGAGAGCAGTGGCTGCTGGAAACCGAGATGCTGCCTCGGCTGTCAACCTCGCTGCAACCAACTTCCGAGGGTCCGCCAGTACGATGCAGACGTTGGGAGGATCGTTAGCTGATGCGGTAACGCGAGCGGCAGAAGGAACCGCTACAGCCAAGGATGTAGCTTCTACGGCTGGCGCAACCATCTCGGCAGCGGAAGATGCTGCTCAGGCGGCTACTGAAGGGGCGCGGAATGTTCAGAGAACTGTTCCGGCTCTCGACTCAGCTATCAGCAATTTGACGGCAGCGTCTGGTAGTTCCGAAGAGGCCACTACTCGGCTTGCGGATCTCATTCCATCCTTCGGTGACATTGTCACGCAGATTGCTCGGGCGGCTGAGTCGATAGGAGTTGCTTCCACCTCGATCCAAACTAACTTGAGCGCACTCGGCGACCTTGCGGGGAGCATGGAGGATGCTGCTGGAGGAGTGCGTACTGCTTCATCGGACATCGTAGGATTGACGACGGAACTCCAATCCGTAACCTCCGCTTCCAATGAAGCGATTCGTGCGGCGCGGGATGCTGCTACGTCAACGGGCAATTCTGTAGGTCAACTCGGGGAGGTGCTGTCTCGGATCGAGACGGCGGTGACAACGATTGGTGCGGCTTCTACGCAGTTGGATGCTACCACTCGGGCGTTCTCTACCCTCATCTCGAACGTTACCGCAACGTCGGGTAACTTGGCAGGTACCATCGGAACCTTGTCTCAAGGCATCACCGACATTCGTACTTTGTCGGCAGAGACTCAGACCGCGGCTGGATTGATCACTACCGGGGCGGCAGATTTCAGAACGGTAGCTGATTCGTTTGGTGCTTACATTGCGGTCATAGGGGATGCCGCAGAACCGATCAAGCTAGCAGGCGACCAGATAGCCGGTCTCATTCCTCAACTCTCCGGTGTGGTAGGACAGTTTGCTCCCGTTCAAGCTGCCTTGACGAACATTGTCGGGAGTTACGATGCTGCCCTTCAGAGATTGGACACAGTATTTGTTGGAGCAGCGGATACCACGAGGGTTTTGACATCTGCGGCTGGGGAACTCTCGGCTAGGTTCAGCGAATACGGTTCCTTGACGAGTGAGCTTGCTGTAGCAGGTGACAAGGTAGCTACTGCGTCGTCAGCTATGGAAAGCACTCTCGGGATTCTTCGCTCATTCGCGGCAGACATGGCCCGCACCAGTGAGGGGCAGGCTATCGTCGCTACCAGGATGAGCGGTTTGATAGATCCCCTGTACGCTTACATAGGATCAATCACATCGGCAACTAGCAACTTGAGTGAGGCCGGTGTAGAAATCGCGGGAGTGCTGGAGTCGGTACGAAATGTTTCAACCGACATCATCGGAGTGGCGGGTGCTCTAACCACTACGGCAGGAACCCTCGACAGTGCGGCGAGCGGATTCAGCGCCTCCGTCGATGCTGCTGGAGAGGCTTCCGAAAAGTTCATTACCACAGCGGCAGACTTGGAGGAGACTTCCTCGGTATTCCAGACGGTCATCCGTCAGAGTAGCACGATTGTAGACCAAGTGCGGAACTCGGTGGCCGGTCTGTACAACAAGGAAGAGATCGTGGCGTCGAAGCTGAGCGAGATTGCCTCAGAGTTCGGCAGCCAAAGAGATCGCATTGCAGGGGCTCTCCAAGATGTCAACGGTAAGTTGCAAGAAATGGCGCAGGCCATTCGAGACTTTGGTTCTCTCAATTCGGACATTGCTACATCGGTAGCCGTGGTTGGTACGAAGATGGACAGGATGGACACTGTCATCGAAGACTTGAGTGGGGCGATTCGCAGAATGCCCGATACAATTGAACAGAACTTCGACATTGACATCAACGGATTGTCGTTGGCTGTGGCGGAGTTGCGGACTGCTATTCGTCAGCAAGTAATGGCTCTGATGCCGAGGTAAAAGATGGCAACAATCAGCTTTCTCAACAAGGACTTTGCCACCCAGAGACGTCACTCTGTGGTGCATCCTCCGGGCATGTCCACTCCTCTCTACCTGGGTAGCAGGTACGAGGGGGAGCTTGTTCAGGTAGACGGGGTCATCGAGGGCTCAAGTTACGACGATGCCAAGTCGGCGCTGGAGTCTATCCGAACCTTCGTCAAAAATAATGAGGAGGTGACAATCGGAGGAAATATCGGTACACTACCTGAATCAGAACAGATTACGGGCAAGGTTGAACGGTTCAGCGTAGCACATCGACCCGCGACTAAGTACCAACGCTTCTCGATCACGTTGAGGATGTACACATAATGGCAAGCTACCAGCCTCATGCCGAAGCAAGTGACATCCGGTTCTCATATTCGATGTATGGGGGGCCTACCACGGCCTCTTTTCTCGTTCCTAATGCTAGGGTGTCCCTGTTTGCGTTGGGATCCCTCATTTCCATAGGGGAACATTGGAGAGGAGAGGTTGTCAGTCACGAGCAATCCGGGGAGTACCTGACTCGGATCGTTTGTTCTGGACTGGCGCGGAGACTTGACAGTATCGAGTTCCGGCAGTGGTACAACTTCCTGCTAGATGACGGAGTCACGGAGCATCCGTTCAACAACGAGACTACTGATGCAGGGGAGATCCTGGACGAGGTTGCTCCTCTCTTGACATTGGTCGGATTGTCCGCTGCCTCTCTGACCGTGGGCTTCAATCCCGTGCAAGTAGAAGTCAGCGGACCTGTCCGTAGCGTACTCGATACGTTGGCGTACGCGGCAGGCAAGGGATGGTACATTGACCAATCTAATACGATTCAGTGGGGTTCTTGGGCCCTGTCTCCCGCTTCGCCGACGCTGACGACCATCGAGAACGTACGGAACGTTCTCATCATCGAGGCTGGCCGTAAGAAGGATCCATTTGACAAATCCTCGGTGCCCGAGGAAGACGTACCACTTGAAGAATTTCTCTACCTCATGCAAATTGTGGATGTGAACTCGTCAGGATACACCGGGGAAACCCGGTTTCATTCTGATCAGATCATATTCATTGCACACGATTCAGCTAGTCGCAGTTCGTATGGGACGCGAGAGGAACGGTTGAGTGTTCCGTACATTGGAGATTCGACCGCTGCCCTGGCTTTCGCTACGCAATGGTTCTCGATATTCGCCAACCCTATAGAATCAGAAGCTGAGATTGAGTACATCGAGTCTCCAGGTCCGGGGGCACACGAGTCGTTGCCTCATGAAAAAGCGGCGATGTCTGTGGACGTGGCTGTATTGGAAACCGGGGCGTTGGAAGTAACGTACAATGTGAGCATGGGAGAACTGATGGCAAGTCCTCTCATGCGCGGCAATCTTCAACGCCCATTCGAGGTTCCCAGAGCCGACATTGACGTAACGCCTCCTCGGGTGGAGATGACATCCGAGTTGGTTGCTCCCCGAACGAATCCAATCCCGTCCGACATCAAAGTGTATGTGCGAGCGGAGGATGAGAAGCTCGACGGGACCAAGACCATCGAAACGCCGGTCATCCAAATTACCACGGACCCGGCAGACTTCAGTATCGCTACAGAGTTGAATGGTACTCCTGTGGCAGTTCCCCCGGCAGCGGAGGAGGGTTGGTATGAGTTTACCTTTGACCTCCGCAATTCTCCTTTCAATCTAAATCGTGGAGATCCTATAGCCTACCGGGCGAAAGCGGTTGATGCGTCTGGTAACGTCGGGTATTCATCCGTTGTAGAGGGCAACGCCGATAGTGAGCAACCCGAAGTGTCCTTCTCGGTTTCCGAGTATGACTATGGGGAGGGTGCGGAGAGGGCTGAGCAACCTACCGGGCTGAAGGCAGGGCTCGGGACCATCGTGGTCACCGTGTCCGACATTTCCAAGATCAGTCGAGTGCATTGCACGCATGGCACGTTGTCTTTCGTTCCTGGTGAAAAAATCGAAAGCCCGATAGACGGTAGCGAGGTTGAAACGCAGGATCGTTGGGAGGGTACGATCTCCGTCAGCGGCGTGGAAAAGGTTTCGGTGTACGCTGAGGATGTGTATGGGAACATTGGGGAGAAGTGGGAATACTTTTGGAACATGGACGACCCGATGCCTCCCGAGTGGGACAAAACTCCTCCCACTATCAACGTCTCGACCAGTCCCGACACTAACGATTCTCGCACAGTAGTTGGGCATCCGTTGAAGGTGTATGCTCGGGTCATCGACAATGAATCAGGTCCCAGCCCGGAGCAACCGACATTCCAGTTCAGCATAAATGGAGTGGACTTTACGAATTACTCCATGACGAATGCCACTCACCCGGATACCGGAGATCCGTTACCCGGTTGGCACATGATCAATTTTAACCTGACTCCGTATTCTCGGGGACAGAAGGTTTGGTATCGCGTTCGAGGTAGGGATCTTGGAGGCAATTACGGCTATTCCGAGATCATTGAAGGTGTCGTAGATGATAAGCAGCCAGAACCGTCGATGTCTGTTGCATCATGGGATGGAGCGGCTGCGTCGCCTAGTCAACCGAAGGGACTCAAGAACGGTCGGGGATTGTTGACGGTCACAGTCCAAGACGCATCCTCGATCAGTCGGGTAGATTGTACGCATGGTACGCTGACGTTCATTCCCGGCACCGAGGTCATTGATCCGGTATCTGGTGACGAAGTTACCACCAGCGATCGTTGGGAAGGCGAGATCAACGTTTCTGGGGTGGAGAAAGTTATAGTCACCGCTTACGATGTGTTTGGCAACGTCGGTGAAGATTGGGAGTATTATTGGAACACTGACGATGTAATGCCTCCTGAGTGGGACAAGACTCCTCCAGAGATTACGATGGCAGCGGCACCGTCTTCCATGAAGCCTACGGTGCTCGGGCATCCGTTGTTGATCTTTGCGCAGATAGTGGACAAGGAATCCGGTCCAAGCGGACTTCCGTGGCTAGAAGTTAGCACCGATGGACTCGTATTCTCCAATGTGGGGACGTTCGTGTCGCCAGCTATTCACCCGGAGACGGGCGACCCCTACCCAGACTGGGCTATGATCTCTTACGATCTGACCGGCTACTCCAGAGGGGAGAAGATTTGGTACAGGGTAGGAGGTCAAGACGTAGCGGAGAATACGGGATACTCGGCTATCAACGAAGGGGTCGTAGACGATCAACAACCGCAGGTTACGTTCAGCATCGAGGAGTTGGGATCGGGAACCAAGGACCGACAGCCTACTGGGTTGAAGCACGGGCAGGGCAAGATTTCGGTCATGGTTACGGATGCTTCTACCATCGATCACGTGACGTGTTCGCATGCCACCTTGTCCTTCGTTCCCGGCACTGAAACGATTGATCCGGTAACTGGAGATCCGGTAAAGACGAATGACCGTTGGGAAGGAACCGTCAGTGTTTCGGGAGTAGAAAAGGTTATTGTCACTGCGGTTGACATATTCGGTAACTCGGGGTCCGATTGGGAGTGGTTCTGGAACTCTGACGATCCGATGGATCCGATTTGGGACAAGACCGCACCCGATATCCAAATGAGCTCCTCTCCATCTGCCGAGAAACCTTCGGTGATAGGAAGTCTGCTCAGGGTATTCGGAAAGGGAGTTGACAAAGAATCTGGTATGTCGGCTGGGATGACGTTGCAGCTCAGTCTCGATGGATTGGTATGGGGATTCAACGAGACGATGACGACTCCTGCGTATCATCCAGAAACGGGTGATCCTTACCCGGATTGGTACGAGGGCACGTTCGACATGACAGGCTGGCCTCGCGGGACTCGGATATACTATCGAGTCATGGCGCAGGACATAGCAGGAAATGTGGGATATTCCAGCGTAGGAGATGGTGTCCTAGACGACCAACAGCCAGAAGTTACTCTCAATGTGTCGGAGTACGACTACGGTTCAGGAGGGGAACGGTCCAAGCAACCGACCGGGCTCAAACACGGGTTAGGTACGCTGGAAGTTACAATCAACGATGCCTCTACAATCGTTCATGTATGGTGTGATTCTTTGGTAGGAGGTGCTGGTACACTGACCTTCGTTCCGGGCACTGAAATGATCGATCCTGTCACCGGCGATCCCGTGAAGAAGAGTGATAGATGGGTCGGTGTTATTCAGGTCTACAGTGTCCAGAAAGTAACGGTCAGGGCGACTGACGTCTTCGGAAACATCGGCGAGGATTGGGAATACTTTTGGAATACCGATGACCCGATGCCGCCGGAATGGGACAAGACCGGTCCCTCAGTGTCCGTAGCGAACAGCCCGTCCAATTCCAACAAGCCCGCTCCGGTAGGTAGTCCATTCGTGGTGTTTGCACTGCCGACTGATGCGGAGACTGGAGTGGACACCGGGGAACCGGTGGAGCTAGAAGTCAGTCTCAACGGGGGACTTGACTTCGACCAGTCGTTTGAGATGTCCTCCCCTGCGTATGATCCTGAGACAGGCGATCCTTACCCGGATTGGTACCAAGTCTCGGTCGATCTCAAGGGTGCCCCGCTCAATCTGTCCCGAGGGGATTATTTCTGGTATAGAGTCAGAGCCACGGACCTAGCGGGGAACGATGGTTACTCGGGCGTGCAAGAAGCACGAGTTGACGATGATCCGCCGATTGTCACTGTAACGATTGACAAAGATCCGGGGGAGGCTGACAGCGAAAAGCAACCGACAGGACTAGCGCACGGGTTCGGTTGGGTTACAGTCAAAGTCGATGACATCTCGGTTATCGACTCGGTTACGTGTGACCGAGCTAGTCTTTCATTCGTTCCAGGGGGGTTGGACAGCGAGGGGAAGCGGGAACCGGATACTTGGCAGGGCAAGATCGACCCGCCAATTAGCGGTGTCGAGCTTGTGACTGTGAGGGTCGTTGACACCTTTGGGAACAGCACGGAGGAGTCAGACTACTACTGGAACACGGATGACCCGATGCCGATTGAGTTCGACAAACGGGGTCCGATTGTTTCCCAAGCGATGAATCCTTCCGCAAGCCGGAAGGACACCATGGGAATCGGTTCTCCCCTGATCGTGTACGCAAGAGCGGAGGATCGGGAGACTGACATTGATGAAGATACGTACGTATTGGAGATCGGGCTCGACGGGATCGACTTTCCATACCAGCATTCGATGGCGCCGGTCGGTCCAGCCTACCCCGATTGGTACAAGGCTGAAGTCGATATCAAGGTAGAACACGGGTTCTCTAGCGGGGATCTTATCTTCTACCGCACCAAATGCGATGACATTGCTGGCAACACTGGGTACAGTACGGTGGTCGAGGGAAATGTAGACGGTATCCCTCCGACCGTTGCCGTACGAGCCCAGTCATATGATGCGGGGGCCACCGGGGACGAGGGGACGGAGTATGATGAGGTCAAGGGGGATCTCCGGTTCCGAATCACGGTTACAGATGCCAGTGCTGTCAAGCTCATCGAAGCAGATCCTGGAACAGGGTCCTACGGAATCATTTGGCAGCGAAGCGTAGGGGATACCCCTTCGTGCTACAGGGATCCAGATGATGTAGATGGCAACGCTTGGTTGTACGATACGGGGCGTGATTACAAGGGCAAGAAGGATTGGAAGTTCCGTGTCACCGACTACTTTGACAAGACAGGTTCCGACGGTATCAAGGTAGACCACAGAGCGAAGGACGAAACCACTAGCGACAACACCACGCAAGAGATTGTTGAAGGACTAGGAGAGGAAACGGACGAGCCGGACATCGACGGCACGCACATCATGGTAGGTACGTTGCCGTTGGATCGGTTGGCGGAGGCGGTTGAGGGAGTCTTCACACGCGTCATCGGAGCGGACACGTACAAGTTGGAGTTTGTACTGGACGATGAGGAGTCCCCAAACCATGCTAAGATGATCCTGACTCGGAACGGTGTTGAGCAAGTCGCTTTCCAGTTATGGAACGGGAATCCTCTGCATCGTCCTTTCCTGTTGATGGGAGCCGACACGGATGGAGGACGGGTCATCTTCAGTCCTAAAGTCAGTTCTGTCGGTGATATCATGATGACTGCGGAAAATTGGTATATTCGGCAGGACGGTCGTAGTACACTAGCTTCTCGGGCATACTTTACTGACGATTGAGGAGGTTGACATGGCTAAGTGGTGGAGTCCGGTTATTGTTCTGAACGCTTTGGATGCCGTCCTAGTGACGGACGTATTCACGTACTTCAAGACACCACCTGATACCGGGACGCCTAATCCGCGTCCCAACGTGGACTGCAAGCTGACCAACTACGATACGTACCGAGGGGAGACTGACAGACTCCTCCTGGTCATTCAAGGGTACTACGACGACGGGTGGAACACGGCTCGGGATACCCAAGATCCTAGCCGAGTGGGGATGTACAGAAAGTTGACGTACACATCCATTGCCGGTGACCCCGGCAACGAATCGACAGGGGCCATTGAACACACCGCAGCTGGTGCGATCTTCCAAAATGACATCTATGTGGTGCGTCCGAATGCGCCGGAGATTCATGAAACATCCGTCTACTTCCCGTTCTTGATCTACTCCGTGGAGTTCTTCGACACCATCTCGGCTACCTACGGCAGCAACGGAATGGCTTCTGGTGCTGCGGAGTACACGTCTCAGAGCGAGGCTCACGGTGCTCCGGGGGACAGTGGTCCGCAGCCAGCCTCCCAAAACACCATTCGAGACTATGCCATCTGGTGGGATGAGGAAGTGTTGGATCCGGGTGGGGACGATTACATCGACGCGAACCAATACTTCCATGGTCCGTCCGATAGTCCGGTAAGTTCTTTGACCGGGGGGAGAGATTCGGAACTGAACGGCGGTCCTCCGGGTTGGACAATTTCCGGGGATGCTCGATTTCACAACACTGATTACTTCGCTGACGAAGCCGGGCACTCTTCCACATTCGCAATGGACTCCTCATACATCCCAATCTTCGCTCGTATGAAACCAGGTGATGGGGTTCCGGTTGCCGGTTTGCTTCTCGGTTGGAACTACGACGGTCACGAAGACTACAGTGGAGATCCTATCGGGACGAGTGTTCTGACCCGTCTTCAGATGTCGTGGAAGTTCGGAAAGGTTGATAGAGTGTGGACCACCGTTCCCGGTAACAATGCGGAAGACACTGCCGTACTCCCAGGATTCAACAAGGTCACGTAGATGTTGGAACCTTGGGTTCCCGTACACTTGATTCCAGGTTACGACTCGTCTGGAGAACCGATTACTGACGAGACGGCAACCTGGATGTCAAAAGCGACCATTAGGACGGTTCGCCGGAACCTTGAGATCGTTATGGGGTTGGCTCGGGTGCTATTCACCGATGTCACCGATTCGTTCAAAGGCAGCCCCCTTCATCCTACCATTAACAACGGAATAGAAGGAGGATATGACGATTGTTGGTGGGATGCGCAGCCAATGCGGATAACTAACCGGACGGGAGAGGATGTCCCGGGCCAACCCTGTTTGAATCCTAACTTGACGACGTGTTCGGGTCTTGATTACGACGATAACCCGCAGGGATTGACCTACTTCGACAATGGATCTGGGACGTGCGGGTTCTATGATTCTCTGTCAGGAAACTGCTTCAACTGCTATACCTGCGAAGGAGATGTAGACGGAACCTACATCCCAAGTCCATTTCTGTTGAAGAAGAGTTATTTCACGCAACCTCGGGACGTCATCGAGCTTTTGTGTACCATCTATACAGAGGTTGGGGTCCCCGGATGGACTCCTATCGTTCCTAAGTGGAACATGGCAGGGGGTGTCATAGATCCGGGTGCTCCTCCGTTAACCATAAATCCGGTGTACGCATTACGAGTCAGTCATGTAGAGCAACTGCGAATAGTCATTGAGGCATTGGGAGACTTCGCGGAGGATCTATTTGACGGACTGGGTATGTGTACGCTAGTCCAATCTTTGGAAAGTGAAACTCTTCACGAAAGTGGAGCGCCTGTATGGACGAGGCAGGCATTGGCTTCCGAGGACTCGTTTGATGCGGAGGGATTGGCACATCTACGTCAAGCGTTGCAATCGGAGTTTCTAGCGGACGGGGCATCCATCGTCTCTGTGCGAACAGGATTGGACAACTGGTTGGTTTCGGACACCGGGACGATGGTTCCGGTGGATCTGCGTCAGGCATTGGACGATGCTGTTGAAATGGAAGCGGAGAATCCGGTTTCGTTGCGCCAGAAAACGGAAGACTTCGCAGTATCGTTAATGGACGGATCGAGTCTCGTCCACTTGAGGAACAAGACGTTAAACCAAGTGCTTCGCACGGGCCGGTCCTACGTTAATCTGGTGCAGGAACTGGGCTCGAAGGAAGTCTACAACGGGTCCAGTCCTGTCAGGTTGCTGGATATACTGGACGACGGCTTCATCGACTTTGACGGATACGGAGCGGCCACCATCGTGCAAGCGTTGGGTAGCGAGCAAGTCTTCGACGGGATAGCCCCGGCGACCCTCCGAAACAAGTTGGAGACGCAGTTTGAAGCCTTTGGTTCGGCTCTCACGGACCTTCGACAGCAACTACTCCCCCCGATAGACCTAGACGGGTTGGCGCCGGTGACTGTGCGTACAGGATTGGGTAGTGAACAGACGTTCAATGGGGCAGGACGTGTCGATTTGGTGCAGAAGTTGTTGGGGCAGGTAGAGATGGTCGCCCTCGCGGCAGCGAACTTAGTTCAGTCGCTAGACGAGGAGCAACTATGGGACGGGGAGGGAGCCACTAACCTACGCCAACAGGTAGCTGAAGCCGTTGTAATGTCAGCAGAGAGCTTTCTGAACCTGAGAGATCGGTGCGCCGGGCAGCAAACTTGGAATGCAAGGGCTGAGGCTCGTCTACGGGACGAATTGAAGGGAGTGGAGGATATTGACGGGTTAGGGATAGCGGACCTTCGGCAGAGTCTCCAGAACGTCATAGAGTACACCGGTTATGGTATAGGAAATTTGAGGCAGCGGCTAATGGTTCTCGGAACAACGGTCGAATTGCCTACCGATGCCGCCGTTTGGTTCAATGGCACCGATTTGATAGGTGATTGATGGCTGTCTTTTATGAACTTCGATGGGCTATGACGGGATTTCCCGATGCGTTCCTCGTATTCAGGTGGGAACAGTTGAACAGCACCTGGTACGTGATCGACGCATGGGACGGGGAACCAATCGAGCCTTTGGCATCCTTCCGGGTTCGCAACCCGTTTACTCTCAACATGCCCAATGGACATTGGTGGGAGTATCGAGGACTGGTGGATCCTAACGTAGCGGACCCCGAAGATCAAAGCATGGAGGATTACTACGCTTCCTTTCAATGGGGCTCGCACTATCAGGTTGTCCAATACTATCAATCCGTGGGGCAGTTTTCGCACTACACCCAATTGAACCCTACCGTAGATCCGTTATGGGGGACTCAGACTCCCTCCGATCATTTGATGAAGGTGCGCCGAAGGTACTACGACGGCATCCCTCAGGTTCGCACATTGACTTTGATGGATTCCGAGACCAATGCTATCGGCAAACTAGAAGTGACCAACAGTTTCTTCGGCAAGAGTTACCAGACAGCGATGGGTGACTGGCCCCTGTGTGAAAAGAGCGAAATGCTGGAAATTATAGGGGAGGACATTAAGCTCAACGCGGATGTTTGGATACGGGACATCTCCGGTAACATTCTGGTGTGGACATGATCTCGTTCAACTGTTACAAGTTCATTCTCATGTCTTCGGATGACTTGGAGGAAAGAATGACCCTCCAAGCTAGCGGAATCTATGACCGGTTTCTGTTGTCAACGTGTTCTGGTGCCGCTTTCGGGTTCCATCCGTACAATGTAGGGTTGAAATGGAACGGAACGAATTGGGTAACGGATGTCGAAACAATTTTTGCAGGCCCGATAAATGACTCGGTTGGTGTTGACACTCCCTCTGCCACGCTCGAAGAAGAGATAGTGGTTGTACTTGACGAGTTCTACATGGTTAACTCATCGGGCCAGAACAGAATACGCATCAGGTGGTTTCCTGTAGACCAACAAGTGCTTGAGGGATACTATTATGGGCTTGCAAGCAGTCCTATTGATGTAGTAGAATTCAAGTCAGTAAGTAGTTCTGTTGGCATGGTTTTCTCAGAAGGGGTAGTGACGACACATAACTCAATCGTAATAGGCGGTGACTATCATATCTACCCATTCCCGTCTTAGGAGGTGGAAATGGCCTGGCAACCGATTCCTACCACGCTCGAACTAGAGTCCCTTGAAAAAGCACTCACCATCGAACAGTTTCAGTCTTTACCAGATGCCAACGACAGAATCGGTTTCCGGGTTTACAACGAAGGTCAACTTGTAAGCAACATGACCTTCAAGGTCAAAGCCTCGGACGGACAGTGGCACGAGATGACCGGAGGGGAGTTCTGGACGACAAGGCCCGGAGAGTATCTTGTTCAGATGATCTCCGTGGACGATGCGAACAACACCCTCCAGGTCGTGAACAAGCAGATCAGAATCTGCAACTCCTTCCGGCGTTACATCATTCCTGACACGTACGTTTGCATCGACGTCAACAAGCCCTGGGGATACATCGGCAACGATCCGGTGATTCATGTTCTCAATGGGTACTATGATGAGGATTTGGACAAGGACGTTTTCGAGGATGTGATCCTGACGATGCTGCATCCCGAGGATCCAGGTGGGCGATCTGACGTAGGGATCTTCGTACACATTGACGGAAGCAATGGAGAGCTTCTGGACATCGACGGGAACACGGCAGGCAATTTGACGACCAACCGATACCAAGCCCTTCGGTTGCGTTTTGACATTTCTGACAGCGATCCGGGTTGGGATTATGATCCCGTGTCCGGCGACGAGTTCATGGACGTTGACGTTCATGCCGGAGTTGTGTTCGGTGACGAGGTTGACAAGTTCTTGATGATGAACGTCCCCCGAGACTTCAGGATTCGGGTATGGAAGAGTTTCGCAGCCAACCGAACCAGTTCCGACATGGCAATCATGCCGGATACGGACGTCAGGGCGTTGTTGGAAAGCATCCCGACCATCGAGCAATACCGTTTCCGTGGTCGTGTGCGCACGGTCGGTGCGGTCGGTACAGTTCAAGCGAGCAACCCGAGCCATGCGGATGGGCAGTGGGTGGACGTCACTTCCGTCACCGATTACTTGCTTTTCGCTCTCACGACGTATGACAACTACGCCATATCATACTCCAGCGGAACGTCGGTAGACATCAACGCCCACTCGAATGTCAATGCGTTCCTGGCTGCCGACATTCCGATGACGCAGCCTGTGGAAGCTATCGTCAATCAGGTTCATGCGTACCCTCCTTCGTTCGGTCCGGCTGAGTACCATTGGATGAGCATTCGGTTGGACAAGGATGCTCGTTACCTGCTTCATATCCTGCCGTTGGCAATCTCTCCGACCAACATTCCTGTAGTGAACGGGTTCCAGTCTTTGATTCCTCTCGACATCATGATCGAGGACACCGACGATCACGGTCACACCGACGATTACGACTTGGGTCCGATTTATTTGGGGTTCAAGGAAGAGTTTACCCAATGGAGTGTGTTCGATCCCGATACGTTTACATTCATTCCCAAGCGTCTGTTCGGTTCCAGGATGGGGAACCCGCTGAAGATGAACATTCCGTACCGTATGTGGTTGAGATGTCCGGGGAGTTCGAGCGCAGCCAACTCCACTCTTCAATTCAACGGAGTTGACTTTGTGACATTCAGTGTTACATCCTGCAACCTGAACGATACTTCTCAGACCAACTTCCTCCGAAACATTTCCAAGTGGGTCGCCCTCGGGAACTTCACTTACCTCATCAACGACTCCGATCCTACTGACACGTCAATGCACCGGGCGGCTTACATCACCGAAAACTTTCGTCAGTATGAACTCGATGTAGGAATGGCCGAATACGTTGATTCGTATGCCTTCACCGGGATCGAGAACCTCACCAATTCCAGTCTGTGTTGCGGATACCACCTTGCGGCGGGCAACTGGCAGGGAGCGGTAGACGACTGGATGGCGAAGATGAAGACGTTCATCATCGACGAGAGTAACTGGTGCAGTTGGTTGGAGGACGATGGAAGTCAGCGTCCCTCGCAGAACATCGAATCCCTTACCAACTACGGATTGGACTTGGGGCTCCCGTTCGGACTCCATACTGCGTACTACACGGGCTCCGCCCAGTTCGACGTGAACCGCAACGTCATCAGCTTCGTGTCCGTGTACTATTGGCTGAACTTGATGATGCGGCAGGACGGGTCCAGCCTCTCGCTTAATTACCCCGACGTGGGGGACGGCGTCACGAATGCGGAGAAGCTAGGCGGGACAATCTGCGTAGCGAAGAGTTGGGAGACTGAAGACGGGACGCCAGACGGCAATCCATACTATCGTTGCGTGTGGGTCGCGGTCGGAGATCCGAACATCCTCATCGAGGACGAGGGCCAGACCGACCTCGGTGCTGGAGTCTTGACAAACACAACTCCGTTGGAACTGAGCGACGCACAACTGAACATCAACTATGGAGATCCGGGGTACATTGACCTGTTGTATCTCCATGCGGGTCCGCTGTGGGTCGTGGAAACTTTTGTTGAGTTGGACACCACGTTCGGAGATATTGTCTGGTTCGATTTTGCGATCAACACGTACGCCGACTTTGGATATGGTGCGGACAAGACGGGCGACCGTCCTTACCTCATCACTCCTGACAAGCTGGTATCGTACGACCCGTTGGCTACGGATGAGAGAGTCATTTCCAATGCGGATTTCACATCGTCCGAGTCCTACGACAACAACCAAGTAATCCAGGGTCAGTTCTCTCAAACGGAGATCGGGTTCCTAGCGATGAAAGGGGCCGCACTGATCCATCGAGGGCACGCGATCCTAGCCAGAGACTCCAACGGGAACTTGGTACACGGTTTTGGCGCAAACTGAGGAGGAACGTCTATGCCAATCCAAACATACGGGGCCGACGACGGTACCAACGGGATCACCACCCGGATGCAGACTGTCTTGGGCAGGGCGAATTTCAAGGTAATGATGCCGGATACCATCTGGATTTGTGCGGGTCCTACGGTGTATCAACAGCCGTTTAACGGGACCGGGCCGAATGAGGTGGAGGGAGGTATCATTAACGGGATGGTAGCCCACTCCAGGACTCGGTGCTTGCCCGATAAGAAGCGCCCCGAGTATCCCAACAGGATGTACGCTCATTGTCGGTTTACTATCAACGCAGAGGTAATTCACGGCGCAGTGACTCGAAGGTTCCACCTGATAAACAAGGTTGAAAACTTCGACATTCCGTTGGACTCGGAGTCGGACGAAGTCAGAATCACCTACACTCTTGAGTACGATACCAACGACAAGACTCGGAACGGGTACGTAGGTTTCAACTACAAGGACCCGGTGTTCGAGATCACCGATCTCGACCGCATGATCGATTGGAAACAAGGTGCTCAGCAGATGAAGGTTGTTGACATTTCTGCTGATGCTACTCGCTTGAAGCTTCGCACGTTGACGGGAGAAGGCGAAGTAGCCAAGCTGATGGATGACATTGCTCTGGAGATCCCGGTTAGCCAGTTCGTAGCACAGATGACGGACAGGTGCTCTTCGATCACTACCGGGAAGGAACTTCGGAAGCGATGTGAGCATGTTCAGAAGTACAGCTACAGCCCTTGGAAGTGCCGGATTCGCAGTGTGTTTTGTGACGGATGGCGAAACGACTGCGCCAACTACAAACCGCTCAAGGGCTGCGAGATGTACATTGCCATGCAGAAATTCACCCGGAATGAAAGTATCATCGAGATGGACGACGACCAGGTGAAGTACCTCTTCGATCAGAAAGAGGGCTTGGGGTTGATTCCTTGGTCGGAGTGGCGAGGATCGTGGCTAGACTGGATGGCGCACCTTTGCAGCAAGTTGTCCGCTCTCCGCTCGGGAGTGTTCTACTACTGTCACAAGTTTGATACCGCACCATACGAGAACAACTGCCTGTCCTGCGCGGCCAGCTACAACTGGATGTTCTCTCAGTTGTTACTGGGAGACAAAGCGTTTTGGAGATACGTTCTTCCTTCGCAGTCCTTGGATCTGACGTACCACAGCAAACTCCAAACGGAGATCGTGCTCAAGTCAGAGGATGTTTGCGTGACGAACGCGAACGACCGGGGAGAAGCGATGGGAGAACCTGATAACTGGGCAGTGCATGGTCGGTTTGTCGATCCACAGGCTCCGAAATTGACGCCGGTGACCTACCTTCCCGAGGCGCTTCCAGAAGGACTGTACGAGGTTTGGTTGTACTGTAAGAACAGTTTGAAGTATCCCTTCGCCCTCATCTTCGAGAACGACAACAACTTCACCCAGGTAGACAAAATCTCGGCTGGGTACTCGGATCGCGTTGCGCTTGAGATTCCTCAAGCTGCCTCATACCAGTGGGTTCAGTTGCAGCAACGAAGGCCCGACAGATACGGAGTTTGGTTGGCTCCGTTCCAGCGGCTAACTTTCGGGTTGGCTCCTTTGGAGTTCTCGAAGACGATCACCGCCGATCAGTTTGCAGTAGGTGACGAGTTTGCCTTCAAAGCCGTTCATATCGAAAGGGTGAAGTAATGGCGACCTACAATTGGAGCATCAGCAACGTTGTTTACACTCAGTCGTCCTACGATTCTTCCAAGGACAGGGATTCTGGGACACTAGCATTCGATGTGAACTTCCCAGATGCTGACTTCTACGACCCCGTGAGTCCAACGATTCGCGGTGTTTGCATGGAGGGGGACAACGTACAACGGACCTGTACGGTAGTGAGCGACAACGTCAACGGGGCTACCCGGACCATTCGGTACTCAGTGCCCGTAGACTTCTCCAACAACATCGTCACCCTCCGAGAGTGGCGCACGGTGTTCTGGAAACGGCACGGATGGATCTTCCAGTGCTTGATGTCGGCCAAAGATGTCTGTCTCGACGTCAAGACGCACAAAGTTCCATCGGCAATCGACGCCAAGGGGGAGATGTACTTCGACATCCCAGCCGAGGACGATCTCTGGGAGGCGAATGCTTGGATGGGGTTCAGCTTCGCCACCGGAGGGGCTGTCATCGTACCGACCGACTTGAACACAGTTTACTGTGACGACCTGTACGAAGAGCGCGTGCTGGCGAACAGTGTGGGAGACCAATCCAATCCTCTGTACTCTCCATGGGAAGCTATCCGCCGCGCAGGATTGATCAGCAGGTACTACGATCACAAGGTCACGGTGGACGTCGCTCCCGGTGAGTATGAAGAGTTCTGGTTGATCCATTACATGCCTTGCAACGCTGATGTAGAGGTTCTTGGCGACGTGGACAGTCGTCCGAAGCTCTGGGTCAACGAGGACATGAACCAGATTACCCTGTGGATGGGGTACAGTCGGGGAAGCACAGCCAAGATCAATTACATCATCACTCCGTACGTGATCGAGACAAAGTTGGTTATGAAGGATCTCGACATCACCGGGGTTCAGTTCTATGGCAACCTTTCGCACCTGGAGTATCAACGATGCTCCTTCAGTCTGTGCGAGATCAAGCCTCATGTCAATGCCGTGTACAGAATGTTGGACTGCGAGACGAGCGGAACAGAGATCGATCAACAGATCCCATTCAGCCCGGACTTCCGTTGGAGAGTCAAGGACTACTACTCAAGCGATCCGCCATCGTCCTTTATCTCCAAGACTTTCGTCAGCGATATGTGGATCAGTTTCGGTTACTGGAAACCCTTGGACATAGCTACATTGGCGGACTACGTACTCCCGACCGGTATCACCAAGTTGCAGGTGCAAAACTACACTGACGACAATCGACCCATCGGCGGTGGCGGCAAGACGTGGATCTATACGGGGCAGAACCTCGACACGACTAAGATTGAAGCGTACTCTGACGTACATGATGCTGTGTTCCACAATACGATTACGAGCGACTGGGACACCTACGACCTGGTCGTCGATGTCAAACGCAATCATTTCCGCGACAACAGCACGCAAAGGTACCAAGCCGGTTACGGTTCCTTGTACTACATGAACAACCGATACTCGTCCAACACGGTGTACTTGACCACCTCACTGCGGAACTGTATCGTCACCAACAACACCGGCGACTACCATATCGGTATCTGGAGACTGTGTAGTTCCTGGGCGATTCCTGAGACTGCTCTTGGATCTGGTGTGCTGCCCTACACGGTAGACCATCCTGACAAGCTCGTAGCGGAAGCTCGGTGGAGCATGGTTCCGTTGGACTTCGAGCACATTTGGGTTACCCAAGAGATGTTGATAGAGACAGCCGAATTCAAGGGTAACATCAACCTAGCGGCTAATGGCAATCCTGGTTACGACTACAAGTCGTTCACCGGTTACGGGCATTGGTTGTACAACAACACTCTCATGAAGACACTGCAAGACGAATATGGGTTGACAAGCGCGGAGGTAGCCGGAATCGGTGGGCAGGGTGAATCTTATCCCCAGTGTGACGAAGACTACCCGGATTTGGACATTGAAGGGTGCTCTCAGTTCGATCCCACTGAGTTCTATGACCTGTATACATTGCGCCCACTTCCGACCAGTGGTTATATCAACGCCGGTCCAGCCGATGCTGCTTACAATGATTTGGACGGAACGAGGAACGACCAAGGGCATCTCGGTGGACCGGAAGCTAACTCCAGTTTGGTTGCTCGTATCAGATGGGTAGACTCGTTCGTCCCCGTGAACTACACCAAAATCTACACCGGGATGACATTAAATCTGAGCGGAATCCAATCTAGTTGGTCCGCGGCCATTACTCCTACGTTCACATGGAGTGCTACATTGGATGCTGGGGGCGGTCCGAACCCGTGGGTTCCTACCGCAGGATGGACTGACAACGGCACATTCGACGGCATGGAGCAAGAGGTTCTGCTGGATGGCGGTGACGGGACATATGAGTTCACGCTTGACATTTACGATCCCATTGCCGATGCACATGACATCGAGACGCAGACGTTCATCGTCACTGCTACACGAAAGTTTCAAGTAGACACTCGCATGTCATTCACCGGTAATGTTCTCCCGTTTGACGAGATCGCGCCGGACGTCAGCAACTGGATCTTCACGGACAACACGCTGATCGATGTAAACCGAGAGTACGACAGCGGCGATGTTCATAGCCTCAAATTCGAGGGTGTGTCGGCTGACGTAGTAGAGTCTCAGTTTGCCGCCCATCGGTATCTCTCCCTCACAGCCAACACTCGGTACTATCTCAAGCTCAACGTAGCGAAGGCCGCCACTGATAAGCGCCAAAACAGCAACATTTTCTACTACGTGTACATCGTGGACGGCAGTGGAAACATGCTGTTCAGCGATACTGCGAAGATCAACGCAGCTAACCAAATCACTACCCACAATTTCGAGGACTCTTGCACATATGGTGTAGCGTCCTGCTACTTCCGTACGGGGAACAACGGCAACATCACGATTTACATCATCAGTTACAACGACTGGGGGAATCCTCGGTACACCACGCAGCTTCGCTGGATGTACATCGCAGAAGCCGACCAGGAACTTGCCGGGATCTATCAGGATCTTCGCCTTGCCATTCGACACTCCAAACCCAACGACGAAATCCAAGTCGCCGATTGCTACGTGGACGTTCCGTTGCGGGTGGCCGGCAGAAACATCTGTTTCAATATCTCGGGAGGCTGGGACGCGACCAGTTACGACGACACTACTCCCGGTGATGAGCAATACACCGTACAGAACTGGCTTACCTATCCAACCTACATGAATTACCTCCGGTTCGCGTGGTTTACTCGTCAGCGAGATTGGGCATACAACGCAATGAGTTTCTTCATGACGGTGTACTTCCCGTCTAAGGTCGAAGGGTTCCACATCGAGAATACCGCGCCCGAGCTACCGAATGCTTGGGGCTATCACGGGATCAACTTTGAGGGGATTCTCCACGCGGATGTGACATTCAAGGACATGCAAATCACGGGGATCTTCTCGGCAGGGGAGATCAAGGCATACAGTGATTCCTTGCTTAACAAAGACGTTACGTTAGAATTCGACAACGTCAACGTCACCGATTGCATCCAGGGACTTACAATCAGGACGGAACACATCGACCTGGATATTCATGACTGCGACTTCGATAGGGTCATGGCCGGTTCGTTGATCCTGTCCTGTAGGAGGAGTTCATTCTTCAGGCGCTTCGTGCGGATATGGAACAACGACTTTACTGACTGTGCGGTGCCCGATAAGATTCAGGCGCAGGCGATGACTAGGGATCAAGCCTTCTACCGAAGGTTCCCCAGCTTGTCAGCGTTTGCTGTGGGATACCGGACTCAATGGGGAGACTACGAGTACCGTCCATATTGGAGGCTGCCGTACGACCCCGCAATCGCCCCGGTTCTTATCGCACAGGGGACGATGAATCGAGTTGGTGTCGAATGGGCGGATTTGGAGGGCTGGAACAATAACTGGAACAGCACCGATCCGGCATTTGAACCCATCTTCTGCGTAGCTTACATGAGCCAAGACTGGGCTACCCCCGTCCCGCTGCCGGTCAACGCTCACCACGAGTGGCATGACAATACGGCTACCGCAGGCAAGTCTTTCATCGGTACGATGAACGGGTGGATCGCCATCTACTTCTTCACCGGTTACGAGAACGTTCCTGGTCGGCAGAAACCCGACCCGAACGATTGGAACCCGATGGAGCATCTTACCGTTACCGGAGTCAATCTGCCAACACTGTCGGACTACGCGGCAATCAAGGCACATGCTCAAGGAGGGTACGCTCAAGCGGGATACGATGGACCGACTGGAGGGAATGCAAACAGTCGTCAGAGCTTTTTGGTGTACAACAACACCTTGAGCAACATGCGGGCCATTGTAGAGCACACGGCAGGCAACGGGACACTCCAATTCGGTTGGGATTCTGGGCAAGCCAGTGATCCCCTCGCGATCATGGGAGGACACGTTGTAGCGATCATGGACAACGATTGCACGGATGTGGAAGTTGCCCAATACTTCCACGCTTTCACCGCGGTCACTCCTGCCCTGTATGACCGGTACAAAGACTGGCAGCGGGTTGAGAACAATGGGGTGGACTATAAGGAAGTCTGTTACTGCTTGAATTGGTATCCGTCCAACCCCGAGGTCCGTGAGGATATGACTTATTGGTCGTACGTCGCGGGCAAGGTCCCGTTTCAGCAATTGGCCTACTTCCCGAAGGTCATCCTTCCATAAGGAGAGAACCCGATGAGCGAACTCTATGATCCCACAACGATCAACCAACCGGATACGTTGGCAAAGTACGTCCGGTTGGAATCGTTGGAAGTGGTTTGTTCCGAACGACTGGAAGTGGAGAGGACCAAGGAACTCGGTTCAGCGGTGTTTGACAAGGGAACGCAATATACGCTGGACCTGTACGCCTTGATGGGCGGCCAATCCAAAGATGTGTACTACCACCCGGACTCCGGGGTGTCGTTGACGAAAGATCAGTTCAACCAACACTTCGGGACTGCTGAGGAACAGGAGGAGAAGAAATGGCAGTAAACGTTCACTACATCGAAGTGCCAGAGGCCGACTTCAAGGTCGTCGTTCCCCTGTTCCTGGGTACTACTCCGTGGACATGGGAGGATAGCTCGGGTGACGCTTTGCTCACCATATGGGCTCCCGGTTCTGGTGAGCAGGGAGTCGGTGGATACAGCATAGCGGCAATCAACAGTACGGGGGCTCACGAGTTGACGGTTCCGTTGACCGGACTTCCCGGCAGTCTTGATCGGTTCACTCTGTGGCTAACTAGTCCGACCAACAAGTTCGATGCTCAGCAGGTCAATGTCAAGTTCGTGGACAACGACAAGGACAAAATCTACGCTGACATCATGGCGAAGTTGGGTACGGATACCGATACGATTGATGGGAAGATCGACGATACCATCACAAGTCTCTTGCAAGTGCTCACCCTTACCGAGTATAATCAAGAGCGTACGATAAACTGGGATTCCAACGGAACGTACGTCGAGTCCATTGATATCGCGATGGTTGCCGATGACGCCGCCCCGGACTTCTCCAACCCGGACAAGCGGATGAGGATTGAGTACACTCGTGACGGGAACAACAAGGTCACGGTTGTAACAATCAAGGAGGTGGTCATCTAATGCCGATGCCGTCATACACCCCAGATGGGGATACGGTACACGTCAATAAGCTACCTGACGTGTACGATGTAGGAACGGTCACTTTGCTGCCCCCTCATGGGTGCGTGGAAGCCGACATCACCTCGGCTCGTTTCTTGGTATTCGAGGAGAGGGTCATCGTCTCCTACATCCAAGAGGAGTGAGCTATGTACTCGATCCTATTCCAGGATATTACCCTGGCTCTGACAGGAGATCCAGGGTATGATCCGTTACTGGCAGATACCCTCGGAGGGGTACTGTTGGGATATGTCCCCTATGTTGGGTATTCCGAGTATGATGCAAACATTGACACGTACCTTCATAACCAGCTAAGGGAAATCATCGAAAGGTGGTTCAGCCGGAAGGATGTTTTCTTGTGTGAAGTCTTGCCGGTGGCAGAGTTCCCTCTGAGTGTGATCTACACGGACCCGGATATTCCGGGTTCTCCGGTGGATATGTATGAAGGTATCGTTCCCATGCAGGTCTTGTTTCCTCCTCTCCCTGCCACGGTTTTGTCTGACATTGTCATCGACGTTGCCGACCATAACATCTCGGCGTTCAAGAACTTGGAGTTCACGTACTGGTCGGAGACAGAGTTCGAGCTTACTTGGAGTTTCGAGTACACGGATGACACAAAGGAAAGTGCCACATTCACCACGGAAGTGTCTGTGGATCCCGATGATTGGAAGAAGGGGTTGGTAGACACCCCATATTCTGTCAAGCGGTTGGACAAGGTTCGGGTAGGAGTGCGAGACGTGCCGACATCCAATCTTACCATCGTCATCGGTCGGATCAGTATGCTCTATGACAAGAGCCCCATCCCGCCGCCGATATTCAAGTCCGGTACGTAGGAGGCACGAATGAAGGCATATCTGAGCAAACTCCTACATAGGCTGGTTGATCACGCGGACATTCCGGGTGTCAAGGATCACGAAGCCGTCCACCAGGTGCTCTTTGACAGCGTGTACGCAGCATCGGGTCACGATCATGCCGGGGTGTACTCTCTGAGCAGTCATAACCATCTCGGGGTGTACTCGTTGATTACGCATGATCATGATGCGGATTACGAACCCCTCGGCACGTTGCACGATGGTCGATACTTCCAGAAGACGGAGTTCATTGACGAAAGTGGGGGTGTCGGGGATGCTGGAAAGCCCATCCTGTTGGGATCTGACGGGAAGATGTCACCCTCGATCTTTGCGATGGGTCGTGCGGGGGTCGTAGGAAACTTCCACAGCGGCGGTCCCGAGGTTGCCGTAGAAGCAGATCAACGGGTCGCTATCCTAATCCAACGTGCCTTTACTATCGACGCGCTACGCATTGTAACTGATCAATCGACCAATCTGCAAATCGACCTTTGGTGGGAACCGAACCCGGCCAATGGACCTCCCGACGGTACTGATACAATCACGAACGGTAATGAGCCCGCGATGGTGTCCGCTAACTATTTGTTCATGGATACTTTTACCGGGTGGACCGAGACAGTCTTGACAGCAAATGGGATCTTGACCATTAACATCGACGCCAATACGGTCGCTCGCTACATCCAAGTTCAGCTAACGGGCGAGCCTGCTTAGGAGTGTTGACATGGAATATGTGTATTCCTACGCGCCTGTGAGGGAAGAGAAGGGAGTCACTATCTTCTCTGTGACCGCGTATGGTCAGACACGGGAGTTCAGGGCGAACGGTCCCCTGCCGGTCATCGAGGTAGCTGAAAGGATCGCCCGAGAGTTGTTCGTCGAGATCAACAAGGTTCCGAGAGAGACGATTTCTGTGTCAATCTTGGAGAAGGAATTGATCCATAGTCACAGGAAACAGGTAAAGTTTTTTGTTGACAAAGCCGAAGAATACGACACCGAAGAGGGATTGTTGGAGGCTTTGTCAGAGGAGTTCGGGACGCTGCTGAGCAATCCAGCAGAGATGATTGCTGTGTACTGCGCGTTCCTTCACTCCAAGGGATTCATCCCGTCTGCGGATTTTGACAGTCTTCGGGACTTCGTCATTGCCAATCCTTCTTTGGCCGTCGAACTGTAGGAGAGTGATACATGGCTGACATCATCGTAAACGAGACCAGCGGTAGCAAGTCTGTCTCAGAGCTTACCATCACCGGGGCAGACAACGTCATCGTCTATGGAGGGACGGAGGCGAACCCTATCACTCTGACGGTCGATGAAGACTTCGAGTGCATGAACTTGACGTTGGGTAACAACACCTCTGCCGATGATGGTCAGCTGCCGGGTAAGCTGTTGATCGTGGATGATGTATCTAACTGTCGTCGCATTGTCATTCACGGGTACTTCTATCAGGGCGAGCGTACTTGGGTAAGTTCTCCTGGAGCCGGTCACGAGTGCTCGGAGGTTTCCCAAGGAAAGTACAGCATTCCAGATGATGTCTACGGACTCAAGGTAGAAACTGCGGTGTCTTCCGGGGTGTATGAAGAGTTTGGATTTGTTGGCAACGTGGACGTGGAGAACGAGCATACGTACTCCAACACCGAGGAGTTCGTGGCCTGGCCGGACGTAGGGAACGTTCAGAAAGTACCCATCGGAGGGTTGACCGGAAAAGACGGGCTCGGGATACAGACGGCTAACCACGTGGTCGATCTCTACAACAGCAGCCAGTCTCATACGATGCCCACCGATAACTCCTGGCCGGTGACACATTATGAATACGCATACACCGGGGGAGTTCCGTACTGTCCAAACGTTCAGGCTGACCTCGGTTGCTTTGAGATGGGTACTCGACAGCAAAGAGTGTACTCCAACGGAATCTCCGAATTGACTGTGAGTGGTGATTACAGCATTTCTGAGGACGGAAAGTTCCATTCTTACAAGTCTTGGGCTCAGTTCACTCTGAACGGGGCCATCTCCGATACCGATACCAGCCTTGTCGTGGACGAAGATATTTCAGGAATGCCTGATTCTGGCTATATCTGCATCGACGACGAGTTGATCATGTACGGGGCGAAGGACAACGGTACCAAGACGTTTTCCTCCCTGTCCCGAGGGGAGCACGTCACGATCGCAGCCGCGCACAGTGACGAGGCTGTTGTCAACGAGGGCGGGTTCATCTACTACCACAACATGAGGAACAAGTATTGGTGGTTGGGCGGGACCAGAGGTTCGTTGACAGCCGAGTTTGGAAAGACGAACTACCTCACAACGCCCACAGCGGGAGGGTTCCGATATCAAGCCTACGTGGGCACCGGTAGGAAAGTCAAGTGCGCCAGCATTCATTTCTTGTCGCACATGGATACGTCGAACCAGCGGCATTGGTACTTGCGGGGACGTTGGACGGCTACGTGGACTGAGATCGGTGTTTACTACCCGACCTTTGGTTCTACTGCGGTCTACGCCAACCTGTACCTCTACACCGACAAGGAACAGATCGGAGCCAAGGAGTTCACAAACTGTTCCATTGTGTGGCCTGTGCTCTACTTTAGTGGGAACAAGTACGATGTTGGAGACAAGGTGGGGTATCCGAACGGGAAAGTCAAGTTCATTGACTGCTACCTCCTGTCATACTATGGCGGGACCACCGCTGACGGCTCTGACATCTACTTTGAAAACGGACTTTACATGGGCTTCCAAGATTTGAGGATGGAGTGGTGCCATGTGGAGTACAAAGGCGAAATCTACGCTTGGATGTTCCCGATCATCGACTTGGGAGGGCAGGAGTTCACTCATAATATCTACGTCCATGTCGGTACCAAGATGCACTGCGTCCAAACGTACAACCGATTCGAAGCTGACGGCAGCAACTTTGACATACACTACCCTGGCGATGTAATCAATCTCAGCGAGCTGGAGATTTATCATACCGCGAGAGCGAATGCGGATGCTTGGTCTCAGACTTATCCCTATGACTTCCCGAAAACGGTGTGGTCGTGGGGTTACCAGTCTAATTTTGGGTTCGGGGAGGTAGATAACCAAGGCAAGCCTGCAACGGGGGGTGCTGTTCAGCTCCCTGATACGATCTACTTGTTCTGTACCCAGATTGAGTTCTTCCCTTATGGAGCGTACGATCCGCCAGCCCAAGCCGGGGCTTCTCCTAGTCCTACTGTTTGGCAGGGGAACTCTCCGGTGATTACTTTGTGGCATTCCATGTGGTCCTCTTTCACTGGCTATGCTTTTTACACCGTGCCCAAGAGCGGGCGATACAATCCCTGCGTGGACATTCCGTTCATCTACATAGGTGGTAATATCCTGCAACGGGTGAACGGGTTCTACGTCAACAGAGGCGATGATGCAACAGGTCCGTATGGAGAAGGTCCGGCTGGATATGCCCCCGGTGTTTTGGACATAGGTGTCCCGATCTATGTGAACGGGATCAGTTCCATAGTGAACTGGCAGGATTCTTCATATCAATATCTGATCATAGACTCGATGTTCGATCTCATTGTTGGTTCTCGTAGCGGGACCACCGGCGCAGACCTCCCGTGTTACGAGTTGACCACGAGCGGGCTCCAGCACGGGATAATTGACTACGACGAATTCGACATGACGAACATCACCACAGCTTGGTCTTCTAGGATTCCATACTATGGTTGGTACTACGAAAGTGGAGAATTTCATCAGAACCGGTACAGTTCTACCGTGATTGAAACTTACCCGATCCCGGCTTTCAGATCTACACCTGGACTGAAGAGAAGGTATGCAGGTCAATACTGGTGGCCTTTCTCGATTCCTGTCGATGGAGCTGGCGAGGTGACAGTCTCCTTCGATATGTTTGGTTCGGAGACCA